TTTTCATCTAGGCTTTCTAAATGATGTTTGCCAATAAATGATTGATAAGTATCACATTCAAACTTCTCAAAGATAACTTCAACTTTTCCACTATTACTTACCAGCACATCACCCTTCTTCCAAGCGAACTTGCGCCAATCACGCATTTCCTTTGATGGAAAAACGACACATTCTCCATCATCATACAATTTGCCATTTTTATCAAGATACCCTTCTCCACCATTCATAAAACCAAACTTTGAATTATAGAAGGATATTTTGAAACTTTTATCATCTACTTCTTCTAAATTGCATTTACCACAAGCTGAAGAATACAACTTAGTTCCTTGTGGCTTATCCTTAAGGATTTCCACTATATCAATCTTTTCTGCCATAATTTGAAATTTTAAATGTAATTAGTTGTACCACACATCATTTGGCATAAGAGCCAATTTCCATCCATACTCTAGTTCGTACCTTAATATTTTAAGGTCGTTACTCATTACAGACGAAAGACCTACAAACTTATTTTCGTACTCCATAGTCAAAAATTAGTTTCCATACTTATAACGCAAATAATTAGCTTCAGAGCCAAAATAAAGCTCTGTGTCGCTCATATTTGCCTCCATCAAGTCATTCTCTACATCTTTATAAGAAGGCACGCAATCCTTAACTCTTTGGCAGAACAAAGGATATTTTGAAGAAACGTCTTCTCCGTCTTCATCATAGATATTAATCTTATCTACATTGTAATATGGATAAGAAGAAACGTTTCCATTTGAATGAATAACCTTTCTACTCTTAACAGACACCACGATTTCAGCAGGTTTGTTAATAGCATCAAACTCGCAAGTAAAATCATCAAGTTGCGCCTCAAAAGCCGCATCATTAAACTTTTCAGATAAGTTTTCAAAAAACTTTTTCATTTTCTTATTACAGTTTTTAAGGTGTGTCTCACCATTTTTAATTAGTAACCTTTATTTCTTAATTACGATGCAAAGATACAAAGAATTATTGAAATATGCAAGTTATTTAATGTATTTCTTTTGTCTTTTAATACTCTATAATAATATAAACAAATAATTTGCTGACGTTAACACAAAAATCCCCACCACTACATTATTATATATAGTGATAGGGTAAACCCAAAAGGGTATTTTGCCTTTGGGCTATTTTTCTTCCTTATTTACGATTTCAACGAAATCGCCAATACCCAAACGAGCATTGTTGATGCAAGACGCAATCCAACCCATCAGGTAGGCAGAAGGCTCGCCGCCGTGTTCCAAGTCAGTATATTCCTCGATGGCATCGCAGACGTGAGAAGCTTCATGGCAGCAATAGTTCATCGACATAACCTTCTGACACGGAAACGATACAAGAACACCGCGCTTTCTGTCGCTCTTTCTGACAGCATCGGAATACGTAACGCCACCGTAATCTCTATCAGGAGCATTGCACCCGTCAAAGCAGGATTCTATCAGCTCTTTCAAGTCTTTACCAATGTGTACCCAAAGTTTCAAAGGGTAGATTCCGTTTTCGTATTCGTAATATCCTTTTTTCTTCATACCTCATCGTTTTTATGTTTATCCCATCCACGCCTCGAAAAAGCATACCAAGTATCACAAATATCAAGAGCGAGAATGTAGCCTTGGTCAATACAAAAATCGCTATCAAAGCCTTCGATATGAACATACATCAATGCTATAGTATCATAAGGAACGCTACGACCTTCAAGGCAAGGATTTTTAAAATTCTTAGTCTTGTATAAACTTGTAACAATTGGCACTTGAAGAACGTCTGAAATATTCTCAGTGCTAATCTCTATCGACTTCTTAAACTTCTTCATATTCCCTATTATTTAAATTTCTCAAAGTAGAACTCAATTTGTCTATCAAAGTGCTCTTCGATTAAACCATAAGCAAGCGACATCTTTACTTGGAAAGAAGCCTTACCATTAAGCAATCCTTTAGCCTGTCTAGTAATCTCTGAGCGAAATTGTTCCAAACTCATATCACGCTTACGAAGATTACAAGACCTGCAAGATGGCATATAGTTCTCCATACAGTCATCGCCATGAAATACGACAAACCTTCCCTCCTTGTCGCTCCACCGAGAGTAACAACCTCGATTCTTCGGAACAAGATGGTCAACCTGCATATCCTTATACTCTATACTCTTACCGCAATAAGCACAATGCCCATCGTATTTGCGATATATTTTAAGTCTATCTTCTTTTTTCATAATCGTTAATTATGTAACCTACCAATATGCCACTTTGAGCAAACCTTGCATAAGTAAGTATGCCAACCGAGTGTCTTTAACTTCGGATTCTGGTTCAAAAATTCCCAAGCATCATCCTCGGTCTCATAAGCAACCTTCGCCTTCCAAGATTGACCTTTTCTAACCCAATGCTCAGAATCAGGATGCAAATGACAAGGAATACATTTATTTCTTTTCTTCATAACTTCTTCAGAAATTTAAGTTGAAACCCTTCTGCCTTTTTTATTCCTGGGTATAGTTCCGTTAGAACCTCCCACACTCTTGTCTTGTGCCGATGCCACATAGTTACCGGATGCACACGCTCACCACTTGGTAATACATAGAAATCTGCCTTAATGGTATCAATATGCTCATAGTTTGCAGCTTTATATATAGTTCCCTTGTTACCTATGGACGTATCGGCATAAGATATTAGGTACTTGATTTCCTTATGCGTTGCCCTAATATATTAGTGCAAGAGTGAAAGGCAAATTGTCTCGCTAAACTTTGGCATATCATCAGACAACCACATTCGGTCAAATTCCCTCACTTGATGGTAATCCAAGACCTCACCTTTTTCAGTCTTGATATGCGGTCGGATTCCATACCCAATTTGCATAGCACCACAAATCTTCCCTTTGTATGAAACCAAAAGATTCAAGCAACTATTCTTCGTTACCTTGTGTGAAAAGTGATGAGGAACTATGATTGCATCGGCTTGCGCCTTATCGCACTCCATTAGCTTTATTTCCTTTTCCTTGCACTCGTAACCGATAACAAATCCGCAGAAGCCTAGCACTGGAGACTTATTTAACTTTCTTCTTCTCATATCAATAATACCTCCAAAAATAACGTTTGAAATTGTCTAGCAAATGCTCTATACAACCTTTGATTTCGCCATCTCTTATGAATTGGTTGCAAAATTCTATCAATTCATTACGTACCAAACCACGTTTTAAGGCTTCATCCTTTACAGCTCTTATTAAAGCATCCGTTATCTCTTTATTCCCATTTCTTACAACTGGGTCACATTGAATAACCATACACATATCCATAATTCTAAAACAAACTTAATTGCCTACTCATGTTCTTTAATTCATTATTGGCAAAATCTACTTGTCGCTGGTCTATTTCGAAGCCTATATACTTTCTTTCAAGATTAACGCAAGCCCTTGCTGTTGTGCCACTCCCTATAAATGGGTCAAGAACAACATCACCAACATTTGTCGAGTTTCTGATTAATATCTCCATCAACTTCACTGGTTTTTCTGTCTGATTAATCAACCCATCCTTATCCTTGCGTTTGTTCGTAGGAATAGGAACACTTAGAAGGTCAGATGTGCCAAACTCATTGATAGGTTTACCACCACCTTTGCGAAGCATAATGATATACTCCTTTTGGTTCATATAATACGTTCCACACACCTTAGTGCATTTATCCCATATTAAACACTTTGTGAAGTGAAACTCACTCCGTCCTATCTCATCTAGAAAGTGCATCAGATTATAGTCGTTACACATAAGATAGCAATGAGTCTTATCCTTTAGTACTCGATATAGTTCGTTGATATACTCCGAAATATCTATGTCATTACTCTTGAATATCTTACCTTTTCTAGTTTGAGAATCCGTCCAATATCCACTCATGCTACTGCGCCCACCTCTAGCTTGTACCGGATAAGCAACATCAGAGCATACTAGGTCTATACATTCATCGTCTAGCTGCTTTAGAAGCTTTCGGCAATCACCTTGATAAATTCTATTTAGCTCCATCATATCACCCACTAACTTTCATTACTAAATAAACTGTCTTGCTTTATCATTAATTCATTTTCTATTCTCTTGTTTGCTTTGTCGTAAAACTCTCTATTAGTTTCAAAACCAATAAAATTACGATTTTCTTGAATACACGCAATAGCCGTAGTTCCACTACCTATACAGCAATCTAGTACAATATCTCCTTTGCAGGAATGCTTGTTTATAATGCTTCTGAAAAGACTAACAGGCTTCTGGGTAGGATGAAATCTCCCCTTATCACAACAGATTGGAAAGCTATATACTCCATTGTCATATTCACTATTAAAGATAGGATTTTTACCTTTCACCCCACACACAGCGACCTCTCTTGCGTTTGTGAGATAGTTTGTCTTACTATTTATTGGAACAGGATTTGTTTTTATCCATTCTATAAATCTAATTTGTTTAAATCCGACTTTAATCATCGCATCCTTTACGACCCCAATCTTCCACAAATCATAGAAACAAACTATATATCCACCATCTTTCAAGCACCTGTAGGATTCTTTTATCATAGAGCCTATATCAAATGCTTCCTGTTTATCCCAGTCTCCAAAGTCGATAGATATGCGGAATCTATCAGTATCTTTACCAGTAGGAGCGGACTTTGCATAATTGGAATTCCTTGAAATTTCATATGGAGGGTCTGTGAGTATAAGCGAGACAGATTTGTCATCTATCTTGCTCATACCATCCAGACAATCAACTTGATAAATCTTATCTATCTCCAACATATCCAAACATATCTTTTTGATTAAACATTTCTTCTTTGATTCTTTTTTGTGCTACCTTGAAATATTCCCCGTCTAACTCAAATCCAAGGAAATTCCTGTTTGTACGCATACAAGCCAGAGCCGTACTTGCTGAACCCATAAAACCATCAAATACCAAATCTCCTTCGTCCGATGATTTCAAGATGCATTGCATAAGCAAGGGGATTGGTTTCTCATTCTGATGTACCAATTTATCAGATGGAACTCTATCAAAGTCCCATACGTCCTCCAAACGCTTTCCGTTTATGGTTCGTCTGCCTTTATTCAAGTACAGGATTGGCTCGTAACATTGACCATATTGCGCCTCTAAATCTCCAGCCGTATGGTTGTTCTTTCGCCAAATGAGCACATTCTTAATGGTAAACCCTGCGTTCCTCGCTTGTTGCATAAAAAAGTCCAAGGTCTTGGCTGAACAAAAGACGTAAGCAGCACTATCATCCTTTAAAATCCGGTAGCATTCGCTCATATAATCAATAATCAATTGCTCATTATCGTCATTGAGTATTTCCTTCGAAAAACGATGGTCATCTGCTCTCCATCCGGTCTTATAAGAGATACAATATGGTGGGTCAGTAACAATTAAGCTCACCCCCCCACTCTCTATTTGTTTCATTCCTTCTATGCAGTCGGAATTGTATATTCTATCAAATTCAAGCATATCAAATCTCTTTTATAGCGTTAACATAAGCTTCATGAGCCTCTTCTTGCGTACCAAAGCATCCGATATAAGTTTTCTTCTTACCTACTTGATACTGAGCTTGCCATTTTCTTACACTCTTATTCCAGGTCACGCCCAAGTATTCGGAAGAGGTTTTCTTTGCTATAGCAGAATAAATCACATTGTATCTTGCAGTGCAATACTCCAAGTTATCTACATCGTTATTCGTCTTGTCGAAATCCTTATGATTCACCATCGGCAACGCTTCTGGATTCTCCAAGAAAGCCTGAGCTACCAAACGATGGATATAAAACATCTTGCGCTTTCCGTTCTTGTAAAGCCATACCTTCAGATAACCTTTTGGTGTCTTGCAAGGTGCGATTTCCTTTAATTGAGACGTTCTCCCAATAGTAAAAACATGTCCAAGCTTGCTAACATAATACCTTTCGTAATTCTTTACAGGCTTAATATCACCAAGAAACCTTGTTATACATTTATCTTTCATTGTTACCTCCTTTTTCAAAGAAACTTGAATATATGGCTTGCGCCTCCTTTGTATCTAGCAAATCAATATCATTGTAAAACCTTTTGTACACAACGCACAGCCTTTCGTCATTTCCGGTTTCTCTTGCTTTAGCTATTTGCTGACAAGATTCCATTAAAAATGCACTAATCTTCTCGTAACTTCGCATTTGTGTCTTCTTTAGCATATCCATGCTTACAAAGGTTTTGTAGTGGATGATATGCTTTTCTTGCTCGTATTCTGTGAGTATAAGCCCTTCCGGAATAGCAAATACCACCCTTCTTGTCTTGTCATCACTATAGAGCTGAACTGCACCTGTAAACGATGTATATATCTTTTGCAATATCTTGGCAATCGGTAAGTCTTTTTTCAAAAACCTTTCAGCAAATCTCTTCAGAAAATGAACGCTCATGGCAAAACAATCCTCGCTATATCCCTCGTTTCTACTCATAGGAATATACTCGTTGGTTTCCTTCAGATAAATGAATACACCGGACACGAAAACACCGCCTTGTTTTACACCTACTACGATATAATAATCAGCATTTGGAGTAATAAGCTCATACGTCTTGGTTATTTGCCTTACGCTCTGCTTTCTCATTTCACGTTTAAGCTCATTAGCTTTTCGCATCTGAAACTCATAGATTCTAGCTTCATCTAAGTTTCGTACTCTACGTATCTCACCCGAAGTCATACTTGCTGTTATCATGCGCATTCCTCCTTTTTAATCTTTGACAACCAACAATCCCAGATTCTCGTAGCAACATTAGCCATCATAACTGGAGGAACACACATTCCGCAAGCAAACCAAGGCTTCATGCCATCGAAGTCATAATCTTCAGGAAATGTTGATGCTAAAATCGTATCATGCGCTGAAATATAGCTTGGATTATCAAAATACACAAGCCTATCTTCCATTGCTGATATAGTATTGCATACTTTATCCTTTTTAAGAAACATATTATTGAACATAGAAAGACGATTATCCATCCGCTTGACTATATCACCGATAGAATTGTCTTTCTCGTTTCTATGCTCCCAATACTTCATCACTCCTTTTGGAATCTGTCTTCCACTATAGTCCGAAAACTCATCCAAGACAATTTCTTTCTCGTTGAAGTCCATATCTATCTTAGGCACTCGCTCGAACAAATCCTTCTGAACCATAAACGGCTTGCAAAGGTCTTTGCGTAATCCTAGAAAGAACACCCTAGGTCGATTCTGAGGAACACCCATATTACGTGCATTAAGCAACCAATGCTGCAAGATATATCCGGCATTATCCATCTGCCTGTAAATCTCTTTCACGTACTCGATAGCTTCACCTTGCAACAAACCTTGGACATTTTCAAAAACCACTACCTTTGGTTGTAGTTCTTTAGCGAGGGCGATTGAGTAAAAAGCCAAATCGTCAAGCCTTTGTGCTTTCTGACCTTCTCGAAATACTTTTTCCTTTCCCCAAGCCTTTTGGCGGTCACCTGCAATACTGAATACCGAACATGGGAAACTAGCATCCAATATATCCAGATTATGCAACTCTTCTTTCATAATATGCCCCCCCATATTGATATTGGTAATCAACTCACGAATATCACAATTGAAAGCGTACTTGACATCGTGATTCTTCAAATACATCTTCATAACCTTTGGGTCTATCTCATTACAGGCTACAACATCGTAGCCAGCTAGTTTGTAACCAAAGGAACTTCCACCTCCACAACAAAAGCAAGACATCACCTTACCTTTGTCTTTTGTGAAATTAGCATCTTTTTTAGTCCATCTATAAGGGAACTTGTGCTCGTTTTTATACATTTATCTACCATAAAAAACAATCGTTAATAAAAACCGATGTATAAAAATAACCACAAGTAATATGGTTGTAAAAAGGGCATCTAACCCTTGAATTTAGATTCTGTTTTCTTCGGCAATGCGTCTTAAATAATCATCCGCTGCGTTATCGTCTATTTTTGACTTAAGAGACATTCCTGTGTTATATCCTATCATTAAGGACACATTCTTGCTCTTTTTCTTGTTCTTTCCATATCTCCAGCTAAAGACCTTTCCTAGCCAAGCTATACCTACAATACCATCTGATACAATTATTGTCGGCAACAAGACAAATACTTTATATATCATCGCTATCTAATTGAGAGTTAAAAATATATCTATTCTGATTCAACCAAAGCTCCACGTAGTCAGCCTTGATTTTCAGAAATTCTTCGTATGTGTAGCATTTCTGCTGCTTACCACCTTTGTTCCAATAATAGGCAACTCCTCCCAAAGAAAAGAAGTCTATCAAGTCCATTTCCTTTCGCTCCGGTTCTTCACGCTTTTTCTTTTGCCTATATCTACTTACAGCAAGCAATATGAGACAAACGCAAAGCAACATGGAAACAAGTATCTCGAATATTAACCTTACGTCTTGCATCTTATTTTAAACACAAAAACACGAAACTACCGATTGCAAAGTCAAAGGAATAGTGACTCGGACTGCCTTTCGGTATAGTCCATCGGGTTTCGTGTCTCTAATATCTTATCAATTTCTTAAATCGCCATTTTATCCTTTTTGTTCTGCGCTTGCAAAGATAAATAATATTTTTCCAACTTGCAAACGTTTTAATGCTTTTAATATATTATTTACATTATTTTAAACTTATCCTTTTTTGAAGTTCATTCCAAATTCTTCTTCCGTTACCTCATACATCACATCACCGTAAGCCACCCTCTGTTTATCTTTGGCCATCAGTAGCAAGTTTCTATAAGGTATTTCTCTCACAACTTCTTGGTAAGATAAATGCAGACTATCCATAAAAGATGCAATCTGACCTAAGAGCGTATCGTTACCTATGGTCGTGGTTTTGCTATCATCCTTGCCGCACTCTTCGCCAAAATTGATAGCGTCTGAAAATCCTTTATTGAAATTAGAGAATAAGCCGTTTGCAAGCCATTGACAATATCTTCTAGTGTCCCTTTTGACAATTCATCACTAATGGATTCATCGCCTTGTATGAACACAGATAACGCCTTGCAAGCGTCACCTAAATTCTTCAACATTCCTAAGGTTTCCCCTGGTGATTTACCTTCTTCAAAACGATCAAGGTATTTAGCCACCTTTACCAATTTTATAATAGTTGGCGGTGAAATATAATAACTCTTTCCATTCACCATTATTAATACGGAATCCTCCCCAAGAATAGCATCCGCAACTAATTTACTTGCCTTACTCATAGTTCTTAATATAAAAAAGGGAACGGCAGTAATACCATCCCCCTCTATCATTTGTCGTTTATACCTTATCCCTGTTCCACAACTGCAGAACCTTCCCATTGGTACTCGCCAGCCACACCATCGGTCTCACTTTCCATGGCAACGGCAGAAATACCCAAAGTGATATTCTTGTCCTGCTGGTCTCCCTTGGCTACGATAGCCGCATTTGAGAAAACGATGTAGTTTCCTGTCTTGGTCTGAGCAACAATACACTTGTTGATATTTGCCAAATCTTGGCTAGAAGACCAACCTACTGCGTCTGACTCCGTTGTGGTCGCTGCTCCGGTTGAATCGTACATCTTACCACCTTGAAGGTCAACCTTGTTCTTCCATGAGAAGACACCAATAGAGAATGTAATTGTCTTAGCACCCTCATCGGTCTTGTCACGATAGTAAACCTGTCCGTTCAGCTCGTTCTTGTACTCGGTAACACTAGGGTCATCCTGAGAATATCCCCATGTTCCCTCATGGCTGTTCAAGACCTCTGTTGCGGTTTTTAACCATGCTGCCAACTTAGCTGGTGTATTTGCCTCGGTAAGAGGAGCACCATACCAAATTCTCTTGATTCCAATAAATGGTTTCATCTTATCTTACGTTTAATGTTTCAAAATCAATAGTAATGTTTGCGTAATGACAACTCAACTTACTTTCTTGCTCTATGCCGTGGGAGCGGATAGAATAACGATACCATACATCCTCTGCTTTTCCGACATCATTGTCAGACAGGGTTTCAATAGCCTTCTTTAAAAGCTCGTTCAATTGAGGATTAGCCTCGCCCTCTATATCTTTGAGCAATATGTTTACCTCTATAGTACAATCGTTGAAATATGTCTTGTCTGCACTCATGCGCTTAGGAATGATTACTATCATGCCTTCATCAGGAATCTTCTCACCGACCATAGGTCTTTCCCCTTCAAGTCCACCCTTTTTCAGATGTCCTTTCAGTCTTCGTTCCATTCCCATAAGTTCCAAGTCGTCATAGATTACATGACCAGCATCTATTTCTGTTATCATCGCATATCTTCGAATTCTTTCTTGATATACTGAATACCCGAATCAATAACATCATATCCCCTAGAGGAAACATCAGACGCATATTCCGCTTTGTTGCCAATGGTTAAGGTGTGGTCATGTACTTTACTATAGTTAGACCTTCTGAGATTACCTGTGCGGTTTCGGTAGTTTCCGTTAGCCTTATCTAGCTCAACAGCAGTTTTACCTAACCTATCAAGAAATTCATCTACTTCCCTTTCTCCCTGCGCAAAGAAAGCGTCTATCTCATCCTTTATAACATCAGACATAGATACTCATATAACCAAGATAATTGCACTTAGGGGCATTATAGACCTTTCCACCTCCTCGGTAGCTTCCATCATCGGAATAGACCTTGACTTCATCACCTTCGGAAATCTGGCACTTGTCACAAACAATATGATATTTCGGTGTATATATGCTACCATTCTCGGTAGTGAAATGCTCGGTAGAGTTGTCATCGCACCGACAACGCCCCATTTCTTTCCATTCCTCAGAAGAGCCAATGACCTCGTTGTACTTGTTGACAACCTTATTCACGAACTTCTTCTTTAATATATGAGGGGAATATAACATAACCTAGACATTTACCAAATATCAGACTTATCCGTGATAGTGGAAAGCCCTAAAGCTGCCACCACTTCATTATCCGGAGCAACACCATATTTTCGGCAAAGCCACATATAGTATTGTCCTATCCTAGAGTAGTCCCAAGAGACAGAGAATCCATTTTCGTTCACATTGCTCATATATGGAGCAAGCATCAGTTCCTCGATTACGGAAATCATCGCCTTGCCTACAACCTGCGAATTATCAGACGTATATTCTTCGTCAAGGTCTATACCTGACGAAATATCTTCCAATTGAGCATCGGTAATATTCCAAGCACGCAACTTTTGCGAAATGTATTCTCTTATCTTCATGTGACATCCTTATTTCTGAGCCTGACTCATAGCCTCAGCGATTTTCTTTGCAGCCTCCTGCTCGCTCTTAGTCTTTTCGTCAAGTTCTTCTTCTACATTCTCCTTTTGGGAATTCTCTTCGGTTGACTCGGCAGCATCCTTTTTTGAGGTTTTCTCCTTTTTAGGCTTGCTCTCCTTTTTCTCCTTCAAGACTTCCTTCTTAGGTGTCTCTTCTGACTTCTTTTCTTCTTCCTTTACAGGATTTTCTTTTCCATCATTCAAGACTTCCTTTTTAGGAGTATCTTTAATTTCCTTATCGTCTTTTAGAGGTGCAGAATGGTTATCATCCTGCACCTCCAACATCTTGCAAAGCTTACGTTCGATAAGGGAGTTCATGCGTTCTTCGTCAAAGTCCAAGATTGCACCAACTTCATAGATGGTGTTAAAATGGAACTTATCACGGAACGGACTAATTACCTCACCTCTCATAAGCCTAACCTACCGCTTGTGTTGAGTCCAAAGAGTAGATGGCATCAACGTTATTCAAGATAGGAACAACCATTGCTTGTGAGCTGGTGAACTCACGGAGTGGGTCGTTAGTAGAATAACGACTAGCCAAGATATACTCATCGGCTGACTGATAAGTAACACCTGCAACTGGTCTTGTAGCTTCGGCTACGTTAGTCCAGAACAAATCACCCAAGTTGTCATAGCATGTAAAGGTCATGTGACCCTTAGCCCAAGGGTTGTGTGTTCCCTTCTTGCCGTTAATCTCGGTCTTGATTGTACGGGCTACACGTACCAAGTTGGTCTGCCACTTATTTCTAAAGATAGACGCAATCTGCTCAAAGCTCAAAATAGGAATATTGCTATCACTATTGATTGCGATGCCCTGATTGAAGGCAAACTGAGCACGAACCTGCTTGTTCTTGCCAAGCAACTTGATTGTGTAATCATCAAGATAACAAGTAGTGATGGTGTTTTGGTCGTCCATCGCCTTGTCGTAAACCAATTGAATGTCATCAAGTGGGGTTGCATCCTCTGCGTCCCAAGCCTTAGCACCGTGACCGAACTTGTTCTTCTCGGCAAAACCTACGTCAATTCGAATACCTGTACCACCGGAACGGGTTGCCAAAGCTACACCTGTTGACAACTCACTGAGGAACATATCTTCAATACGCTCGTAAACCGCCTGAATACAACGAGGAAGGTCTGCAAACAAGTTACGCAAAATCTGTGGCTGAGGCAAACGTTGCGCAATCATGTTATCCAAATCCTTGAGCTGCTTCTCTGTCATGTAAAGCTTCATACCAACCTTTGGGATTTGACCCTCAGCGGTTGAAACCTTATCACGGCTCTTCAATGGGAGTTCTGCATCCATTGATACAACGTCAGCAGCAACTCGTGTATATTCCGCAGTAATTGATGCCCAGCGTCCGTCCTGACTATATGTGTTAGTCAAGTGGTCTCGGTACATATAGGTCAATGCGGTCTGATTCTTGCCGTTCAACTTCTCTACAACACTTGCAACAAGCTGTGGGAAGTATTTATTGACCAACTGAAAATAAAGTGATTTTTCCATCTGTTATCCTCCTTTTTTTTAGTCTTTGTCCATAGTTGCATCAGACTCATCGAACTTGTTGGCATCCTCATCGCTAACCAAAGCAATCTTTGGCATAGCTGTAAGGAACGCATCCGGATAGTCTGCACCATTTGCAGCCTTAGCTGCTACCTTGTTTACTTGTCCAGCAGTCATAATTGCCGCTGGCTCACCGTTCAGAATGGAACGATAGAGAACTCCAGCATACTTGTAATGCTCCAATGGGTCACTGGCAGTACCCAAAGCCTTATAACTATCAGTTTCGATAGGCAATGGCTTGTAAGTTCCCTTACCATCTGTCACGATAACACGACCTGCGTAAAGAACTTCATCGTTTACGCCTGTCCAATCCAAAGCACGACCGCCCTTGATGTCGCCTTCCCATTTCTGGATAATGACGGAATCCTCACCAAAGACAATTTGCTTTTTCGTAGTCTTCAATTCCTGATTCATGTTTTTCAATTTTTAAAGTGACTGAACTAATGATGCGGCTACATTGTCAACGTCCTCCTTTGTTGGCTCACCCTCGCTAGCACGATAGCTGCCCCCGAATTGTGGTTGTTGCAACGCCTTGTAGTTGTTCGCTACCTTGGAGAGGTATGTTTCGATAGCTTCATCTGTAGCATCATCGCTCAGAGTGAAACCCTCGTTGATACGACTTTCGGGAATGCCCAACTCCTTAGCCTTTGATAAAATCTTCGCATCGTGGTCTGCCTTTGCCTTTGCCTTTGCAGCAGCCTCTTCCTTAGCCTTAGCCTCCTCAGCTTGCTTTTGGATAGTTTCTTGCAATTCCTTAATGGTCTTGCTTTGTGCCTCCATCTGTTCGTTGTAAGTCTTGGCTTGGTCTGTGTTCTTCTGATTCAAGGTCTTAATGAGTTCCTTGAACTCTTCACGTTCCTTGGTTCTTGCTTCCTCTGAAGCTTTCTTCTCTGCTGCTTGCTCTTCAAAGTACTTTTTGAGATAGTCCGGCATTTCGTTTTTCTTTGCCAATTCCTCCAAGCGTTTCTTTTCGGCTTCGTCAGCTTTCTTCTTAGCTTCTTCGTCAGCTTTCTTCTTAGCTTCTTCTTCAGCAGCCTTGCGTTCAGCATCTTCTTTAGCCTTCTGTGCCTCCTCGAACTTTTTCTTGGCATCGGTAACTCTGCGGTCATTGTCCTTTTGCAAGGACTCCAAAAAACTCTTTTGACTAGCAACCACTGTCTCGATGTTGTCATCAGTAACAAGCCCCATCTTGTCAAGCATTTCAGCATGTGCCTGAAGAACTTCATCACCTAACCCAAGAGACTTATACTCTTGTTTTAGTAACTGGAAAATTTTATCTTTCATTCTTTCGATATATTTGTTAAAACTAGTGCAAAGATAATACGAAAAGAACAATAAACACACTAATCCATTTGCAAGTATCTCACTTTTGCTTAAAAGTGAGTAATAACGGCATTTCCAAGCGATTTAAGGCTATTTTATCACATAAACGAATAATTAATAGCAACACAAAATAAAACACCTTATATAACAAAAAACGCCAAATATCCTCACGGACATCTGACGCTTGTCGAATTAAAAAGAACCTAAACATTAAAATATCTAAAAGTTTATGACATTTCTCATATAACCCAAATGATTCAAATTTGAATAGAACCGTCCATCACGCTCTATGAATTTACCGGACTTCAAAATCTCACCATTATGCAACATTGCAAACTTAGAACCATGAGCTGTCCATTTATTCATTTCTTTCATATGTTCATCAGAACCCCAACCATATTTCTTGATAGTAGGATAGATAAAACGCTCAAAGCAAATCTGACTATCCGTTTTATCATGCTCAGAGCAAATCGGGAGCACTCCATTATGTGCGAACCAATAACCTGCCTTGTAAAATGGATGGCAATTCTTGACACAGACAGAACCATGAGTAGCAAATCTAAAATGTATGATAACATTCTCATTTATATCTCGCTTCATCAATCTGCGGATAAATGTAGAGAAATGCAAGCTCTTGTAATGGTCAGACTCACTCGCAAAACCACAACCATCGGGATTTCTCTTATACGCTGCCTTCAGCTCATCTACAGATGGCAAAGCAACACCTTTCGGACATACAATAATAACACACATATCTTTACCCTTTCTTTTTTCTTAATAATACTTTGATTTCTTTGTGTCCTAGGGCTTTTACCCTAGGACTACATTAATTAATCATTATTGGCTGCAAATGCATCCTTACGACTCTGGAAGAAAGCCTTCTCTTCTTTATTCAAGAAAGGTATATCTTCGATATTCATAACCTCACTAGTGAAGACATTATTGCGAGACCAACCGACAAGCTTTGCACAGAACTTAACCCACATTTCAATCTTCTTGTAATTAGTTGAACCTTGATGCTGGCGAAACTCGATAGTCTTGTGACGTGTATAACTCTCAGCATTTACCTTGTAATATCTGTCTCCATGAAATACATTATTTCTAACATCGTAATTGTCGTGGCAATTAGAGAAATCCTTGTCCAGCAAGCTGGCTGCCCAATGGCAATTACCTCTTCTTGAAGGAGCCATGAAGCTATCAATCAATCTTTCAAGCTTCTGATAATTCTTGAAGACGTTAACATACTGCTCGCCTGTCAACTTAGCAGCACCAATATGAACGTGAAGACCACAAGTAGAATTTACTCTTGCACCTACGGCATCCAAAGACTTGATAGCCTACTTCAAAGTTGCCATACCATTTGTATTGCCATTCAATACCGGACTAACAACCTCGTTAGGGTCAACATCACCCCCAACTGAAGCATCACTAACAATCTTGAAATAACTCTTGTTGTCGGTGTGGTTATAGCCCTCAGAATGAATATCAACACCATTCTGACGACCTGCCTCTATCAAGGCATTGCGCTCGGCATGAACACATTCAATCTCAACACCGAATGTATAAACGAATCTCGTTGAAGTAGAACCGCTAGGTACACAGACCTTCAACATATCGGAGATTTCTTTCTCACGAAGACCGCAAGCTTTCAATGCAACAATCTTTTCGTTGCGAGGCATCTTTGACTTCTTGATTTCGTCAATAGTCTCAATTAATGACTTCTTTGAACTTGCGAATGAAAAACCAGTCTGCTTAGACATAATCAATTGTGCTAGTTGTTTCGGGTCTTATCCCTTGGTGTCGCTCTCACCTTTATGAGTGAAACTTGTCACTCGGCAAATCAACCAACTTATCTTGATTGACGATGCAAGATACGAATAAGTTTTGAAACATGCAAGTTTTTTAATGTTTTTCTTTCGTATTTTAACCTTTCATAACTGTTATGTGGGTTTTGTTAACATTTTCAGCTTTTATTTTACCTTATTATATATAAAAAGGCTTCGATGTTCACACACCAAAGCCTAAAAACTCTACTAACTAATTACCAATTTTTATCAACTATCTTTTTAAATCATCACCAATATCTTCTTCTACTCCCAAATCCGGCAATCGGTCATACGCTTTTTGGTCATCACCACCTTCAGACTTGACACCTAACAGGTAGCCATTCCGAAAAGCATAATACACCAACTTCTCCATATCTTTTGCAGTTGCATTATCTGTCAAATGCAGCGTGGCGTACAATCCCATCAAGAACTTCCGTACATCTTTTGGATATACCTTATTGTTCTTTTCTAAAGCGACTGCCATTCTTAACGGACATTTCATATTCTTCTCTTTTTTCGTTAAACTAAATGAAACACAAAAGAGAACAATTCCGCTTGCTTCCCTAGTTCATAAGCTTATTCACAACTTTATTCACTCCATCTGCTTCCTACGTTACCCGTTGACAGATGTCCGAGATTCCAACAGAACAAACATCACGGCTCTCTTCTTGTGTGTCATTGTGCCAACGGAAGGATTCGAACCTTCGACCCTAGGATTAAAAATCCTATGCTCTGCCACTGAGCTACGAAAGCGTAAAGGAATGGTTGGAGTTGCACCAACGCCCCCTTAGTTACCAATCCAAGTGCTCTACTTCTGAGCTACATTCCTCGTAATCTGACAAAGTTACTCGTGGTGCAAGGGAGATTCGAACTCACCGAACCCGCAATGGGAATAGATTTACAGTCTATCTTCTTTAACCGCTTGAATATCGCACCATTTATGGAACACATTCCTAATATCACTTTGTTGCCCCAAGCGGATTCGAACCACTAATGACAGAACCAAAACCTGTAGTGTTGCCATTACACCATAGGGCAAATTTGTACTGCATAAAGGATTCGAACCTTTGAATACCAGCGTGAAAAGCTGGCGACTTAACCACTTGTCTAATGCAGCGTTTAGGGATTCTCACCCTAATTAGAGTTTCCTTGTTATAGTCTAGCTGAGCTGGGTAATGTGTAAACCATGCCGTAAACTCCTAAGTCTTGACTTATTATGGTAGAAGCGACCTCTCAGAAGGCCATCTGTTTCAAACACGATGCAAAGATAAGCATTTTTTCTTATACTTGCAAGTGTTTTAGTGTTTATTTATATTCTTTTGATGAATTTCACATCACTTATCCTTGCGGAGAATACCACAAAGGGTATCTACAAGTTTCTTTGCGTCATCACCTTTGATTTCGATAACATTTGAAAATCCATCAGGAGCATCCTCGCCTTTCTGTTCCTTATCCAAACGCTTACGGAGAGCCAAATCTGGATTCTCTACCAAGATAGAGTCCAAAGCATAATTGCAAATGCGGCTTGCAAGTTCCTCGTTACCATTCGCATCACGCACAAACTCATTCTTTCCTTCAAGAATACCCATAATCTCATTGTACTCTTCAGCATTCTCACAATTTCGTGAGAGCATACCAATCACCTTGTAACGATCAATCTCAAAACTGACCTTTAATTTGTCTTTATTCATTTCTGTTTACTTGATTTATAAATTAATTAATTGCGTCTTATATTCCACATGCTTTCGGCAGGGCCAACCATAACATCAATATTTGCTCCTTGCTTATTTGCTACTGTTTCAATCCACTTAAGGTTGATAAACTGACCAGCGGAAAGGTTCATTTCTTCCATATATGCCTTATCTGCCTTTGCCTTTTGTCGCTCAGCCTTTTCTCTTGCTATCTGCACTTCATATTCACGTTCTTGTGTCTGCTTGGCTTGCACGACCTTTGCCGTGCGGTTCATTTCATTAAGCTGTTCCTTGTTTGGTGTAGCTTTACCGATGATAACCTCCTTTATGATGATAGGCATCTGCTTTTTCTTTGATAGAGCGTTCACATAGTCCTGCATCTGCTTGCGTATCTTGGTGTCAATCTGATTAAGCACTTGCCGATTCGACATCAAGTCAAATGGGGAATGCTGAGAAATATGGTCTCGAACCAGATTGCAGAAATAATTGTTGAGATTAGTATCAAACCATTTCTCACCATAATTCTGCAAAAGTATTGGGGACTTGCCTTGCTCAATCTGAGTAATGATTACAGTATGGAAGTCAAGTGGCGTGTTATCGTCACTAAACAAATCATCTAAGGTAATCTCGTGACGGACAGGAACAATCTTGAAGTAATAACCACTCGTTGACCACCAACACCAAGTGAGACCAGTCTGCACTGCTTGCTGTTCAACACCTCCATGCCCAATAAACCAAGGCTTCTTTACGATTACGGCTTCTTCGTCTGCATCAGGAGAAACCGAATGACAACTTGTAAGCGCACTCATGCCGAGTATCGCAATACAAAACATTAAGATAATTTTCTTCATTCTTAATTTGATTATTGTGTTATATTATACCAAAAATTCCTCTCATAATAAAGTTCTCCCTTTTTCTCATACCGGATAGCATCTGACTCTTCACATAGCTGACGAATACGCATATTCAAGCGTTTGTCCAGCTCTTCTTCAAACAAAAGAGACAACTCCTTCCAATTGTCAACAACAGGAGCAAACCAAGGATACTGCTCCTTCACAGCTTGTAGCTCATCCAAGGTTACGTGTCCGTATTCTACCATGTCATAGCATCTACGGAAGTCACTATTGTCTTTGGGAATATTCAAATCTTTCTTTCGTTTTACCCCCATCAATGCACTCCACATAGTCATTGAAGAGACACCTGTATCACAAGTGGCTATCCACTCTATCATTCTTTGCTTATTCATTTTCTTTTATATTAATCACGTTAAGTCGCTTTATTAGCTCTTCACATGCTTCTTTAGTTAAGATACAATTCTTGGAATCTTTAATGCCAGTAACTTTTTCACGAATAGCAGCATTCGTGTCGTACACTTCTTGTAGTTTTTTCTGAAACTCAATTACGTCTTCGTTGGTGAGTTTACCTTTCTTCTCAACAATCTTGTTTGTTATATCCTTATAAACACATTCGAGTTCAACATATAAACGAGCTTCTAACTTCATCATTATTGCGTGTACAAAAGTATCATAAAGTCTTTCCATCTTGTATTTCCTCCAAAAGTCTTTTGATTTCCTCGTTTTCTTTATTATCTATGCGAGCCTTTAAGATACTCTTGAATGCGGCATCCATTGCATCGTATCTACTGGAATATTCCTTACCATCCGTATGACACAAGCCTTCCTCTACACGCCATGATGTAGTTTGCCAACAGAACTTATCTTTCGAAATGTTTGCGACACAAATATAGTAACCGAAATGCTCTAAAAGCCAATCAAGCACCATATCATAGCTTGGAGCGGATATTGCCGGATGCTTACTATTCAACTTTAAGGCAGCAGAAAACTCAATATTGGATTTCTCCCACTCGGAATTGGAGTAAGCAATATAACTTCCGTAATGCTCACTATATTTACCACCCTTACGAATGCCACCCTTTGCTGTCCAAGGGCTGGCGTAAGCCCAAAATTCGGCTATCTTTTCATCGTAGCCAACCTCCTTCAGAAGCTTGGCTATCTCAAAGGGAACTACCTTTGGTTTTACCGTATGCCTATTTGTCATTTTTCACCCTTTCTAAACTGAACCCGATTCTGACTTATCTAATTCATCAATCGCCTGTCTAAGCAAAGGAAGTATCTTATCCAAATCATCGAAATTCGGTACGACTTCATTCACTCGCAAGATTGCTTGACCTAGCAAACTCTTAATCTTTTTTCTGTCCATTGCTCTCGGCTTGTTTCTCTAAGTCTTTTAAATCTACCTTCTCAAATCGAGGAACTGGCTTACCATCTACCTCAACATTACCAAAGAACATATCCTTTGGTCTCACCCAAACCTCATGTTGTCCGTACAACGCTTGATACGCTACCTTTACTTCTGAAGTCTCGCTATCAGTAACCTCACCAAGGTACTCATAGAATTTGCCCTTATAGTGTCGGTAAATCGGCTTACTTAATCCACCATGCAGCCAATCGGCTTTGCCGTTGATTTTCACGTACTCCCTTACCGCATCGCACTTACAGGACTTACTCAGCTCTTCTACCCAATCAAAGAAAGCTTGTTTGTCCTTGACCTCTTCACTTGATACCATGAAGAGATAAGTGCAAAGAAGCATCTTACCAGCATCGGTATCATATTTCTTATTCACCTCTTCAGCTAATTGCATCATAGGTGTATCTAAACGATAATTCCAACTCATAATCTATTCTTTTTTTCTTTTTAAATTTGCTAAATCCTCTTTCAATCGCTGATGGAAATTGTCTTCTCCATCATCACCTGAAAGAAGGTAGTCTATTCTTTGGGCATAAACCTGAGCTTTCTTCAGAAGTTCAACGCCCTTCTTAAATTCCTTGATAGTCTCTTTAGACAAGCCGTATTTGTTAGGCATCGTATGATGATGCTTTCTAACATACTTGTCTTCATCCTCCTCTAACCATCGGTCTTCGAGAAAACATCTTTCATCTTCCTCATCCAATGGATGACCATCAATATAATCTTCTATCTTTGTATATATGTCAGCAATCCTATACTGAGCATAATCAAAACGTCCACCACTCATAATCTTCCAACTACTGGAATTTGAACTTATTTCAGCACACTCAATCTTGCTTCTAGCTGTTGGATGATGTTATCTATTGTCTTACCCTTATAGTCAACAGCAATATCCTCCAACACTTTAATCTGAACCGCAATATTAATTCTATCTTTTATTAATGCCATAATCAAACTTGTTTCTTATGATGCCGTGCTTGCAAAGTTGTAATGCACAATATATACATAACCACCATACATCTTTCCAATAGTTACTTCAACGTAATCAAAGATGATGTCGCCATCCATCTTGTAAGAAACCAAAGGCCCAGTAGGGAATGCGTTGTGCTCTGTATAGTAACGATACACTTCTTGTGATAGTAACTGCTTGAATACATCAACCTCACCGTCCTTTGAAAAAACACCTTTAAACTCATCTTCATTGTCGATTGCAACAACTACTCCAAGTTCTTTTCTTACACATACACCTTCGTTTGTACCACTTTGCTCATTATACAAGACTGGTAATGTGTAAACACCTCTCGATTCTTCCATATACTTATTCTTAATTTGTATTTTATTTTATCCTTCCACTTTCTTACATTGAGCTAAGTCTATTGCATACGCCCAACGCTTAGGAACAAAAGACATCGTAGGCTCAAATCTATTTGCACGTTCAACACATACATCTTGCGTCCGGTAAATCAATCCGTCTGAGCCTTTTACCTGTAACTCAACTAGAATAGTGTGGTCTAGCATCGGGAACTTATCAATATCATGCCAGACTTCACCACCTTCAATGAAGGAAGGCTTAATATGATTAATCTTTTTTGCCATCACTTACCACATATAAAATGGTTTGACTTATATTCTCTAGTTATGGTCTCACGGCTAGCAAAGCACCATAAGTCCCTGGATTGTTCCTTATGCAACCTTGATGACTTAATATAATAGCCATTGTTGACATCATAATGCTTACGTACCATGATATTGTCATTTACCACTCCAACCTCATCATCCGTAATTACATAGAACATTCGACCATCGCTAAACGCTTTCAAGCCTTTGTACACTCCATTAGAAACAACCATCTTTTCATAGCCGTTCGTCTCCCAATTGGCACAATCCCAAATGGTTTCCAAATCATCATCATTCAGAAGATTATTATCAATAATAACCTTGCCGATAACCTTGAATTTGCCATCTTGCATCATTGCCTCAACGACAAATTCATCGGCAGCGTTGAAATCGCTAATCTCTATGGGTCTCATAATACTTGTGCTTAATATTCTCGTAAATCACTCTCTTTGCAGCCTTTGCTCTTCTGTTATTATCAGAAAAAACATCATCATACAAAGACATATCTTCACTCTCAAAAGCCACATGCTCACCTTTGTAGCAAGCATCAAAGCGGCATCCTTTTTCGGACTTAGCCGCAGTAAACTTTATCTTACCAAACTTAATCTGCATAAGCCCTATCCAAGAAAATAAATTAATGATACTATTTCAAGAGCAAATAAAAACGCTAACGCATTCTCAATTGTGAATACCTTTTTCATTGTTTCAATACAGTTTTACGTGTGTCTCACGCTCTAAATTTATATTGTAAGGGGATTTCATATCCCCTTTGTTGTTCTTACTTCAAAACTCGATAAGTTTTATCGAAATCATTAAAACTCTTCAAGTAACCTTTCTCAGTCAAAGAGTTTAAAATTTCTTTCAACTCATCCTTGGTATTATCCAAATCGAAATCATACAACTCAGCAAATGTAAAGTACTTGTTACCACCAATTACATCAGCCATCACTTCGATGTTGCCATAAACCATTGTCTCTTTCTTACTCAATCTAGTATTCATAACGAATCACAGTTTTTACGGTGTGTCTCACCTTTTAAAATTAGTAACCTTGTTTCTTAATTACAATGCAAAGATACAAAGAATTATCGAAATATGCAAATTGTTTAATGTATTTCTTTTATATTTTAACGCTTATTATATGTTTAGACGCAAAATTAACTTTCTGTAGCAGAAAAAGCCAAAGAATCCACCATTTCATTATACATATTACCTCTATGAGCCTTAACCCAATGGTATCTTATCACCTTGCCTTTCGCTACCTTATTATATATAGGCTGTAAGTCTCCTAACTTGCAAGCCTGTATTCTCTCTATAGCCACTTGGCAATCCACATATACATCAACAGAACACAAAGGAGGGCAATCACCCAATGCTTGAATGACCGCCCTTATTTCGGCTCTCACCGAATCGTTCGCTTTAGCTGTGATAAATGTATATTTCTCACTTTTGATAACCGCTCCCTTATGAAGCACAAGCCAACCGCAACCACACTTTTCTTTCTTGCTAGAACCATCGGCATACACCTCATAGCGTACACCTTTAGACTCATCAACAATCATCTGAGCAACAACCTCTAAAGAGTCATTGCTCATCACCTTTGCTATTTGCTTGGCTTTCTTCTTCATAAGCGATTAAATCAAACCTCGTTCCTTAAACTCATTCATCAATGGGGTTGCCAAGACCTCAATATCTGGATGAGGCTTTCCGGTAGTTCCAAGACTTCTCAGCTCGAAGAAATGCTTCCAATCGCTCACAAATGCGGTATGAATCAACTCCGTGTTGGTATCAAGAGGAAGTATCGTTCTCGCATCCTGTGGCTTAAGACCATCATCCTTGACCAAAGATAAATACATCATTTCGCATACTCTATTGGCAAACCACCATTTTTCTACCGGACTCCAATGTTCATAACTACCGATGTTCTTTGATAGGTCAACAAATGTTCCACCATCAAAAGACGATGGATTAACCGCATCATCTTCGCTAACCCACTTTGGTTTGTTGATAGCAATCTCGCCTCCGAACTTATCCTTACTATAGTTACAATATCTAGTGCTTTGTTCCGCAACGGAATCTACACGATGTCTGTTAGCCTCTCTACTTACCGCAATCTGAGTAGTAAAGCGGACGGTTATTCGTTTCTCATGCCATTCCGTAGGCTCGCAGATATAGTCCAAATCCTCAAACCAATTATTTTCAACTATCACTCTGTAGTTGGTTGTGATATAGTAATCGTTACCTATCTGCATCACCTTGGAATACTTGTTCTCACGATAGTGTTTGACCAGTAGAGACTCCGGAACAAAGAAGTCATTATCGTAAGCTACATGGAGGTAAATCGTTCCATGCTCACACATGGCAAGATGGTTGCTGCTTACCATACGCTCAACGAAAGGCTTTGCACTATCTTTGTCTATCTTCATACTTGACGCATAGCAAGTGCGACCGCATAACTCTATCTGCTTGTAAACTCCATCCATACCCTCACCTTGGGATAGGATTTCATATTTTGGTTCTAATATCTTCATGTCCTTATAAGTTTTGAAATTCGACCACAAAGATAGCTATTATATTCCACTCTACCAAAAATTAGCACTCAGTTTAACAACACTTATCTATATTGTGAAAAACAAAAACTTTCACCATAAAAAAAGAGGAGAGTGCATCGCGCATTCCCCTCATACTCGATTATATATCAATATTACTACAGTTTAATTGTGTGTCTCACCGCTTGCAAACATATCTACTTGCTTGGATGACTTGTAGCCGATGATTTCTAATACCTCCCCAAATTTAGAATCATACCAATGTGGTTGTGTTTGATTCATATTCTTCTCGTTGATGTCGTTCTCACCATAAGCCAATCCTTTCTTGGTAATCTCACAATACTTGTGTACCTTGTTTGTACCCTTGCGCTCTTTTAGCTTCAATAATCCGGCCTTTACCGCCAACTCATTGAACTTTCGAGCAGACAAGCCTACACCATGAGATTTCAACAATTCCGTCGCGGAATGCTTTGCACCATTCGGTGCGCTCACATAATCAGGTGTCGGCAACCCTAATGGTTCAGCAATTTTCTTAGCCATCGCCAATTTGGAAACATCGCTGAGGTTCAGATAACCAGGAAGAAAGTTCAACCACTTCAGCTTGATGTCAAAGGAATCGGAAGCCTTCTTGTCCAGCTTCTCCTGCTCGTACTTGACTCTGGCAGCTTTCTCGACTTCGATGAAGTACTTGCGGAACAATCTACCTTGCTCATTGTTCTCAATCATACACAACTCCTTTGCCATATCCAAAGATAAGGCATACTCAATACGACTTCGACCACCATTTGAGTTTTCCATAATTTTGTGGAAAACTTCAAAGTCTTGATTTCCAACATCATTTGAGTTTTTCATAATTTTATGAAAAACCTCATAGTCTTGATTTTCAACGAATCCATACTTTTCAATACGGTTCTTAATCCAATCAGCAAACCTTTGCTTACTGCCCAACTTTTGGTGCAGCTCCCTTGCGTTCACGGCTTGTTTGCCGTCATGCTCGACAATCTCTACAACTTCAACACCTCCTTTTTCATTGTTAAGGAACTCTGAGACTACTGGTAAAGCCTCTACATTTACATCAGTTTTGTTAAATCCTAATGTCATTTACCTAAAATTTAAATTGTTAATAATTAGATTTGGCTGTGGTGGAAACGAAAAGCCCCATCCGCTAAAGTCACGAGTACGGACAGGGCTTGTGTCACTCATCCACTATTGTAGAGCGATGGACGGAATGACGACACTCCACGCTTGGAGTTAATGAAATAATATGTCTAATATAAATTATTAATTATCTCAAATATCAGTCAGTCGTGCGCTCTACTTCACAACCTTGTTATTTCGGTTGCAAAGTTAATACTTTTCTCTTTAACTTGCAAACGCTTTAGTGTTTTATTTAAAACATTAACGTTTGTTTTACTATGGAGGACTTCTGCCTCCACCAACACGACCAACTCTTATGGCACGTTGCTGCACATTACTTCTTCTTTCAGTTTATTCACGGAATTTAATTGTTAAACATCAAAGATAATATGCAGTTGCTCAGGTGTGCCTCACCTTATATATTGTTACGCTACCATTGATAGCATTTCTTTTGATTGCATCTGAATCCATTGGCAACCATTCTTTCTAAAAAAGATGTCCGAATCGAACCGCTTGCCATCCACAATGATGTGGCTACCCTTGCACTCGAACTTGTGGGCTTGGGTCAATGGTATCAAAAGGTACGTATTACTCTCTTTCTTGTCGTACACAAGCGTCAAGTCCGTACCGATAATCTGCGATACCACCTTGTGCTCATCTGAGCTTAAAACGCCAATCTTGCCATCATGCTCAACGTAAAGAGCATCCTTCAAATTCTTATCCATATCTCTTAATTATTTAATGTTCAAAGTCCGGTGCAGTTTAGCGTGTGCCTCACGAAATCTATTACAAGTCACACTCGTATGAGTATTGCTTTTTCAGCTTGTTCAATGCGTTCTCGGTAACGTAGTAGATGTTATCGAAATACTCGCTTTTCTTGATGCTTCGGCTTTCTTTCAGCTCTACCTTGTGATTGAATGTCACTTCGTAGCGGTTTGCGATGCTTGTAATCAAGAAATCGACCTCACGCTTGCGTTTGTCCAGCTCGGTCTCTTTATACTCACCACGCTTAATAAATGCGTCCTTGTTGGTCTCTTCGATGGTTGCAACCATGTTGCCTTGCATCACGATAATCTTTGCGCTCATATCTAGTTTCTTTTTAAATCGTTAGAAATCTGTTATGCAACTCGAATCAAGTTGTAGTTCTTGAATTGTCTCCACTCGCCCTTGACTTCATCCCAATACTTTGTGCAGTCCTTGCAAGCGTAACCCTTGCCGTTTGGAGTGTAGTCAATATGACTCTCCATCAAAGTGCCGAAAGCCTGACGAATCTCACCATTCATTTTCTGAAAGTAGAACTCAACGACCTGCTTCTTCATGCGAGCCTTCAGCTTTATTACCTGCCAAGCTTGCTTCAAGCATTCTGCCCAACTCATATAAGCACCTTTAAGCTGAAAGGCTCTGTGTGCCATATTCATCACTTCTCTCATCATATTCTTAAATGAATTAGCCATAATCAACTAAACGGTTTTACGAGTGCCACTCGGAGGTGCAACCTCAGCTAAATTAATAATGTTATTGTGACCTTTGTTTCTTAATCACGATGCAAAGATAGCGCTTTTATGTGATATAACAAAATAAAATATCACTTTTATGCAATATTTTGATGTTTCTTAACAAATAACGCTTGAAATTCATATATATTCACAATAAAACACTTTAAAATCATATTTTTGCTTATTTTCTTTGTTGTTTCAATAACTTTTTGTATCTTTGCACCAAATTAATAACACATATAAGTAATGTATATATGAATATAAAGAAAACGATAAAAGATAATGGATGGACTCTGGAATCATTAAGAGCCAAAATGCAGGAGATAGAGGGGCATGAGGTAAAACAGTCTTCTATGTCTCGAATAGTGAATAGTGCCAACCCTACAGTTGAAACACTTCAAAGGCTTGCAGATGCTATGCAGATAAGTATTTGTTCGTTCTTCGAAAACGACCAGCAGGGCACTTCTTTAGTCTGCCCTCATTGTGGTAAGCCTATGAATGTAGAAATCAATTTAAAAGTGCATTGACTCTTATGGAAATAAATATAATGTTATCGGGCTTCCGTAAGTTAGCTGATTACCAAAATGGTAAATTTACGTTACTAATGCCTTATGAGCCAAATCGTACAAAGCATTATGGTGTATATTTAATAGTTTTTGGTTCTGGGTATTCCTTTTATGTTGGTGTGTCATCTAATCTAAGAAAACGTGTACAACAACATTATTGGGGAATGAAAGGTAAATATCATTGTTTGCCTCTTGTTCAAAAGGCATTTAACAAATATAATTCGTTTGGTATATACGCATTAAATGAGAGCAACGATGCTGCTTATGAAGATGACTTTATAAGAATCTTGCGACCACCTCTTAATACGGATTATGTTAGTGACAAAAAATTAAAGTACAATGAGCTAAAAGCTGCAAGCGAGAAGTTAGGAGTCAGTTTGTCTTCTTTGTTAGAGGAAAACAGAACTGTTCGTTTTGTAGAGGATAGACAGGTCAATAATTTCATCGCCCTAATAAAACAAGGTGGTGAGTTGTATTCCGCTTCTTCAATTGCTGAGGCTAGGGCTTTGCTTGACAAGCTGGAAAGTAATTAGGTGAGCGTTCCTCTCAAGTATTGATAATTAAAACAATTAGATTATGAAGAAAGATTTGTTAGTTGCCGTAATAATAATGCTTGCATTGCCATCTAAGGCACATGAATATATCAAGGCGATGCCTGTAGTTCCCAAGAAAGGATTTCAGACATTTGGGCAGTATATTGAGACACATGATGTATCTGAAATGGATGGTGATACCGTAACGTTGGCAAATGTCTATGGAACTATAGGTTATGCCGTGATGGATAGGTATGTAGGGCGTATTGATAGAAGTTTCTTTTTAATGATGCAGGATGCTATATATGAAGATGACAAGAATGTAGATTCCAAGAAGATGCTTTATGTTCCTATATCACCTAGTAAATATGAGCTGACAGAAATCAATACCAATGTTATTAAGAAGAAGTTAAAGGAGGATTTCATACTCACCCAGAATAATAGCTTTTTCTTTAGGAATGATAAGTTTGTGGTTAAGGCAGAATGGTATTATGGAAGAAAACGTGTAACGTTTCATTGCCTAACATATCCTAAGCATTATATTCTTGCAATTGGTGAAGAAAAGGAAGAAAAGAAAGTTTTTGTTCCACCAATAGATAGAAAAAGTTTAATAGAGAATCCACAAATGTAGGATGCAACCAACGCAGATTTGCGTCCGTTCCTAAGAAAACAAAAAAGGAGGGGAAATAGCATTCCTCTCCTTTGCCTAGAAATTCAACGAAGGCATGTTGTTGTTTCCGAAAAGTAACCTGAATGTTTCCTTTCCCTTTGGCGTGATTAGGGTTCTTGTGCCAGTCGCCTTGTCATTTCCCCAATCCTTCATCTTGAACAGGTCATCGTTATATTGCGAGTATGGCTTGATATGGTTCTGCTTGTCACGGTAGATGTATTTTTTCGCAATCAGTATCTTTATGAATTGGTTCTGTTTCAATCCAATCTCCTTTGCCGTGTCTCTGAAGTTCGTAAGTAAGCCTTTATCAACCAAGTTATCAAAGTATTCTGCCTTTGGCTGCATTTCCTTGTTCTTTTCCTCAATGGCTTTCTTCTCTTCCTGCTCCTTTATCCAACGCTTCGCTCTCTCAATTGGGTCTTCAATCTGATAAGAAGGTATCATGCCTTGTGCTACACAATGAAAGACCTTGCGGTATATCTCGAATACTGGGCGTACTTTGCGGGCAATAAAATACTCCAAGCAAGCAGAAGTGAGATAATAATTAATCTTATTGCTACCGCCCCAATCTTGCTTGCCATTTTGGGCAAGTGAGTTATCAGAATCTTGCTCCGCATCATTGAGGAGCGAGTTTTCCGCATTATTGCGGATAACGATAAAGTCCACATTCTCAATGAAATTGGTCTTCAAGGCACGCACAGCATTATCCTTTCGCTCGTAAGCGAGCTGCCAGACATCATCAAGATTTACCGGATATTCCTTGCTCTGCTTATCTAACTCCAAAACACTACGAAAGTATCGCTCCAAATCTGATGAAGTACTTTCTTTTGTCAAAACAATCCCATTTTTCATTGTCTCTTTCTTTTCAGTTTTTAACGTGTGTCTCACGCTCTAAAAATTAAGCTGTTATTCCTGTAATGTGGAAATCGGATGCAAAGATACGACTTTTTAGTGTAACTTGCAAGTACATTAATGTAATAAAGATTATTATAACAAAATATAACAGATAGTATAATGATAGTTAAATATGAAGATGAATAATGGCGGTTTCATATAAAAGATGTACTTTTGCATATTAGTATTCAGTATTGTCCATCGCTGAGGCTAGGGACGTGCTGGATAAGCTGGAAAGTGTTAAGTAACGTAAGGAACATTCCTTGCAAGTATTAATAATTAAAACTTTTACGGCTATGAATGATTTTTCAATTTGAGAGGTACAGCGGTATTCCGTGTTCTCTCGTTAATTAGTACAGTAGCACTATGGTTAACTATATTATTGTTTGCCATCGGCTTGATGATGGGCTTCTTTGGAGAGCAGGAGACGAAGGCGATAGGATGGGCAATGGTTGGATTCTCAATCTCTTCCTTTATCTCTTGCCTATTCATGTTCGGCTTCTGTTACCTGATTAAGATAGCTAAGTCTTACGACAAGGATGAGCAAGAGGACAACAAGGAAATAGTATTCCAATACAAGGGCTACAAAGGCACTTTCACAAAGGATGACAATACTGGAAGGTTTGATGGCCACATCATCGGGACAAGCTATTCCTACTCTGGCTACAGCCTTTCAGAGACAGAACTTGCATTTCAAGCGAGAGTTGACGAATTACTGGAAGAAAAGAAACTATAAAAAGAAAGAGGAGCGCATCATACGTTCCTCTTCTTTGTTTACAATCTACTCATCTTATCTTTCAATTCGTGTATATCATTGAATGCTTGCAACATAGGCTTATGCCATCGCTCTTGTCTCTCATCAATCGACTGCAAGTACATCAAGCTTTGGGCAAGAATGGTTCTTCCCTCATCAACGGCTAACCAAATATTTTCTACATTACCCATAATAGTATTCACGCTAATCGTCAACAAGCTACCTTCTGTGCCACCATCACGAGCCGCAATAGCATCCAACTTGGTATTTATGAGCTTTGTTTCCTCATACGTTCCCTCCGTGGCAATTTGTACCGCAGTGAAACGACCATTCAACTCATTACCTGTATCTTGGCTCATTGATTCAAAAGAACCGGAAGAAGCGGACTGCTCGTAAGATTGTTTGTAACCCGTAATATCAGCAATATTATCACGAATAGCCAAACCCTCTTGAACTATCTTGTCATACTCTTCTTTAAGATTATTCAATTCGGTTGGCGTGAGCTTCCTTCCTCCATTCTCTTTCATCTTGTTTGCCCAGCTCTCATAAAGAGGCTTAAGCTTTTTATTCATAAGGTCTCCCAAAGCGAAGTTGAGCATCGACTGGTTGAGCATTGTAGTGAAGTCATTAGAAAAATCCTTTGCAGACTTACTCATATCCATAAGGTTGTTTATGAAGTCACTCTTCATCGAATCAAAGGTTGTTTGAGTCAAATTCTCATTGATTTGCTCCGTCAACTCCTCTAGTTTGCCCGCCAGTTCTGTATATTGCTCCCAATATTCCGTCTTATCATACTTGCCTTGGTCGGTCATATTCTTCCATACATCCGCATTATGTGTACGAATGTCAGCCATCTGCTCTGGAGTGAGCTTGTATATATCCTCCAAGGAATTAACCTTGTTTATCGAAGAATTAGTATAACCACCCCTTATCTTACTTTGCTCAGCCAAAGTCTTATTGATTGCCGCATAATCTTGTGCAGAAAGATTCCAATAATAAGCATTTGAATGGTGTGCCCCATGATACCCCATCTGTGTTTTGAGAATATCCATCGTTTGGGTGTTAACCTGTTTTTGAGCATCGTAAGCAGCATTATAGTTGCTGACGGCTGTATAACCGGAAGATTTGTCAATAGACTCTTTTAACTTATCAATGGAATACATCAATCTGTCATTGCTCTCGGTCAGCTCTTCAGTTTTCTTCGCAACTTCTGCACCATTACCTCCGCCTATACCGAACATCTTGCCCAACGAGCCAATGGTTTTTATTCCATTCATAGCCGCACCTATGTAGTTTCCGCTTGCAAAATCAGAAAAGGCTTGTGTTCCACTGTTCAATGCATCCATTCCGTTATTCACGGCTTTACCAAAGCCTGTGTTTCCGAGACCTAACGCATCGACTAACCCAGGAAGGTCTTTCAGCTTCTCTTGGATTTTCCTCAAGCCCTCAGCCCATTCCTCTATAGTATCATGCAAGCTCTTCTTTGCAGCATCCTGCTTTACCTTGGCTTCTTCCTGTGCCTTTCCGACTTCCTTTGTAGCCTTTCCGACCTTAACCTCTGAAACCGCCAAATCATCAAAAAGCTTACGTAACTTCTCCGTTTGGCTTACACTGAGATTCTTGGTAGAACCCATAAGTTTGTCCTTATTGGCAGAAGTGATATTACTGGTATCTATGTTAACCCCACTTTCAGCAAACACTCCTTGGATTTTTCTCCTTTGGCTCATATTATCAGCCTTGGCATCAAACTCCCCCTTTCTAGCTTGTGCCAATCGGTCTTGCGCATCCTTCGCCTCATCAATAAGCCTACGGTGTTCACGGACTGCATCATTAACCAATCCCCATCTATCCTTCTGCTCGGAAATCGCATCATCAATCTTGTAGATTTGGTCAGATACGGTTTTCATGTCATCAATTTCCAACGTACCTGAACCAAGCAACTCCTTCATCTTCTTGCGAAGGTCTTCAAGATAAGGAATACTCAATCGGTTCATATCCTGAAAGACAATATCCCAATTGATAGAATCCTTGAAATCCGAAAAATTCAACTTCTTCAACTGGTCGTTCATCTCCATTTCAGCGTTCGCTGCACCAAAAGTATCTCCCTTTTCTCTTGCAAGGTCTATCTTGTCGGCATATTCTTTCAAGATAGCATAACGCTGCTGTTCCAAACTACCATACTGCTTCATGAAATCCAACATGTCCTTTATCTCCGCTTGCTGGATTTCCTTCAGCTTTAATTGTCTCTGTTTCTCAATCAAGGCAATTTGGTCTTCTGAGTTCTGCCCAATGGTCTTCCCAAGATGATTACCCTTGTCGTCAACCATTTGTGTGCCCAATACCTCTTTGCGGTATTCCGCATCGGACTTACCCTGTTTCCACATGCTGGCTTTACGACCTTTTCCCGAATTTACCCATACGATCTGGTCTTTCTTCTTCTTAGCCTCAACGAGTTTGTCAATCGAATCCTCTATAGCCTTTTTCTCCTTGTCTGAAGACATGTTGATTTGAGCAATCTCCTTTTCGGTCTCATTCTTAATCAATTCCGTTCTTCGCTTTGACAACTCATCACTGGCTTTCTCCGAATAGGACGAAATAGACTTGGAATAGTCCTCCTCAGCCTTGCGCTTATTGCCAGCCATCGTTTCCTTCTGGTTTGCTTCACGCTCAGCCTTAGTTGCCGCACGTTCCGCTTCTCGTTTTTTCTTAGCTTCAGCAGCGAGGCGTTTCTTTCTCTGACCCTCAGTCTCGGTTGGTGTACTTTCTACCTTTTCCCCCTTGTATTGAAGCCCTCGGTTTTCATTATAAATAGTCCAATAATCCTTATTTACACCACCAAACTTCTTTGTTGTATCTCCTGGCTTATGGGTTTCCAACCACGCCAATCTAACTCTTGCACTCCTAGCCCTTTGGCTCTGAGACATATTCTTAATCCAAGCTGGCAATGATTTATCATCATAATCCACCTTGATTTTCATATGATAAGTTCTCTCGCAAATCTTTCGGATTTCATCCATTTCAACAGCCATTTCCTTAAAAGACTTTTTCGACAATCTGGTGCGTGCGGCATTCTCGCTTGTACTATCAGAAAGCTTATTGATAGCATCCCTGGTTTTCTCTACTGCCGCTCTTGCCTTATCCTCCGCATCAAGAGACTTTTGCTTATTTACATTGGCACGCGTGCTTGCTGCAATATAGCTATATGTCTCAGCGGTTATTTCTGCTATTTGTTCTTTTGTCAGCTTCAGATTGAGATAGTACGCTTCAATATCCTTGTATACATTTCCAGATACCCCTCGTAGCTTTTCTACTGTTTCTTTGTACTTGTTAGTCCTTTTATCCAATCCATCGATTTCACCTTGCAGCTTCGCCATTTTATCCAAATCTTCTTGGCTTACCACCATAGTCGCCATCCCTGCTTGTTCCTTGGTAAGAACACCATCCGTGGCATTTATGAAATTCGTTTTAGCTTTATCCTTATCGTTCTTGTATGTATCATAAATCTGCTGTATAGCATTTTGATGTTCCATTGCCACCGTTTGTTCCTCAATGACACCTATCAGATCTTCCTTATGCTTTATAAGCTCTTGTATCTTTGAAGCTTCGTTTTCGGACTTCATGATTGCGGAATCGAGCACTACACCATATTGTTCGTATGCGCTTTTCAGTGCATCTATCGTGTCTTTATGACTTTCCGCATCCTTTCCATCCCCTAAGATAGCAAACAATGCACGAACCTTTGCACTTGCCTCGGATGCTTTATTACCTAAATTTGTTGCCTTTGTCGCAACATCTTCTGTTTCGTCACCAAACATAGAAAATACAGAAATAGCGGTTGTTACCAAAGTAAGGATGGTAGTTAGAGGATTTGCAAGCATTGCAGCCCAAAGACTACGCAAGCTTGTTGTCAAAGCATTAGTTGCCCAAGAAAAAGCCGATTGAGCCAAGGTTGCTGCCTTTGTACCAACTGACATCATACCAGTAACAAAGGAATTGCGTTGCTTCGCACTTGTATTCACGTTTTGAGAAGCCGTATTCGCTCCGGTAGCCGCAGAATTAACATTCTCTGTGGTTGTGTTTGCCGCATTAGACGCAGATTGCCTTGTGGTAGCTCCCATATTAGCATTTCGTGCCGCAAAGTTCGCATTCTCAGATGTCGTATTCCCTTGTTTGGCAGTAGTATTCGTATTAACCGCAGCCGTATCACCATCTTTTGCCGCAACACCCTCATTCACCAGCTTGTTTATCTCGTCCGCACTAGCTCCAGTTTCTCCATAGATTCGGTTTTCCTCCTCTATAGCTTGATTAAGCTCTTGGGTTACACCTTTAAGGTCTTCTTGCATACCCAATACTTTTTGGTCTGCGATATATGCCTTTTGGGAAGCCTCATAACTCTTCTGCTTGAGGTCGTTCAACTTTTGCTGCTCAGCTACATATTGATTTACTGCTTGGTCTCGTAATTTCAAATCATCACCAAAGCTATCATCATAACCGCCCAAATCTGTCACGTTTTGGTATGAAGACTTTACCTGCTCCTTTTTTGCGGCTACAAGTTCTTCTTGCTTCTTGATTTGAGCACCGATTTCCTCAACAATTCCATGTTGTTCCCTTGCCTCTTCTTTGGCTAATTCGATGCTTACTTCTGCCTGTTTCTTCTTTTCCTCTATAGCATTTGTGTTAAGAATAGCCTTACCCAAAGGAGTATTGTTAGCCTCGTCTATAGCGGCTTTCTTTGCAGCCTTTGCGTTAATTTCAGCAGCCATTTCCGCATCGGCTCTCTTCTGTCGTGCGGCTTCCTCTTCTATTTCTTTTGTCCGCTTTGCGTTCTCATACTCCATGCGCTCATTATCAGCAGCCTTTTGCTGGGCAACCAGTAAATCTCGCTTTGTTTGGAGTTGTTGAGCCATCTGCTCGGTGATAAGACCCTCGTTTCTCGCCATCTCAATTTGCTTTGAGACGATTTCCTCGGTCTTATCATCACCAATGTTTGACGTATCGGCAATAGCATCACCTAAAGCCTTGTATCTATTTGCCCGATACTGCTTGGTGTCTTTACCATTTAAGGAACGGAAGTTGTTTTCTTGGTCTCTTGCCTCTCCTAACTTAGAATCAAGTTCCTCTGTGATTGATGCCATTGTCATAGCATTCTGAACCTTCTGAATGCTTGCCGCTGCCATCAAGCCAGCCTTGTAAGTTCCGACCATAACAACCGCTGAACCAATAACTTTAACCAAAGTTTCCCAATTCTCTATCAGAGAAGATATTAAGTCAAGACCTGTACCAAAGATTCCTTGTGTCTTTTGTCCTATAGAGTTGATTGCTTGGTCTATCGTATCTTCTATGTTCGACCAACGACCTTGAAGGGTTTCGGCTTGCTTGTTCATCAAGCCTCCGAATTTGCTACCCTCGCTTGACATCTTCACAATTGCTTCTTTCACCAAATCAGCTCCGACCTTTCCATCTGTAACCGCTTGCTGAACCTCTTGGGTTGTCTTACCCATAATTTGCCCCAACGTCTCTGCCATCGGAATGCCTCGGCCCATAAACTGGCGCAAGTCAACTGTAAACATTCTTCCTTGTGAAATGGTCGTGCCATACAAATAAACAAGCTGCGACAAAGGAATATTAAGGCCAGAAGCTATATCACCCAAATGTACCAAGGTGTCATTTACTTCATTGGCTTGAATTCCATATGCTAAAAGTTGTTTCGCGCCTTCTGTAACGTCTGTCATGTTGAAAGGTGTGCGAGCAGCAGTTTGGATAAGTTCATCCATAAGCGCACCAGCCTTTTGTTCGCTACCCAACATTGTTGTAAAAGAAATTTCTAATTGTTGGAATTGAGAGCGGACGTTAAAGATGTGCTCAGCCAATTGTTCAAAGCCCAAACCTCCAACCAAACTCATAGCTAGTTGTCTTGCGTCTCCATTCAAACGACCAAATAATGAGGAAATACCTTCACCGACAGTAGGGGCTTGCTTCATTTCCGCAATCATTTGGGCAAAAGCATTCGTCATTTGATTGGTCATATCCTTAGCAGGAGATACAGAACCCGAATACTTAGCATATTCCGTTTGCATATTCTGTAACTCTTGTCTCGCTTGCTTGCTTAATCCCGTAAGATTCTCCAATCTAGCCTTTTCATCTTTCAACGAGGCATAGCCGGATGATATGTTATCAGAAAGAATTGCGCTTGTTCCTACATCAAGGCCACCTCTGCGCATTTTGCTTTCCATTTTCGCTATCTCGTCTGAAAGCTTCTCTATCTTTCGCCTGGTCGTGTCGGCTTGCAATTCAAAAGCATATACTTCCCGTGTCAAAGATTGCATTTTCTTTGCATAATCGCTGCTCATTACCAAAGAATAACGACCCATTGTTTCGCTTAATTCGGTTACTTTACGCTTTTGTTCCGCATATTTATCCGTGAGGTCTTGAACCACAGATTTATCTGTCGCTCTCGAAGTCTTCAACAACTCACCACGCAATCTTTCAAGTTCTTCCTTGGCTTCCTTGATTTGGGAGAAATTCGCTCGGAGGTTAAATTCTAATTCTGCCATATTTTATGTTTTATTGGCAAAATTAGCTAATAATCAAAGGAATAACGAATGAATTAAAAGGTATGATTTCACAAAAAATTTAAGTGCAAAGAATAAGGTCTAGACACAAAAAAGCCTTCCACATTCACATGCAGAAGGCTCGGTTGTTTACTTATTTTTCTTCTATATATAAAGACCGTCAAATCACGACAGCCTGTAATTCTTTTGAAATTCCATGTAAGCAATCAAGAATTTGCTGCTTACGTTTTTTGCTAGGCTCATGGATTCCCATTGCATACTGACGCATCAGAGAAGCATTAATGCCAGCTTTCTTTGCGACACCATTTATATTCAGATACGAAAAATAATCGAAGAAAGAACCTATATCATACCGGAACTCAAACACCAATTCAGGCATTTGTTTTCCCTCTTCTTCAAGAAGCTCTTTAATCTCTTCCTTTGCTACAAAAATATCATCCATCGCTTGTTTTGCAGAGTTGCCAAATCCGGCTAGATGGAAGTCTGGAAATTTATCCACCATATAGCAAGAAAAATTCTTTTCTTCTTTACACTTTTCTACTTGTATAATTACCTTTGTTGCCATAATTCCGATTCTAAACTTTAAAAAGAGGTCTTAAACCCATATCAACGTCTTGCTATATAAGCGAAAAAATTGCTGGGCTTAAAGCCCAAGCAATCTTTCAAGAATACTGTCGTAAGTCTTTCGAGAAACTTCACGACTGCCGTGCCGTGGCACTGGACATTTAAGTTTTGTTGTTGGACTAAACCAAATGTCGTGATTACCACCATGCCGAACCACATAGCAACCTGCTTGGGTCAGCTTTCTCAATAATTGACTAGTCTTCATCATATATAGAAGAAATTAATAAATAAGTAAAAGACCTCTTTTGTCCTAAAGACAATGCAAAGATATAACTTTTTTGTTATATATGCAAATAAAAGGATAACTTTTTTGTTATATTAACCTCAATTAACAAAAAGTCTTCTACATTCACATGCAGAAGACTCTGAGTTCTATATAACAATTGAAGCCACACGCTTAAAAGGTTGCGGCTCTATAGCTTTAACGCAGACAACACGCTTTTTATTGTGCTGAAACGGCTTTTAATATCATTATAGGATGATACGGCAAACATTGGCAAAGGTCTCACATTCCCTATTATCAAAGCACCTTTGCGCAAAGACTCCTTGATTTCCTTCATCGTTTGAGTGAATCCATATTCAGCCTGTTCTTCCTTTGGAACAATCACATAACCATCACCATAAATGTTTTTAAGATAGCATTTCTTTCGCTTCAGCATATCCCAACGCAATTTATCTACCAAGGTCATATAATCAAACTGCTGTTTATCCTTGGCTTGGAATAGCTTCTGGACATCCTTGTAATCATCCCAACATAAAGGAGTAATACCAAACTTTAATTTCATCCATTCATGCGAAATCAATTGACCATCTTTAAATGTAGAAAGAATTTCTTCCTCCAAACCATCAAAACTATTTTTCGTATCTTCTTTCATATTTTCATTCTTTTAATGTTGCTCCCTACTAAGGAATCGAACCTTAGATAACCACCATGTAGGGAGTTCATCTCTACTAAACCTCACCGAACCTTACCATACTTTACCGTACCTCACCTCACCAAACCTTGCAATACTCCACATAACCTCACCTCACATAACCGCACTAAATATTTTTATAGCACAATGGCGAGGAGTCGAACCTCGCCTACGACCTTCATTGTGTTCTTCTCTACCACACCTCACCTCACTAAACATTACCGCACCTTACCATACTTCACTAAACCCTACCAAACCTCTCCGCACCATACCTTATTATTGAATGAATTATTTCTTTTCTACTTTAAACGCTCCATAAAGCTTTCTGTAAGTACCGACATGATAGCGAAGACCTGCAATCTCAGCCACCTGTAATACTTCCTCCTCGTTCAGCTGAGTCTCATCGAACCAGCAAGTAACTTCTGTTGACCATTCTGGGAATATCGCTCTTGTTGCAGGGACTTTAACAGAACCTTTGATACCACACGCTCTTGTGTCAACATAAGATGTTGATGGGTCAAAATAACCCTCCTTTGTGCGACCAACCTCAAAAAGTTCTTCCGGTGTCTTGTCGTTGTCCTTGAATTGCAATACACCATCACCATAAAGACCGAAGGAACGCTCAAACTTCTTGCCAAGCTTACGTTCTTTGGCAGCAGCTTGAAAACTACCCTCTACATGCGATTGTGGTAACACATACTCGCCATTGCGATAGTACAAGGATGCAAGGAATTGCAATCGGCAAATCTCCAACAAATCATCATCTGTCTTTGTTCGCTTGCTAGTCAATGGCTGCAAAAGTTTCTTGTACTTGTCAAATGGGTCAACTACTCTTGGATTGTGAACCATCAAAGGCTTAGTTCCTACCAATTTCAATGAAATCGTCTTCATTACTCTACATAATTATTAATTAAACACGGCAGTTTTACAGGTATGCCTCTTACCTTTGGGGCAAAACAAAAGCCCCGTCCGCTTATTGTCGTGAGTAGCGAACGAGGCTAAAAGTATAGAAAAGTCCGAAGACTTCTAAATTTCTTCTTATCCCAGTAACCATGCTCACGACTTCACGGCTAAACCATTTCTGATTTCGTTTGCAAAGGTAAGCATTTTATCTGAAACTTGCAAGGGTTTTAATGCTTTTCTTTTATTTGTTAACGTTATTTTAATATAAGATACATTTATTTTAAATTACACATTATTATAAAGACCTTAGTATTTCATGTAAGGATTATACGTATCAAAATACCCATACCGTAATATGTAGTTATAATCTATTTTTTTCTTTGGCTCAACATAAATGATTTCAGAGCGGCTTTTGTTAAGGCACGCTATATATTCGTCAACCTTTCCACATACTTTTAATTTTACATAAGCGAGCCAACCAGAATGCACAAACTTCAACTCTTTTTCATTTAACGAATACGTCATATCAATATCCTCATTTACCGCCTCTTGTTTAAGAGAAGATACTGCGGCTGCTATTGGCATTATATTATTATCGAATTTTCTCTTTTGTTCATACGTCAAACTTGATGGAACGGACTTTATCAATGAATCCACTTTCATTTCAGCCTCGCAACAATTAATGTAGGTTCGGCTTTCCTTTTCCCCTTCTATAACAAAAGCACTATCAATTTTTATAGTAGAAACATACTCATATCCTTGTTCTGATAGCATTTCCCCAATATCTCTAGGATTATTACATCCACTGCACACCATCAACAAGGGAATGGCTACGATGATGGCAATTATCAATTTCTTCTTCATAACTTCAATATTTTACAATATGTTTATATTATTTTCTTATTTACCTCTTAGACCCACAAGCACTTTTATGCTAACATTCAACGACTTGTATTTTTATTACAGAAGTATTGTTATTTTACTTTTCGGCTTCATTGTACTCATAATCCCAGAGGAACAACTTGCCTTTGACGTTTCTAATCGGCTCATCGAACAATTTAGCATTCTTCAAGAACCAGTGATACTGAAAATCTTCAGCAAACGCATCAGGATAAGCCTCATGGAATTGAATATCATCCAACTCTACGCTGCCGATAATTGCTGACGTTGGCAAGTCTTTGAAGTCCGGAATAACAATACCATGCTCTTGGCAATATTTCTTCATTGCGCTCTCCTGCCATCCGTCAAGTTTTTCGGGTTTGGCTTGGCTAGCATGAATAAGGAAACGACCACGGAACTTTCTATTCCAGGTTCTGTTTTCAATGGTCTTGCAGCCGATAGCGATTAACCAAGCATACGGCTGGCGAATAGATAATACTTTCATAAGCTCATTGTTTTGTTGTTTACATTCGCAAAGGTAATAAAAACCTTCGAGAAATGCAAGAAAACTCTAATTTATTTTCATATTTTCTAAAAATTATCTTGAAATAGTTTGCATATTTCAAATATTTTTCGTATCTTTGCAGTGTAATCAATGAGAGATTGCAAAGGGGATGCCGAAAACCTGAAAGAGTAGGTAAAATGAAATCCCAAAGCCGTATGAGAGTTTACATTTCAGTTCGGATTTGGAAAATCAAAGTTGCTCTTACAATTGAATTGTAAAGCTTAGATTTCCAACAGGGAGGTAGTGTTCACACCACCGCCTCCCACCTTGGGATTTCGTTGCAAAGGTACGAAATTTATTTCAAACCACCAAATTTTTAACGTATGGGCACAAACGAAGAAAAGACAACCAAGTCATGGGGAGGTGCAAGAGAAGGCTGTGGACGCAAGAAAAAATGCGCTAAACGTATGTTCTTTTCTGCCACAGAAGAAACACTTGACATCCTCAATTCCTTAGACGGAAACAAGAGTGACTTCATCAACGAATGCATCCTTAAGGCGGTAAGAGGTTAAATTCTCTTCCGCCTTTTCTTTCTGATTCTGTCCCAATCCGGTTTTAGCACATCCATTGATCCGACCATCGCCTTGTACTTGTCACCTAGTTCACCCTCATTCATAGAGGAACGGAAAGTATACATCTTGTATCGTTCATGCTCAGGAACATATAATCCTACCATCAAGGAACGGATACCATCCACCTCCTGCTCCGGTGCTATCAATACAAGCCCCTCGTTCATGCTTTCCAACTTGAAAATCTTTGAGGTGACAACCTCATAATAATCTAGTACATCCATATTCTTGTCTCCTATAATTAGTTTGTACGCTCAAGTACTTCAATATACTGGATAGAACTACAATCAATATATTTACGAGTAAACACTACTGTACTTCCGCTCCCAATCATAAGTGTTCTGTTCTTTGTATTGCAATTGAAAGAGGTTTCACCACAAACACTATTGAAGTCGAAACTTATCTTTGCCCCACCTACCAAGTTGATATTTCCTCTAAGACCTTTATTCTCGGCTTCGCCCAATATCACATTCACATGACCAGCATCCATATTCTTATCTAATCAATTATTATAAACCTTCTTTGCTAAATATGCGAATGATGGAATCGCTATCAATGTAGTCTCTACTTCCATCCGTATCAATTATTGTCACAAGATGTCTCTCCTCGTCTAAGATAATATCATCTGTAGCAGTAAACGTCTTTATATGCTTACTAAAGTTTACATGAGATACCTGCCCATTTACAAGTGTAATTGTCGCAAGGTGACCACACACCTTCGCATCTTCTAAAATATTTTTAATAACATCAATCTTCATAGCTTTATTATTTTAATTCTTGTTCCACGATGTCGAAATTATCCCACGTTTCTCCTTCGCTGTCTGAGATATGGAAGAAAGAATCTGAGATATTGCATAGATAATCATCGCAATTCAAAACTCGCTTGTAATTCTCCAAAGTGTTCATCCCTTTGTGTCTTATCGCTTTTCTTGCCTTATCTATGGTAGAGAAGACTTCTGCGTCAACCTCCACTGCTTCACCCAATCCATGTTGGTATGAAGATATTACTACATATAGTTTCATAGCTTAAACCTCCTAATTCCTTACGCAACCTTAAATAACGTTTCTTTGTCAATCTCAATCCACTGAGCACCATCCTTACGGAAGAAGATTTCACTCTTGATATGCTCACCATCCACATCAATACTATTACCCTTGCAGACAAATGTGTGGTACTTTGCCAAAGGTACAAGAAGATACATTTTGCCCTCTCTCTTGCGTTCTACAAGCGTTTTGTCCGTCCCACGGATAACTGATACCCTTTCGTCCTTATCGTCCTTTAGAACGCCTATTTTATCCGTGTGCTCGATATAGAGCACATTCAGAAAATTCTCATCCATTTTCTTTTGCATTAATCATTATGTTATACTTCTTCTTGTTAACACCTCGTTTAACGGCTTCAGAGAGCAAAGTCAAAGCTAATGCTTCATCCTTGACTTTCAAAGCCTTCAAGGTATCTCTTTTGACGTAGCGGCTCTCATCGACCTCACACAATGGTACGTAGCCTTTGTGCTTGAAATTTCTTCGACCAATCGCCCAAATCTCATAGCCATCCGGAAACTCGTTTGTTGTCTCGAATACATAATTGCCATCATTAAACTTTTCCATAATCAATTGTATTAAGTTCTTTACCTTATCTTTTCTTACTCCTCCCATCGGAAAGCGTTAGGGTCTTTTACGACCTTCTTACTGGCTTCGTCCCACATATAGCCATCATTAAACCACTTTGGAGCTTTACCATTGATTACTCGTTTCGCCTCGGCTATGCTTATGTAGTCCGGTTCAACTACATTATCAATGCGAACGGATACCTGACCAAATACGTCCTCCACCTTGGTAATATGATGCCCTTTGTAGAACACTTCTTTCAAACACTTAGCGATTGTCTCCATATCTCAAATACTTTAAAAGTCCTTAACTAAAGGGGTGATTAAAGGCTCACCCCTATTAAAGCCTTGCCAAACACCTTAGAACGTGTATATATCTTTATGCAACTCGCAAGAAGTTGTAAGCCTTGAATTGTCTCCATGCGCCCTTTTCTTCATCCCAATAGCGGATGCAATCTCTTGATGCTGCATGCCCTGTACCATTTGGAGTATAGTCAATGTGACTCTGAAGGAGAGTACCAAAGGCTTGTCTTACCTCACCATTCATCTTCATGAAGAAGAACTCTACCACCTTGGTCTTCATCGCTGCCTCAAGTTTTACGACCTGCCAAGCCTGTTTCAAGCACTCAACCCATGACATTGAACTTGATTTCAACTGATAGGCTCTATGTGCCAACTGCATTACCTTTCTCATCTTGTTCTTAATTGAAGTAGTCATATCCTCAAACCGTTTTACGAGTGCCGACTCGGCTGCATAACAGCAATTAATAGTTAAACTTTAAAGCCTTTATCTCTTAAAGACACTGCAAAGATACGATTTTATCTTATGCCCTCCAAATGTTTTTGCCTAAAACTTACGATTTAATCTAATATTTAACGCTTATTTATAATAAGTAGTCGTATTTTTACAGATTTTAATACATTTATATCGTATAATTGCGTATCTTTGCACTCAAAAACATTAGATAGTATCGTATATGAATTACAAGAAAAGCAATGTGCCTCTATATATTAAAGAGGTAATGAAAGAAAAAGGCATCATGTCAAAGACCTTACAAGAGGCTCTTGGTATGGCTCAAACATCGGTATCATACATTATTAATAATAAAGCGAACCCATCGTTTGATACATTGGTACGTATTGCCGAAATCCTAGATGTGCCAATTTGGAGGCTATTCTACAAGGAGACACCAAAGGAGCTACAATCAGAGCAGCCATCCATTCCGCAATCTCCGGCTATCATCTGCCCTCATTGTGGCAAGCCTATCGAGCTTGAGATTAAGGCAAAGGAGGGGAAATGATATTCCTCTCCTTTTACTCTTCTATTCTTTCTCCTTTTAAAATATCATTCAAACATATTGCCTTGTGAAACACCCAACCTTTCAAGTAATTCTCCGAACTTATCCACATACCACTCTGGATGCGTCTCGTTCAAGTTATGCTTGTCGTTTCTATTCTCTCCATACTCCAAACCTTTCTTTGTTATATTCTTAAAAGGTTTTTGCTTTCCCTTAGAGTCTGTTCGGTACAAAGTTTCCAAATAGTCATTAGCCTCAGCGAGTTTATTGAATGCTTGCGAAGATATGCCGACATTATGCTTCTTCAATAGGTCTCTTGCAGACAACAAAGCTCCATCACTCTTTATACTTTCGGGAACTGGCAATCCTAGCGGCTCTGCAACTTGGTTTGTCAAGTTTAATACAGCAGCATTACTAAGGTTGAGCAGATTTTTCATTCCATCTACCCAAGCAAGACTACCACGCACTTTGTCTTCATACGAATTTGGTGTCGGTAACATTCCCTGTGTTACATGATGAAAGACCTGCCGATACACATCAAAGACGGCACGCACTTTACGAGCAATAAAGAACTCCAAACATGATATACTCAGGTAATATTCGTTAGTTGGTCTTCCTCCTTGTGGGTTTTCGCCATTTTGGGCAAAAACCTTATAATCAATTCCCTCAATGAATTGTTCGTTATTGATCAATGCCCTAACAGCTTTACTTTTCTCCGAATACACCAACATCCAAACCTCATCAAGGTTCACGGGGAACTCTTCGCTTGACTTAGCTAGATTCAATACAGCGATGAAATACTTCTTTACCTCATCCGTTCCGCTTTCTTTTGTTAAAACAATCTTACTTTCCATCTGTTTCTTCTTTTCTGTTTTTAACGTGTGTCTCACGCTCTTAAACTTTGCTAATCTTTAAGTTTTTCAATTATATAACCACGACCTGTATAGGTACAAGCCAAGCCGATATACACTAGCTGATGTAAAAGCCACCATTCCTCAGTGAACGGCAATCTATCACACTTTACAAACTCATCTTCATCCTCAAAATCAGATGCCTTTTCCAATATTTCTTCCTTTGTCATTATCTTTAAATTTGTGCCCGAAAGCTGTTAAATATCCGCATCTTTTATTTTTTGTAATGTGTCAAGTATCACATTTGCAATCTCAAACCTATCAACATTTGGATTCTGTGGAACACTATAACACAGAGCTTTTAAAAGCTCAAAACATTGATTATCATATAATATCATACGCTTACTTCTTTTGATTAAAATACTTTTCCAACTCTCGAAGAATGAACAACCCTCCTATCTTGAAAGACTGCTCTATCACCCCTCGATGTTCCTTAAATACGTTTTGACTTCTTGCAAACCGAAACGCTTCATTCTCTAGTATAAGCACAAACTTATTAAATTCTGCATCGGTCATTTGCCATCACCTCCTTCCTTTGGAAGTAAGTCTTCAGCATAAAGCCATTGAGTAATTTGCAGACATCTAACTAGTATTTCCCAACTACAATCTATGTATTCTGTTCCGAATCCATTATTGTTAGTGGTTTTAAACATGATGTAACTATGACGCTTTGGCTCTTCACTAGCAGGATGCCACAAATCCTTTAAAAATTCTTCTTGCATCCATTTAGCGCAATCCACAAAACCTTCTTTATAGCAAGCTTGCCAATATTCGGAAATAAAGGCTCCCGCCGCATGTTGCTTTGCAACTTCTTCTATTTTCTTATCATTTAACATATCTAACCCTCCACATTATTTGTAGTTCCAAGCAAGTGTTCATTGCCATCGTAAGGAATACACTGAATCCAAGGGATACCATTATCGCATCTATAGTAGAGTTCATCTTTATAACCAAACAAACTTACTTCCCATATATCATCTTCATTATCTCTAACCAACACCTTATCAAAAGGCTTGAACTCAACCTTTGGCTTCAAATCCACAACTTCTTTCTTCTCAGCATCCCAAGCCTTGCCTTTCTTTGCGAGAGCATCAAAGAGCTGCTGCTTCTCAGAGTCAGTTGCTGGGCGGAGACTATAATGAACTCTTGTATTACCATATTCAGCTATAGTAAATTTATCGTCAGTATTATAGAAAGCATAGTAAAAAGCTCTTTCGTCTCCATCTTTATATTCACTTCTTAAGATGAAAATACAATTTGCATAATATCCACCTTTAATTCCTTTCATAAACACAATATCCCCATCCTTGAACTCAGGCTGAGCCTTCTCTATCTCCAAGGTCTCCATATTCAGCTTACCACTTAATTCTTTCTCAATGGTATTGATGTATGTAGCGGTACAACTATGTGATGCTTTGTGCCAATCCTTTGTATCCAAAAGACATGAATCAGAATGAATAGACTCTTTGTTACGTTTAACGAATACAGCCTTAACTGTTTGGTATGAAGAATGAGCAAATTCTTTGAATACACAATAGTCGCCCTCTCCATTAGCAAGTACATCGCCCTTCTTCCAAGAAAACTTTGCCCAATCACGCATTTCCTTAGAAGGTAAGAGAATCTGTAAGCCATCAGGGTATCCTTCTATTGTACCAAATTCGGAATAAAAACGATGGCAAACATCATTATTGTCAATCTCTGTACACCAAACTATTGTTTTTGTACCTGTGGTGACGATTATATCTAATTCTACATCTATATTATACAATAAGTTGTACAACTTAGTCCCTTGCGGCTTATTCTTTAGGATTTCCGCTACATTAATCTTATTTCCCATATCTGACTTTTTTATATTCATTTATTCTTCACTAAAATATTTCTTAACAAACGCTCGTTCGGTGAGCCATTTTCCAAACCCCACTCTAAAGTAACACTTTGATTTACCTTTCGCAAACCCATATTCATCACGAGGTGTATTTACACTTAGGTGTATCTTAGGAACATGGTTCACCGATACGTATGCAGTTATATATTCATCCGAGAATGCCAAATGCTGAACTTCACGGAACTCTACACTCTTAAAGAACATTTCCTTCATAAGCCTTAGTCCTTATAGATTGCATCAAGAATGCTTCTGAAATTCGGATTATCAATAACGGCTTGGGCATCTTCTTTGTTCTTGAAGTAAATAGCACCTTCGTTATAATCAATACTAGAAGTAATACCATATTCGCTGGTTCGCATAATATTATGCTTATATTCTTTAGAATTCCAATCCGGTTTCCAATCTCCATTATAACACTTAGCTATATCCATTAACTTATCCAATGCAACAATTTTCTCTACATTGCTATTAGTAACATTAGCAACGACAGGGCTAAGACCATGGTCTATTAAAGTAGATATAACATCCTCATAGCTGAAGGGTCTCTTCTTGAATGCTATAATGCCCGCTTTCAAGTCACTTTTTTCAATATCCACTTCCATTCCTTTAGGAATATCTATGATTAACTTATTATCTAGCATTTTCATTTTTCTTATGTTTCATTTCCAAAATATATTTTTTATTCACAACCAACTCGAAGAACTTATATTTAGCATGCATATAGTTGCGACCTAAATCAACTCCACCGACAAATTCTTCTCTATACCAAGAGATTGCCGTATATTTTACAATATCATGCTCTTCCGGATGATTCACACGACCATTCCACACATCTGTGCGAACCAAATCGCAATACCCATAAGGTAATTTGGCACGTATCATTCTTGTGTTCTCCGCATCAATATAGACGTTTTTGTATTCCAAATCAACGCCTGAAATTTCCTGATTAAGCTTTTCTACATCCATATCTTTTCAATCTTAAAACACTACGTTGAAGATCCCTCGGTTTTAACGGATTTTTCTTCAACATTTTATTCACTTCGTTTCGTATCTTGCGGCTTTTCCACTTCTTTGTAAGACGCATAGCCTTTAACAAACGATGGTCTCCGGCTAGCTTTCCAGCATCCTTCTTGCCACAATAATAGCCTTGCCTATAAGCCCAATATCGGGTTTTATAGACTTTCTTCATTATCTTCTTAGCTTGTCTTATTTTCATGTCAACCTCACTTTCTATGGAAAAACGTTCCATGACACCAATCGCTGCTTTCAACATACTTATGTAGTTTAGTACATCTTCCTGCAAACATACCATTGAAATGTTTACAACGACCGCATTCCTTTGAAGTTCTCAAAATTGAGCGAAACAAACTAACGTTGGCACTCGGCATATTTACCTTATTCCATCTGATAGTTGCTTTCTGATAGAGATTCTTTAATCTAGGAATGAATCTACTCTCTTTCTTGAATGTATATTTTGAATCGAAGTAACGTGTGTCCGTTCCTCTCGCCATCATATTCAAGATTTTCTTAGCTTGTCTTATCTTCATATACTACTTGTTGTTTTTATAAATTTCACATGTCCCCTCATAAATAGTGTTATTACTATAAATGTCATTATATTGCGAAATGGAAACCAATTCGTTTGCCTTCATTCCCTTAAGAATTTCATCGTATACACTTTCTATTGCTCTTCTCTTCAATTGCTCCATACCAGATTTGTCACGGCAATAGTATTGCATTTCAAAATTCGACATTGTAACTCTTGAACGAAGCTTAACGACTTGTGGCTTTATGTATCTAACCTCTATCTTTGGCTTGATGCCTAGTTTGTCAGCTAGCCATTGTTTCCATTTCGGTTTTACATCTTCTCCATCTAAGCAAGCAAGTAATATATAAATAAGACTAACACTTATATATAAAATTACAATTTCCATATGCTACTTATTTTTATCTCCAAATAATACGTGTCTTCGATAAGGGAAGAAATAGCAACATTCTCCTGGACACCACCAACTAGGAGCGTTCTTCATGCATCTACGACATAATGCTATATTCTTCTCAGCTTTTTTGTTGTCACGTTCAAACTTTCTTCGTTCTCTTCTTGAAAGAGGAGGAAGATAAGGATAAGGCTCTTCCTTAAAAACCTTTGTGGCTAAAGCATTCAGTCTTTGAACTAATATTTCTAATACCTTTTCTATCATATGCTACTTCTCATTATCGAATTTGTTGTCAAGAACATACAAGTCGCAATTATCTACAGCAATATACAAAGGCATTATACCATCACTAAAACATTTGCCACACAAGCAGAATCCATAATCTTTGTATTCAACATTACAAATTGTCTCTTCCCAATCGTCTGTTTTCACAATGTCATTTTCGTAAACTTCAACTCCATTTTTATCTTTCAGTCCAGTATATTGACAGACGGTAGAGGGGTCGACTTCTTCTTTGTTGCAGATAGAATCATCATACCACTCGATGAATGTTCCGAAAGGTGACTTTACCAAATAACCTTTCACCCATTCGTCATCACTCAGTTTCTTTGCCTTGAATAAAATTGTTCTCATTTATTTTTAACTTTATAAGCAACACTATTAGTATGCTCTATATGTTCGTTATTACAACAATGTGGATAGAAATATTTATCTGCTCCATACATAAGTGACTCTATAATATCATCGTCACTATCTTTACACTTAGAATCAATAGTAACTCTAATATTTACTTCAAATATTCTTGCCATAACTATTCTTTTTTAAGTTCTAACTCTTGCTTGATAAGTTTTAGAAAACTTCTAGCGTGAACTACAAGAACTTTCTTATTTCCTGCGTTCATCATTCTAGTATAGTTTTCAATCATATCATCAATAATTGTTAGTGCCGATACTTTACTCATATTTTTTCATATTTAAATCTTTAAGTCTATCTTTATAGAACTTTGGAACTCTACTAACCTGCCACCAAGAACAGCATTCGTCACTCCAAGGTTCAATCCACACTGGTTCTTTTGTGTCTTTATCTTGGCAGTATACAATTCCACGTACTTCATCATTAAGCAAGAAAGCCTCTACATCAAAATCCAAATCGTCTAATGTTGCATAAGTCTTGCAATACTCATTACGTTCCATAGTGCCTTCCCTTACGAACAACTCAAAATCGTTGAATAAATCTATTTTAAGTATCTCTAGGTTGTTGCTTTTAACAACTTCTAAAAGAGACTCCTTAACGTTCATCTTGCTCATTGCTTATCCTCCTTGATTACTGGTTCTTCGATAATGTATTTACCTTCAATTTCAAATGGTAAAACGTTAGTAACATTTGCTCTATAAACTTTACCATCTAAAGCCTTAAATAAAGGATGAATAACAGTAGGTAAATGAGGAACACATTTATTGCAATGATGCACAACCTCAAAATGTCCATTTGAGCCATCACGCAATTTGCTTCCACAACACTCACAACTACCTATTCTGTATTTAAAATATGTACGTGATAAAGCAGCCTCTTTGCCACAAATATCACACTTTCCAAATTCCATGTCTGCCATATTCTTTTCTTTTTACCCTCTCCCTGCTGCCAAGGAGAGGGTGGTTAGTTACTCTGCTACTTCCTCGTAAGTCTTAGCGAAAATATTAGGCTTACAAGGATAGAACTCTCCGTTTACACCTTTGATGATATAGTCACTAAGAGAAGCATACATATCTCCTTCAAGTGTTGGGATAATAAGAACCGATTCATGATTCTTCACTTTACCTTTAGTAAACTTATCAATTTCAGATAAGTTTTCACCATTCCACTGAATAGCTTCAATGGTAACTGGTTTCTTTCTATACTTTTTAATCATATTACTTATATTTATATCCTATAAGGACGGTTAGTTACATTGGTATCTTCGTTGTATATTTATCAGATGATGTGTAGGAATATATAATCACCATCTGTAGAAGTACTCTTAATATCACAAGAAATATCTGCTTTGTCAAATACAAGCACTTCACAATCTCCACCTATAATGTCAATGTAAGATTGCAAATGCCCTATCAACTCACTTGCTTTCATATTACTATCTGTTAATATCTTTTCTTTAATCTTACGCAATAATCAATAGCTTTGATTGCTAGCCAAATAGCATGCTTCTGCTTATCGTCAATAAGATTATTTCTAATCTCAAATAATGTTCTCTTTGTTTCTGTAGAATTCATATTATTTCTATTTATGCCTGATGGCGTTAAACATTTAACAATACTCTTTTGAGCTTTATTCGCAAACTCTCTTTTAATTCTTTAGCTTCATTCCAAGGTGTATATGTAGTAGTATAAAAATTATAACTACGTTCATCTACACAATGTAAGCCTGTTATGAGTAATTCTAACTCTTCGTTTGATAATACAACATTTTTATCCATACTGCTATTATTTATGCCTGAAGGCGATTAGGAATTAACTATATAAAGTTGCTCATAAACAGTAGATTTCACAACAATAGGTTCAGAACCTAAGTCGTTATCATCTATCTTGATGGCAATTTCCATATCTCCCTCTTCATCATAAACAGTTTGAAGCTGTTGAATAAATTCACTTATTTTCATACTAATATCTTTTATATGCCCGAAGGCGGTTAAACAAACAGATACTCATCACAAGGCTCTCCAACATATTCTCTAGCTTCGTCTATAGTATTGAACTTCTTTCGTGCCACATAGATGAATGGAATACAACCGAATAGCATATTGTCTTGAACTATGTATCGCTCTGGATGCAACTTTATAATAATTCTCTTTGCCATACCTACACCTCCATTTCTGAGTTAAGTCCTAGACCGAAGAGAAGGTGCTGTAAATCTGACACATTTCTTACGTTTGTTAACCAAACTATATTATCGTTTACAACTTTGTAAACAGAATATCTATTATTCTTTTCACATAGATGTAGATGATAGCTATCGTTTATGTAACCTTCTTTATCTTTCACCCATCCATTCTTTTCTAGAATCTCAGGAGTAAGGGTAATAGGTTTGATTTCATTACTTGTTGTTGCAAAATTTCCGTGCATAAATTTTACGGTGTAAGATGCTTCATGAACTTCACAGATTTCAGCAACTGGTTCTTTAATTAAAGATGCATAAATTACCAAATCTCCTGGAATGTATTCTAACTTATCCATACGCTTAGTCTTTACCATTAATGAAATCCTCATACTCTCCTATTGTGATTTCTTCGAAGTCTGGATTTTGCTTTTCAGCTCGGATGCTATCATCGAAGAACGCAAAGATACGGTCTTTGTGACAGAGAAGTTGGGTGATGGAGAAACTACGGAAATCAGGCTCGCATAAATCCAATTCTCTCATCAAATTCCAGAAGTTGGTTACTGGCTTGAAGGATTTAAGAACGGCTGATATTGCCTTGCCTTGCTTATATCGCTTATTAGGCGCAATAGCTACATAGTAACCATCCTCCAATTTTACACCGTCTATCTTCTTCCACACCTTCTTATCTAGCGTATCGTAAAGCTCAGAAAGAAACCATATAGCGGTAATCTTGTACTCTCTTGTGAGAGTTCTGTTAGGCTGATAGCCTTGATACTTCTCGAACTTGAAGCCAACGGCTTCTTCTACTCTTTTCATGTAGGCTTGACGCTCTTTTTCTTCTGCATCGAGAATACTCTTAATGTATTCATAAGCCTTTGTCCCTTGTTTTGCTTCGTACAACATATACCTTACTTTTTACGATGATTATACTTTTTAATAGCATCTTTCCTTGAAGTTGCCATAATATTAACACCTTTGATGGTGAACTCATGTTGTGTCTTTGGCTGACACTTCTGTTTGTCGGATGGAATGCTGCCTTTCGGCACATTAAATCTAATACGTGGAATACCAAAAGGAAAATCATCACCCATTTGGTATTCTAATTCAGTTTGCATACCAATTATTGATAATAATCCATTCATACGCCTATCCTTTTATATATTCGTTCACTTCACACAAAACCCGTGTTAGCAGGTTCTTTAGAATCTTCAATTCATCATTCGAATATGTAGCTATTGGATAACCATCAAGGATAATATCACCACAACTACGACTTATCTTTAACGAGTGTTTATTTTCTTTCATTTTTCTTTTTTTTCTCCTTTACCTCTTTAAAAATTATATCCTTTCCGTCTGAACGGTTTTTACCACAACATTGACCTAGAAACCATCTAGCTTCATAGCAACCTAATTGTTCTTCAAAACAGCAACCTTTACATTGGTCACTATCCCCAAAGGACTCTACGGCTTCAATCGTAACTCTTTCTCCAACTTTAAGTTCTTTCATAATCAAAACGCTATTCTAAAATCCTTGCCTTTCAAAGTAGGTCTCTTTTTGAGGACGAACTTCTCTAATTCTTCAAAGTCTATGGGGAAGAGCGGGCCGTACTTGTACTTTAATGTACAGATGAATCTTCCGTTGAGCATAACATCAAATACAAATGTTTTCATTGATTGCCTCCTTCATGCTTTGGCAGTATATCAGATAAATAAGCCCATTTGATGATTTGGCATCTGCTAATCGAATGTCTCCAAGATTCCTCATTCCAAAGAATGGATTCTTTAAACTGTAGATAAGCATCGTTATCAAAACCAAGGGTAATAATATCGCTCTTGCTCTTATCTGGCTCTTCTGTATTTAGATGCCATAAATTCTTCAAAAACTCATTGATAGCCCACTTAGCACCATCTTTAAACAACTCAGCGCCAAATTCTTGGCAGAAGTGATGCTGACCGTCAACCTCTGTGTCTTCATTATAAGACATCATAGGCAAATCTTGCTCATACAAGTCTGCTGCTCCTCTTGCAGCTTCTTCTATTTTCTTATCGTCAAAAACCATTTTATTAAGCTTCATAACCATTATTACGTAGTTCTTCAATTAAGATCTTAACATCTTCTATAGATTCTCTTGCGAGAGTTCGTAGATGAGTTCTGCGTACAGCTTCAGGACAAGCGCATCTATTATCATGTTCATAATCTTCCCCTCGTTGTTTTACTTTATCTCTAAACAACTCGGCAGATTTCTCATACAAAAAATCTAATTCTATTTCAGATAATTTCATAATCAAACCTCCTCTTTAAATTCGGACTAACACTACAAGCCTTTATTTCGATTATCGAAAACATGCTCACCAAAAATCTTCTTAAGTACTTTCATATACCTAATCTTTTATATCTTTAATATAGCACCACTTTGTGATGTTGTTTCTCTTTACATAATCTTTCCAATAAACAAAAGAGTAAAGATAATCAGCTTCGTACTTAAGACCTCCATCGTCTCCATCATACCATTCTGTAAGAATCCATTCTTCGTAGTTTGGAGCTTCTTTTGCAGAGTACCATTTAGTCATTGTTCACCTCCTTCCTTTGGGAATAAATCACCAATATAAAACCATTTTTGAGTTTCACCATCAATAGGATTATGAAAAGTGGATTTTCTCATATGAGAAGGGAACTCTATTCTACCATCAGAATAATGATTCTCCATAATGATAACTCTTCCTATTTCAGGAACTTCACTAGCAGGATGCCACAAGCTCTTCAAGAACTCTTACTTAGTTAATCTCTTTTCCATTTTTCAATCTCCTTCACATAAAGTTTCGTTAACCTCGTCAGTGTATGTATGAGTAACCGGATTGTACTCGGAATGGGTCGCATCTACCCTACCTTTCCGGTTAGTGAAATAGATAGCATTTCCTTGGTCATAAAACCTGTACACTGTTATACTATCTACAACAAACAATTTCTCGACCTTGAATTTGTCAACAGAATCCGAGATTTGGACTCTTGTACCCTTACCTTTACAACCTACCAAAATGGCGGCAACGGCTATTATCATAATTACCTTTTTCATATCAACTTCTTTTCTTCTTGAAGAATACGTCATTCATCGTACCCTAATATACTAAAGAACTCATCCATTTTTGGATTTAGATTGTTTGCCATTAACATATATGCCGGAACGGAACGACCGATGTTGCACTCTAACTTCAATGCATGTATCATTACTGAAGCTTGATGGCTTGAAATCTTAACCCTATCCAATCTGGAAAGTATTTCGCTCTGCGAATCTGCATTACGAAACACTTTCTTAATAAGACTTTCTATATACTTACGCTGCTTGTCCGTCATTGCTCTTATTGTGCTCAAGAGACTCAACCAAAGCCTTCAGACCATTGAAAGTAGCATCCACCAACTCCTTGCTATCGGAAGCATCAAAATACCAATTTCCAATAATCTTGCTATTATTTTCGGCAAACATCGTAATACTCGTATGAGTATTTGAAGACGACATTTGGATAGACTCCTTTGTTCTACCCATGAGGTTGGCAATCTTTACCAATACCTCTACATAAGCATTATTCTTTTCCACTTTCTTCTTACAGTTTTTATGGTGTGTCTCACCTTTTTTAAATTAATAACCTTGTTTCTTAATTACGATGCAAAGATACAAAGAATATTTGAAATATGCAAATTATTTAATGTATTTCTTTTATCATTTAACACTCTATAATAATATAAACAAATAATTTGCTGACGTTAACATAAAAATCCCCACCACTACATTATTATATATAGTGATGGGGCAAACATTTAAAACAAAATAGCATTATGGATTTCTACGATTACTATCAAACTAAATCGTCCACATAAGCCCATTTATAGATGGCGTTTGATTTCGTGAACCTATTCCACCATTCCTCGCCTAAGAAATTCAGATGCTTGAAACGCTTACGAACCTTGGTCAGACCGACAATACGTCTGTTATACTCAGGCAGCTCTTCAACAGAATGCCAAGCACCTTCCTTTTGATATTTCATTCCCATTTCCAAGGCTTGCGTGGCTATCTGCCTTGCACCTTGATTAAAGTCTATCTTATCAATCAACATTTCTAAGTCCATAATCAAATAACTTTTATGTTAACTTTGTCTTCAAAAAACGCTTCTAGCACTTCCTTGGCTTTTACATCTGCTTCATCCAAGTCTTTGCACTTGATAACCCTAACATTATAGCCTATAGGATTACGTAACTCATAACTACCATTATCTTTGACCAGGCGAAGGAAAATATCTCCACCTTTGAAGCGGTACGAATATCCTTCAGTTGCTTCGTTCCACTGTCTAACTATGTTCCTCACCGCCATAATATCTTTGTGCTTTTTCCAATGCACCACTAGCACCCTCTATGTAGGCAGAAACAATAGCGTTTCGGTATAGTTCTGCATATTCCCTTTCCGCACCCACCAAGCCTTCTGCTCCTTTCAAAGTCTTTAGGGTAAACTTGTAAGCATTCTCTACTACCCATCTAGGAACACCTCTTGAAATCAAATCATTACAAAACTCGTTCATAATTTAACCTTTTAAAATTTGTGGATGACAAGGGATTTAAACCCTTGTTGGTGTCAACACCTCCCCAGTGACCTGGTACACGGAATGTTTAATCAGAAAATCCGCTCCAAGTTTACGAGGGTCGCATTGCTTTCAGTTGCCAATGCCACTCATCCGTTTGTCAGCGACAGATGCGAATTTGAAGACTGCGCACCATTCCCAACCTTGCCCAAGGGTTCCTGCCGCTGACTTATAGGCATTTGCCAATGATTGCCGACAAATTTCAAGTGTTCACATCTTACGATGCGGTATTAACTATCTCCCCTGCCCAAGGGAACAACCATTAGCGATAGGCTATTTGTAGTTATGAAACATTCAAATAAAGCCGTGCGACTCCTAAGTTTATTATCCTGCCCCCACGCACACGGCTTTGACTCGTGGGTATTTCATTTCAATAGCTTCTTTATCATTTTAACACCTCGCTTGCCAAACTTTCGCTCAACAACCTCATTATAACTCACTCCATCAATGGAACACTCATCCGGATAGCACTCTTCAAGCCAATCTGTGAACTTCAGAAAATTGAAGACCAACTCTTTTCTTGCTAAAAGAAACCGCATATCAACGAACTTTCCAAAGCTTACTCCGAAGATTTTCTGAAATTCATTACCTATAGGCAAAAAATCGCTTGACTCTATCTTCATTAGCTAACTTTCTTGGTTGTTGTTCTTTCCAGAGGATAGTCACTCTTCATAAAGTCACTTATTCCGATGTAAGCCCTTTGCGAACTCTTTTCTTCGTCTGTCAAATCCTCTGTAGCATTAATAGAAGCCTCGTTCAAGGTCTGTTCATTAAATACACCTTTTCTTACTTTGTCGAAATAAGAAAGAATTTCTTTAGTCATCAAATGGTCTGCCAGTCTCTCGAAATCCTTATCCATCACTAACGCCATGAAGTCATAGGAGTTTTCAAAAGCAAGTATTGGGGCAAAATCCTTGAACGCTTGCATTAAGTTAACGTGCAATTCTTCAAACAGCTTACGGATGATATTCTCATAAGTTCCAAGACAAAGGTTGGTGAGATTATAAAGGATGATTGCATTCGCATAAACTCCCGATTTTTCACCAATTCCTAAGTTCTGTAACCTCACCGCAATCTTATCTCGCAACTTATACAAGTCTCCACTAATCTTGTCATAAAACGTCATTGCGAATTCATTATTGAAATCTGCATTAGGAACATAAGCGTCATAATACTTAACCACCTTGCGAAGGTTCTTCTTGCAGTCCACCCATTTCTTTTTGACTTCAAACTTAACGCATTTCTTCTTCAGAATACTCTTTTCGATTTTCTGAATGAAGCACTCTGCCAATACCATTTCAACATAGACATATTGCTGAAGATAAGCCCTTGTAACGACCAAAACCTTATTTACTTCGGTTTCCGTCATTCCGTGGGGCACGCTGATTATTGTCTTCTTGCCACCGACATCCAATAGGACTCTTCTGAAACAATTAACACTAGGCATGATATTTTCTGTTTGAATATTCAACGACCTTGTTATAACACTCTGTTCTTACCAAATCCTCAACCTTACCCAATACGCTAACCTCATGAATATCATTCATATTGACTTGTGGGCAGCAAATCTGATAAAAATACTTTGTCCTGATGGTGAAACCAAACAACTTGATTTGTTCTCTGAGTACCCGACCGGACACCACCTTATCAAGTTTTTTCTTGCCTTTAAAGAGATTCAAACTCTCCTCTCTACGATATACAATATCGGTCTTAACCGAAAAGATCTTTCCGTGCATAACTATTCCTCCAAATTTCTAAGCGTTTCAAGACTCTCATCATTATCAACATCATAGCCGATATGATATTCATTACCAATTCTAGCACCAACATATACCTCTTCAGCATTCAAGATATACCAGTGCATCTGCTCACGGGTATTTCTCGATTCATCGCTCAATCCTAATACATCGAAGCACTCTTCTTGCACAGACTTACAAGGTTTCGTTCCCATATATGAAACATAAGCCAGCTTTCCGTCCTGATGCAATGGCTTCCAATTCTCCCACCAATGGTTGCGGTACTCCAAGATACCTCTTTCTACTCCATCGGCACAAACATGTTTAACTATTCGTATTTTCATTATCAACCTTTTTTAAAACAACTTTAACTGTCTTTCCTTGGCACTTGAACACACGAGACTTAATCTTGTATGTAAGATTGTTAATCACGACATAATCTCCTACACAAGGCATGAAATAGAAATCGTAATTTTTCCAAATGATATTGCCTTCGTACTCGAATTCAACCATTTTTATGTTGTTTATTCCTATATTTATCAAACATTATTGAATTAATCTCAGACCAAAAAGTTACAATTACGTCCTTGTTATCAACATCATTTTCTTGTGCTATAAAATTTCCAGCACTGACAAAATCAAAATAGCCTTCATCCGTCTCTTGTGTGCCTGTACATATTCGTGTTATGCCATTCTTGACATACTTAGCCACAAAATAATAGTATTTCTTCATCGCAGTAACTCCCTAATAAATTCGTTACGCATCGGCTCAACGATGCTTGTGTACAAACTCTGCTTATCTTCCGGAATATCATCCGGTGTAATAGCAAACATCAACAAATAAGACATCGGAATCTCCAATACCTTGCATATTGCATCAATCTTACTCTTGCGTGGAAACGTTCTTCCGGTCTCCATAAACAACATGTTTGTCTCGCTACAACCGATAGCCTTACTCAGTTGTCGTTGGGTCAAGCCCTTGCTTACCCTAATTGTCTTAATCGCCTTTCCTAAATCCATCAAAACCTCCTATTTAAATATTTCAAATCTGTTCTTTATTGCTATCATGGCATCAGTGACTCCATCTTTGTATCCAACAGAATACAAGGTACAATCCTCTTCGCTCGGTTTCTCGGACTTGGATTTCAGAAATTCTTCTATCTCACAGAAACCATGCTCCAAGAATCTGAGGAACATCGCATTCTTCGTGATAGCTGGTCGTAGAGTATCTTTAACCCAATCCCAGCCATCACCATAACCTAACGTGAAATTTGAATTGCCACAATATTTCACTTTCGGCTCATCAAGCCATTGTTTTAAAATTTCTTTCTTTGTCATTATTCCCAGTTTTTGTGGTGTGTCTCACCATTTTTATTAATAACATTTGTTTCTTAATCACGATGCAAAGATACAAAGAATTATTATAATATGCAAATGATTTAATGTGTTTATTATTTATATTAATATATTTTAATTGTTTAATATGGTTTCTACCATTTATTTTACAGTTTTTACATTTTTCACTTTCTCAAATACTCATGCGGCCAATTACCTTTATCCTTAATTTCATCTTACTATGCTCTTTAACGTGTGCCTCACGCTTTGTAATTTTTGCATCTTGCAGCGATTTCTGTCAGTCGCTTCCCTTGTACTTTCGTAGTGCTACCTTTCTTGCATTTCAAGACATTTCCTGTACTTGTATTTTGTATTTCCAAGAAATGGACGCAACAAAAACAACTTCTAAAATTCTTATCCATTTGACATTTCCTTTTTAAGTTTCTTTCTTTGAGCCAAAAACATAACAATCTCCTCGAAATCATCGCAATTCAAGAGCATTTGTCCAACCTGCCATTCCGCTGCTTTCTGCTTGGCATCCTCCATGCCCTTTGCTAAGAATGTAATTTTCTTATCTTGGCTTCGATTCTCTACAGTAACTTCAAGTGTACCATATTCAAGTTCGGTAGTCTTCATACTGAGACCTTCATCAAATATCCTCAACAAATGATTAAAAAGATTACTTCTTTCCATTTTTCAACCTTTCGTTTTCTTGTTTTAACAAATCCTCATACTCCTTACGCTTTGCTCGCATATTCTCGAACCATTTACTTGGTGTTATAGGACACCCCATAAGCCAATGGTCGAAGTTTGGAATAGGCAAATTGAATTCACTAGCTTCAATAGTATAATCGTACCACTTCAACAACTCTTCTTCGGGAGCTTCCTTGTCAATATCTGTTACAATAGTAGCCATATCGAAAGTCAAATCACCACAATTAGCTATTCCACCTGGTTCGTCACCTATCCAATATGTATCCGGATTATCCAATCCGTAAAACTCATGCTTCTCACAGAATGCCTTCAAGTAAGCATTGCAAGCATCCTCGTAATCTTTCTTTAATTTTTCCCTATCCATAATCATAAATCCTTAAAAAGTTTCTTAATATCGCTCTTCTCCACCTTTGGATGGGAGCACATCACAACTTGCGTACTTGGGTCATGTCTTACCTGCCATTCGCAAGTATTACACCCCAAATCACCAACTTTATTAATTGCATTGGTGTATCTGCCTTTCTCACCATAGGGGCAATCGGTAACAAAATCCTTTCGTCCCCAGATGTACTCATCTATCTTATAAGAGATAGCATTTGCTTTCTTCTTTTTCTCGTTATTATTTAAAAACATCATTTCATTAAAACATTTAAAACAAACATAGCTGGCCATCATCAGCGACCTTAACATTACTCTCAGAAAACCAAAGTTCCTCCAATATCATCTCCATGCAAGCTACAACAATCGAATTTCCAGCAGCCTTTTGAAGACTTGACTTCGGCACTCCACTTTCAAGCATCTTGTCTATGTATTCTTCGTCAACGTCCATCAAACGGAAGAGTTCTCTCGGAGTCAAACGCCTAATGCACAACCTTGTCTCGCCAAGAACAACCAAGGAGTCCTTGCTCGCAGATGTAATGGTATTGGCTATATTCTTTCCAAGCTCGACCTTTGGACTATGCTTTTCGCCTTTTATCCACTTCCCTTCAGAACGAGTTCTTATAGCTGCACTCATAGGTTCTTTCCATTCATTCGATACAAATTTCTCTTTACATAGCAAGTCATCACTAAAAAAGTACTTCTCATCCACATTTTCCTCCAAGACATCAACCAAGTGTTTCTCTAGCTTTGTCTTTCTCGGAAAATGATAATCTATCTTATCACCATCGTTTCGTATAGAGAGCATGAAGACACGCTTTCTGTTCTGAGGAACACCGCAGTCGGCTGCATTTACCACCTTAGCATAGTTAACATATCCGTAGGATTCCAACTCCTTGCGCCACTTGTTGAAGAACCCAATGAACTTTGTTTGAACCAAAGCCTCTACATTCTCCATCAAGAGGTATTTCGGTCTCTTGGTAATAATGGCGTTTCTTGTAAACCAAAGGATAGAGGAACGTGTATTGCTTCCCTCCTCTATTCCTTTCTGCTTTCCGGCTTGCGAAACAGACTGACAGGGTGTTGAATATGTCAACAAGTCAAAGTCGGCAACCTTGCTCCAATCTATCTTGGTCATATCACCGAAATTCTTACCGGACAGACTAGGAAAGCAAGCATTATGTAATGCTATTGCACTTGGCTCTATCTCCGACCAGCCGATGCACTCGTAATCGAAATCAGAATGGTTCTTCTTCAACCGCTCTAAAGCCATTAGTTGAGAGTCATATCCGGCACATTGTTCAAATGTATGTATCTTCATTAAATATCATGGGTTTTACAAAAATCCTCTACAAAGCCGTCACCCCAATCATCCTCATGCCATATCTTTGCAACTTCAAGCTGTCCCATTTCCTTTATGGCCAAAAGAACTTGCTTTATATCGTTTTCATACTTAGGCAATGAGTTCTCTATAATCGGAAATAAATCCTTTATCTCTTCAAAAGACAACACAACATCAAACGAACCACCTCCACTTGGCGTTACTTCAAACAACTCTTCAGAAAGATTCTTTGCGGATTTTAACCACTTCAAGAATTGCTTTCTACTACGATACTCACAATATAAATTGCTAAACTTTACGTATAGCTTATCAAAACCTAACTCTTTCATAATAAATCAAATTTATCTTTAATTATCTGTTTCAAACACCGTCTGCTTGCCTCGTCTCATAGCACGATACTTCTCAGGAGCCATTGGTAAGCCATTCTCTTTTAATGCTTTCTCATATGCACCAAAAGCCAAGCAATCCGCTTGCTCGTTCAAATCATCACCATTATGCCCCTTTACCCAAGTCAAAATAACAAGCTTATCCTTTGCACACTTACGATACAACTTAATTAAGTCTGGGTTCTTTATATCTGCGCCTATTTCCCAATCTGTATAGCGGAACATCTTTAATGCGTACTTAGAATCACTTCGAACCTCTACGACAGAACCTTTCGGGCAATAATTAACGGCTGATATTATCGCCAACATCTCCATTCTGTTATTTGTCGTATGCAAGCAATGATGTGTCTTTACCTTTTCAAGTTCACCTGTAGCTGTATTCACAACGATATAAGCCGAGCCACCTGCCTTGTGAGTGGAATAATTATCGCAGCTTCCATCGGTATAGCAAATATAGTTTGGAACTAATCTTTCCCTACGCAAGTCTTTCTTGCTATTTTTATCTTTCGCCTTCATTTCTTTGGCTATTGACTTGTGTAATTCTTTATTTTCGTTAATTTCTCTTATCTCTTCTGCTTTTTGTTGTATATCCAAACATCTTTTACTATTTTCATCAAACTTCTTTATTGTTATTTTGTCGCTGCACTTATAAGTGTACTCAGTTATCTCGGAACAGGAGTACGAAGCTGATATTTGGTATTCACCATTAGGTAATTCTACAAAATCATAGCCTTTGGGTAAGTACACATACACATGGAACTCACCTCTGCATTTTCTTAATGCCTTAGTCAAAATCGGGACAAAACGACTTTTAGGATATACCAAAAGACTCCGACTTGTTGCGACACTATCAATCATTTTTTCTCCTTCAAATGTAGCAAACGCATAATAATAACTTCCTTTGTCACCACACACATTACCAGCTAAACTTATATAACATTCATACTTCTTCATAATCTCGTATATATAATAATAACACGTAATATACTAAGGAACACGTTAGCCTATTAAAGACTCCCTAAATATATATTCCAACTAACTACTAATATGAAAATGTCCGAAATAGAACTCGACCTTTAATCAGGTATATTGGTTAATCCTATTGATCCATTATAGTATTTGTTCGTGCCTTTTTCAAAAGCACCATGTCCCTTCAATTTATAACCATAGATTCTGTGCTTGATAGCAACAGAAGTCTCTCGGTCTCCAAAAGAGTAAGAGCAAGGTATGATTAAATAGTGCAGGTTACCTACGTTAAACGTAAAGTTCCTACGACCAAGCCTTTGCAATGTTCGTTCCATCTCTCCCTCGTTTCTATCATCTGCCATGTGCATTTCCGCATACGTGGACTTAATCTTACCTTCGCTGATAAGATTCTTCTTGATTCGGCATATAGAGCCATGCCCCATATTCACAACCTTTGCAAATGAGTTAGTAGTTAGTTGATGCCAAGCACAATCATTGTTTCCAACGTTAAAACAGTCTTGACGAGCACCACTAATAACCGATATGTACAAAATGTTGTTGACTATAGAATATAACTCTTTTAGCTTATAGTCCTTGTTAATAGGAATACGACAAACGTAAGCCCCTTGGAAGCGACCTCCATTTTTATTGGGCTTCTTTTCTTTGTCACGGAACGTATTCACGATAAATCGCCCGTTACCAAGTTCTGTAAAGAGTCCATCCTCCTTGACATCCTTTAGCAATTTTCTTGCCTTTGGATAGCCCACACCGAGTTTTTTCCTTACATCCTTGATGGTTAAGTTAAATATTACAGAATTTCTGCGTTGCATCTTACACCAAATAGCAAAGCAAAGCGTCTCTTTGTGCGCCTTCACTTCTTGTGATGACGCACCATAGGTGTACTTCTTTACCAAGTCCATACGTATATGTAAATAATGCTTTCCCATAAATTCCCTATTTGTTTAACTTATCTGTGTTTCGCCTACTCCAACAATCATAGCCCATTATTAACTTAGAACTATCTAAGGATGTTTCGACTCAAAACAAGGATTCTAAAAAGAAATCCTTACCCTTCATTCGTCTGACCCCGAAATCTAGGTAAGGATTATCGTAGTATGGCTTTCGCCACGGGAAATCTTATTGATTCTTGTAAGCGGGTCAGCACCAACAAAGCACGCTGCAAAGATACTAATTTATTTCCAAGATGCAAGGGCTTTAATGTATGGAATTATGCATATTATATTTTCTTAACACATAACACCATATTTAGTTACGTATACAAAACTACAAATACATTAAATCGCTTGCAGATTTGGTATTTCACACTCTAATGCATTTTCAAGATATAAAAAAGAGCAACCACCATCACTGGCAGCTGCCCCACAAGTTGTTACCTAAAAACCAATCTAAAACCTTAATAACTAAAAACCAACCTAATGAAAAAACTTTTTCTTATATTTTACCGTGAGAAAGAAAATCATTGCTACCAGCGTCAAGGAAACGACCCAAAAGGAAATCATACCGAATTTCCAATAGAACAAGTCCCATCCAACCAAGTCTTTCTCAATATATTCCTTTTTGGTCTGGGTGATACTCAATTCTCTGTTTAGACTATCCCTCTGAGCCTTGTATATACTCGCTCGCTCTGCTATCTCCTTATAATGAATAAGGCTATCACGAACCTTGGATAGTTCCTTGCTGTCCCTGTATCTAATCTCTATATGAGTAGAATCCTTACCTAGTACCTTACCACTCTCATCTACCCTTGTCTTAACATCATCCTTGATGTAAGTGGAATCCTTAACCTGCTTTTCGGTCTGCTCCCAATGGTAAGAGAGTAAGCTGTCCTGAATGAGCCTGACCCTTTCATTGACGATAGAGTCCCAGTGAGCATAAGTAGTAGTGTCTCGCACCACCTTTTCCACTTCTACATATCTCGTTGTCCGGCATCCGTACATCATCAGCATGATGAAGAAACCTACCAATATGGTAACGAGCCAACGCCACCAATCAAATCTAAGTTGCATATCAACCTCCTTTTTGAGTGCAAAGGTACAAATAAAAACTAACAGGAACCATTTTTTAGTCCTTACTCTCTTTTCCAAAATTTCAAAAGTGAAGAAAAACCACCACCCAATTAAGGATGATGGTCTTACTAATGCCTTAGTTGAGCCTGTATCTCGTAAGATTACCAAGTAATTAACTTTCCGTTATTACATACGAGCTTTCCGTATTGTATATTTCCAACCCTGCGAAGCCATCCATGCAGGTTCTCGCTTTGCTTTGGGTCATTGTTCACAATCGCATTGAGAAAGGCAATTCGTGACACCTTCAGCTTATCGAACAACGCCCATTGACCTTGTTTGTATGAATTGATAGCAGCTAAGGTCATATTACCCATGATGCCATCAGCTTTTGTTCCTACGATAGTTTGAATCTTTTGTACAGCTCTGCTTACTCCACTATTATAAGCAAAGTCAACCAAGAGATTAGCCACCGACTGGTTGTTGATTTGGTCAGCCTTGCAAGCATCCCAATAATATTTCTTGAAGATGTGATGCCATTGTTCATCGGTTATCTTCTTCAAGTCCGATGCGGTCTTACTAGCACCATAAACTTTACGGAACGTCTCTAGGGTCACGCCTTTCATCGTTGCGCCTCCCCTGTCACTCTTTTTGTTAGAATATCCACCCTCGAATGAGAGAATGAATGGTTTTAAAATACTTGAGTCTGCCATAGTCTATTTATCGTTTTCGCTTTGATGTTCGCCACGTTCCCCTATAGTCTTGGTAATGCCAGCCGTGACGAACAAACTAGCCACACTACCAACAAATGCACTTAACCCCATCAAATCGGTCTTGATCGTCCCATAAGTCACCACTTCCCACACTAAGATGAAGCATACAACTAAGAGCATCAAGAAACCTATCAAGGTCACGGACACTAAGAAGAATGCCTTGCTTGAATGTCCGCTATTAACTTGTATAAGTAATTTCAGATACTTAACCATATTTTAATCCTCCCTGTCACGATATATAGCACTCTCTTCTTTTTCAACAAATGCTTCTAAAGAATCTCGTTTTCTTGGTGGGGTTCTAAGTTGACATCCATCCTTGATGCATCTATTCCATTGTGCCTCATGCAAGGCAAGCTTCAAATCGTTCTTCTCGTCCCTAAGATTGCGTATCGTAATTCTGTATTGGTTGATTTCCTCATACAATTCATCTACTTTACTGTTAAGATTAACGACCGACTCGTTGGAACGTTCATAGAGAGCCTTCCACTCATCGGCATATGATGAAATAGTCTTATTCTCTTCCTGTGATGCGAGTGCCGCCTCCTTTCGTTTTCTACTATTATAGTACAGCAACGTGGAGATAACTCCCGATGCGCAAAGAAGATTAATTCCCGTCTGTATTAATTGAATAGTTTCCGCTGTCATTTTATTGTATTTTTTGTTGCAAAGATAGCTATTTATATATAATAATGTGAAAATAACCGAGTCAGAAAACTACACAATTAATTTTTGTGCAAATAATTAAATATTTCCAAAACTAAGTTATAACACATTAAAACATTTGCTCTTTCAACAAAATCTAATTACCTTTGCAAAAAACAGGTGAGACACACCACAAAAACTGAATAAAAATGAAAGTTATAGAACAAGACACAATAAACTTTATTAAGGCGCACATAAATGAACGACCAAGATACAAGTTGGCACAAAGAATGGGTGTCAGCGTGAAATTCTTGTATAAGATTCTACATGATTGCAATTGTAAAATCGAACATAAAAGACCTGTTCCGCAACCCAACAAGAAGCGTGATGAACAAATTGCAAAGCTTTACACCAACCATTCAGTCAAAGAGATTGCCGAGATTGTAGGGTGTCATCCATCTACAGTAGGAAAGGCGGCAAAAAGACTAAAGCTTACTCATTCGAAAGAAACTATCGAAAGACTTAAAAATAACAGTTTGGCAAATTTAAAGAAAGCGTATGAGAAAGCAACAATAAGTAAAAGGGTAAAAAGCTGGCAAAAAACGATGCGTGTAGAAAAATTCAGAGTTATGTCCTGCATACCACAGAAAACGAATTTTAAGTTTTCCGAGTTGCCGACAAAAGCGTATCACGCCAAATACAATCTCATTACGAAGCATGGGTATTTCGGTTTTGAAGGCGAACCTTACATCTTGGGTTATGACCGGAATACTCATAGGATGAACGAAAAGTACTACATGGATAAATATGGATTTTCTTTTGAGGAGGATGAAGGATGCCAAGAAAATTAACACAAGAACAGATGGACTATATCAAAGCCCACATCAATGACTATCCACGAAAGGAAGTGGCTAAGACAGCTGGTGTTACCGCACATACATTATATAGGTATATCACTATTTTAGGTGGCACTAAATTAGACAACAAATTGAATAAGAAAACTATCAGAAAAATCTCTGACATGTATAAGACAATGACTGCAAGAGAAATTTCAGAATTATTGGATATACCTATATCAACAATATTGAGACAAGTCAGTAAGTTCGGTCTAGAACATGATGAAGAAACGAAAAATAGGATTCGCAAAGAGCGAAACAAGTCTTTACGGAACTATTGGAATAAAGAAAAATATGCTAGTAAAGGCAGAAAGCTGCATATGCAATATAAAATGGATGAACTTAGAGTGTTGTCGGGTAAGCCTCAAGAAACGAGGTTAAGAATGAGAAAACTCTCTCCAAAGGCTTTGAATGCGAAGATGTATTTGCGCAAGTTTTACAACTATTTCTACTCAGATGGTGAGCCGTTTGTCCTCTGCTATGATGCCGAAACGAAAAGACATCCGAAAGAGGAATACTATACTCGAAAGTTTGGTTTCAAGTTTGTGTGTGCATAATTTATGTTTGCAGTTTCGTTTGCATTTTTTGTTTTCTGCAAACGGAATTAGCAAACAAGCCTTCGATTTTCATGAATCCGAAAGTATGACATTACCTCCTATCACTTTAACTTATTGATTATTAGCGATTAAAAGAAAGTTTGATAGAGTTATTAAACCTTTTGCTTATTATGCGTAACTTTGCAGCCGTAACGTTACAAAGAGTTAGTTTAATTAAGGTTTAACACAAAAAGATTATTCTTATGGAGACATCAAAAACTTATGTTTTTAATCCAGAGGGTTCAGGTAACAATGGAGGAATGATGAGCTTGATAGCTCCTTTGCTCCAACAGAGAGGCGTTGACCCAAACGTTCTTCTTGCGATGAAGGGTAATAACGGATTCGGCAATGGCGATGGTTCTTGGTTCATTTGGCTGCTCTTTATCCTTTGCTTCTGTGGTTGGGGCGGTAATGGTTTCGGCTTTGGTGGTCGTGGCAATGGCGCAGGTCTTGCCAATGAAATCAACAATGACTATGGTCGTTCCTTGCTTATGGATGCTATCGGTGGCAATCGTAATGCACTCAGTAATCTCGCTACTCAGCTCAATTGTACTGAAGGACAGATTCAACAAGCAATCTCTGCCTTGACAACCCAAGTTCAGAACGTGGGCAACCAAGTAGGCATGAGCGGAATGCAAACCATCAACGCTCTTCAGCAAGGTAATATGCAGATTGCATCACAACTCGCTGATTGCTGCTGCCGTGTAAATAACAATATTACGGCTATGGACGGAAACGTCAAGTTGGCTATGTGTCAGCAAACTGGCACTTTGCAGAATGCCATCAACAATGTAGCCGTAGGTCAGGAGCGTGGCTTCTCTAACGTGGCTTACGAGACCCAGCGACAGACTTGTGACTTGCACAACGCTATCAAGGAAAGCACTCAGACCATCGTTGACGGTCAGAAGCAGGCTGAGATGCGTGAGATGCAGAACAAGATTGATTCTCTTCGTGAGGAGAACAGTACCTTCAAGTCTTCCGCTATGACATCACAGATTGTGGGTCAGGCTGTAGCACCTATCAATGCGGTATTGGCTGGCTTGCAGAGTGAGGTGGCAGGTATCAAGTGTAAGTTGCCAGAGACGGTAACTACTCCTTACAGCCCGTTTACTGCGGTTCCTAATTGTGTCGCTTATCAGGCTGGTCTGTATGGTTTGAATGCTGCCAACAACGGATTCTGGGGTTAAAGAAAGGAGGCTGCTATGTTATGGATGAGACCTTTTGCATGGGTTAATCGTAACGGCTCGGCAGCTATCGCATCTACAGGCGTGGTGGTGAACACCGAAAATGTCGTTTTCTCGTTCAGAAACCACGCCTTCGTGAATGCTAACTATAGGGGAACTATCTTTGTGAACCTACATCAAGCTATTCCGACAGGTACGACAAATACGCTGCCTATCCTTTTCGAGACCAATGGCGTAACCCAAGCTGTAACTAAGTTCAACGGCAATCCTTTGACGGTAGCCGACATTGCAGGAACTGGAGTTTATCAGTTTTGGTTCGAGCGAGATACTAACACCCTTCAGCTAATGACGGGTATTGTTTAACAATTAACATTACAAAGCTATGTTTCAAGGACTTCGACCTAACAGCATATTCTATGTGCTTGACAAGGGTGAAAACCCAAGTCTTAAAATCGGACAGGTTGTGTCGGTCAGTAACCCACAACCTAAGTTCCCAACATATACTCCAGGGCAATTCAACCCACAACCAATGGAGACTACCGTTGATGTTGTCGTGAAATTGCCGAATGAGCAAATGGAGTTCAAGCAACTCCCATCCAACATGCAAATCGCAAACTCAGAGAACCTTGTGGTTTCTGAAAGTCGTGAAGCCATGGATGCGGAAGTTGAGGCTATGTTTCGCCATTCTAAGGAGATTGTGGAAAGCGAGCCATACCACAAGAAGGTTATGGAAGAGTGCGCAAAGATGCGTGCCATCTTGAATCCACAAATAGCCAAAGACAGACAACAGGAAGAAGACATCAATAACCTCAAAAGCGAGGTCAGCGGAATGAAGGGAACTTTGACCGATATTAAGTCTATGTTGTCAGTGGCTTTGGAAAAAGTTAATACAAAAAAGTAAATCATTATGGGATACATGATAGAAATTACCGAAAACAAGGTAAATGAAATGTCGGAACTTGTAGAGAAGATGCTTAAGTATGGTGGCAAACTCATGCACTGCATTGATGAAATGGGGGATGACAAGTATGGACGAATGGGTCACAGAAGCCCAATGCCGGATTACCGAGACAATTGGGATGATGACGATGATGACCGCTATGGTGAAAGACATGGTGGTCGCAGAGGTGGCGGTTATCGCTATTAGTATTACACTTTGAGGTGGGGAGAAATCTCCACCTCCTTTAAAAGCTTTTATTATGGGAAGATACAAAATACCACTTGACGCATACGATATGAAGCCTGAAGGGATGATTGCATACCTTCGCTACAATGGCTGGCACTTCAATAAAAAGATGTGCGATTGGGCTATTACCTTAATGCGCAAGACAAACGCAACGACTGGTAAGCTCGAAAAAGTTGAACCGACAGAAAAAGATACAGTCGAGGAACTTCTTAAAGTCAACAACGTAAAGTTGGAGAATGCCGACAATTACGATTTCGTTTATGTCGCAAACATGGCTAGAGCCGATTTCTTTAAGTCTTCTTTAAAAGACGAAGCTGCTTTGGCTCAATTCATTAAGGATATGGTGGATGACCCAGACCAAGCGGACGGATTTATTTTCAATAGATTTTATGCCGATTGCAACCATAATGGTATCGGCATTCCATGGGATGATGTATTATGATTAAACAAGAAATTTACTTGGAGAAATACGATTGGAATGTGATTGTATGTCATGTAGCTAATCAAGAAGATGTTGACGAAGCTATGGACTTACTAAGTTCCATTGATTGTAAGGGGCAACCATTATTGGATGCATACGACCACATTTCAACCGATTCTTCAAACAAAGGATTGACATACACAAATGTTTCAAAGAAAACAAGTGTTGTGCTCATTTGCAAGTCTACTTCTGAAGGTGAGTATATAAATAGTCTCACACATGAAATGTTTCATGTAGTAGCACATATATGCAACCATCTGGGAATAGATATGCAAGGCGAAGAACCATGCTATCTTATGGGATGGCTTTGTCAGTCGATATTATAGAAGATTTCCTTATAAGTTTAACTTGGCGGGCAGACTTTGGATTTTTCCATCTGCCCTCCTATAAAATTACAAGAATATGAGTTGTTCAAAAATCAAAAATTACCTTTATGAACGTTACAATGAGGATTATAACGTTCTTTCCGAGAATGAAAACCGAGTTATCATTACATTTGATGATTCAGACTTGTCTGTACTAGTGAACAAGAAGGAGAATAAAATGTTTATTCTTGTTCCGTTAACTAAGATGCACTCATTTGAGTTTCATCCAAATTGGCTATCAGTAGATGGAGAACGTATTAATAGCAATTTGTTTTGGCAAGAATGCGGCAACCAAGTGATAGAATATCAAGGTGATGCCCCTATAGCTATCAAGCAAGACACCATAGAGAGAATTGTTAAAGATTTCATTAAAAACAGATAATATTTTGAAATTTGCATTAATTTATTTGCAAGATTGTTGCTTTTGTCGTATCTTTGCATCATTAAAAGGTGAGACACACCAAAACAACTGTGTTTTTTCGAACTCTATATTTGAAAATATAGATATTAAACAACAATATAGAAAGCAAAGATATGACAGAAAAAGGATATTTAATCAAGAAAAAAGTATTATTCATTGATTTAGACGACACGATTATTACAACTATATCAGGAAACACCTTTCCTACAGATGTAACAGATTTCAAAATCCGTAAAGAGGTTTTGGATAAGATTGTAGATGTATTCCCTACTCTTTACTATGTGGAAATAGTCTCAAACCAAGGAGGCATCCCTCAATTTGTTGACGAACAGGATTTTATCGGCAAGATTAAGGCTATTGAAAGCTTTATGCAAAAATATCTTCGCAATCATACCGGACGAAATATCTTCGTCAACTCTATGTATTGCCCATCGCATGCAGAGATAGGAATGAGAAAGCCAAATACAGGAATGCTTGAGTCGTATTCTTCTTGGAAGAAAAGTGAGCTGGTAATGATAGGTGATGCTAGTGGAAAAGAAGGTGACTTCTCGGACTCCGACAAACAATGTGCGGAGAATTTCGGTATTGAGTACATAGATATAGAAGACTTCTTGAAAATGTAAAAAAAGAGAGGCAATCACTTACCTCTCTTTAATATCTACACTAATCAAAATTTAGCCCAATCTTCTATATCAATGTTTTTATTCCAAAAATCTTCTATTCTAGCATAAAGGGCATCAACATTAGCACAATGCAAGGAGCTGAGTTTCTTCTTGAATACTTCCATATCCACATCGTACTTTTTGTTAAGTGAATCGTAAATCACTGAATCTTCACAATGAGCAATAAGCATTTTAACGTTATATCTTATCGAATCATTGATGATTGTCCCGTTGAATGAATCCGCAAGGAACATCCATTCATTAGCGGAGAATATACCACGAAGCTCTGTCGTAGATATTAATCTTATACTCTGCAATGTATTGACAGTATCAATAACAGCTTGGTTGATGGACTTGCCATCCTTAGTGAGCCAATCCGCAATTTCCTGTGGAAGGCGAATTGTCGCATTCTTAGTTTCTTTCATATCTAAAACGTATTAAATATTATTTTTGATTTTTCCAGATTTCGTAATCATCCCAAGATTCAAAACCCATATAACCACCAACAACGGCAACTACTTTGCTTGCATAAGGCATTTCGTCAATAGCCTTCTTTCTGTTTTGGTGATTATGTTCTACACACTCATAAAATCCTTGTCTCATAAAGCAGACTTATCCGTGATGTCGAGGGCTGAATATATTGTTATTCTTCATGCTTGCTAATATGAATGTCGATTTTAACTTCTATCGGCTCTTCATCATCCCAAGTTGGAACATCAATGCCTAAATCTTCACAATAGCTTTCGTCAATATCAAAACAATGACCAACACCATTGCTTACCCAATTAAAGAATCCTTTATCAGGTGGAGTCGTGAATAGATGTAAACATTCATCTTCATCGCAAGCAATAAAAGCTAGCATATCTGTAAGAAATACTGGTTTCATATCTTATGCCTTATCCGTGTTGGCGAGGGCTGATAAAAATTGTAATTTTAGTTTCTTAAACATAACCTTTTGGTCAAGGCTATCGGCAAAACAAAGAGAAATAGACTCTTTTAATTGTTCGTCCGTTCGGCAATCTATATAATCAGCATAAATAGCTTCAATATAGCTATTATACTTATTAAAATCATATTTTATAGAACCGTCAGATAGGTGAACAATATTTTTTGTTCTTCTATCTATATTTTTATTCTTTGGAATATATATAGTATTACTCATTCTTCAATTCTTTAAGTGCAAAATCCAAAAGCCTATCTATATCCATTGATAGTGAATAACAGTTATCGTCATCTATTCTTTCTAGCTTTTTTCGAGCACGATTTATTAATTCTATCACATTTTCTGTATTCATATACATCTGCTTATCCGTGATGCGTAGGGCTAATTTATTAATCTTCATACTTGTAGTAAAGCTTCAATGGAGACTCCCCATCACAGGTGACTGTAAGAGTAAGGTTCTTACAAACAATCTTAGCATTTGCCTTTGCTTCTTCTACACTCATATCCATATCGTAAGCAAGACCATCCTTACTTGCGATATACTCATTAGCAATTTCCATTGCCTCTGATTTTGTCCTTGGGAAAAAATTTATTTTCTTCATATCTTGCTGTACTTTAAGTTATTGTATTATTTACGCTTGCAAAGATAAGAAGAAAAAATCAAATATGCAAATATTTAGCACATAAATATATGTGCTTTAATATTTTTTAATAGAATAGCCCGATATATCCTATATAATAAGGTGTATCGGGCTACGAACTTGTTATTGTAGATACAGATACAATCCTTCCCCGAACCACATTATCAATATCATAGTTGACATTACTACCCAAATCAAGAAGTACTTATCGACCTTCTTATACTCATAAGAATAGTATAGGTATGCGATGAATGTGCTATTGATTATTGCTAACATCGCTACTATAATCAAAGTACAAAACATATAATCCCTACTCATATATGCTCGCTTATCCGTACTGCGATAGGGCTTATACGTTATGATTTTCTCTTACTCTTAATGAAGTGCAGAATATCCCACTTCTTAAAATATCGGGTGTGCCCACGCTTCTTACATTCTCCATTAGGAATGTCGCCTCTTGCTACCATACGATTGAGTGTAGCATCAGAAATGTGAAGCTTTTCCTTAACCTCCTCAGTGCTCATCATAGGATTGAGCATATCTGGAATGATGTCGCACAATCTATCAAGGTCATCGTCACTCATTCCGCAAGCGGTAACCTTCTCACCATTTCTCTGTTGCTCGTCAGCCTTAAAGCAAGCATCACTCAATGATTTCAAAGCCGTACCGAGTATCTTATAATTCAATATCTTTCCCATATTACCTTTGTTTTTACGAAAAATTCTCAGAAATCGCCTTTATGCGCAGATTTTGCGTCCTAACTTTGTTCTACTGATAAACATGTCGAAGAATCCGTATATATAAAACATTGCTGTTACTATCATTACGGTAAAGCAAGAGTCCACCATGTCCTTGGTAGTATACCAGCTCCATTCAACGATGTGAGCAGCATTCACACCAAAGAAATAAAAGAAGGGTATTCTGTATCTCCAACATAGGTAGAAGAACCTGCTCGCCAGTATAAGAACCATAGGTAAAATGTACACCATAAAGTAGATATAGAGATAGCAGGGAAAATTCTCATTGTTTGTTATGAACATTTCACGAGGGTGCTGCGAGAAATCCCACATTCCGTATGCGTGTAAGCACATAATAATTATTGGAACGTACTTACAGAACCAGCGGAAGAACTTCAATATCCTTCTGCTATACCGATTACCATGCTTCATCAGCAAGTCCATGACCTCACTGACATCTTTGTCTTGCAACCACTTTAACAGGTTGCCTTCATCTTCTTTTGTCATAATTTCGTTGATTTCTAGGTCGATTTACAAATTAAATGTGTTGCAAAGATACAGTTTTCTGCACAAAATTGATGAAAATGAGAATATTTTTGTGTTAAACTTTATAAAAAGTAACAATCTGTAAGTTTTGTTACCAAATTCTTGTTACCATTTTATCATTTTTTGGTAACAGAAACAAGGCGGCTACAATGTTGTAAACCGCCTTGACTTTTAGAATACATACGAAAGCCATCTATAACGCTTCCTGCCTTCAAGGTACGTGAGGTTCTCCTGATTGGCATAAGCCTCCTGCTCAAAGGAAATGGCACGATAAGCCTTATGACTGTCTCTGAGGATGATAAGCCTGATGAGCCATTCAACAATATACCACAAGTAGAAAAATACATAAAGCATTTCCTTCATTTGCTCGGTATGTATCTGCTCATGATTGAGCGATACATCACTAATCGGTCTGTCTCTTCGTGTGAAGAGAACCCCGAAGAGGTTCACATAAGTAAAACCTCTAGGGGGAATAATTTTATTCTTGATAATCTTCATACTAGATAATGAATAATTCTACAAATAAATAGGTGAGGAACACATCTGCGAACCCTGCTATCTCCAGCCAATACCAAGGGTGAAATTTTACTTCCTTACTAATATACCAGATACCGTTTGCCACCTTGAAGAAATCAATGGCAACAATGTAGATGGTGTATACCAAGGCTATCACGAACGTTATCCACCAACATACCGACAAACACCAGCCCACACAACCTGCCGCAGCCACGATAGCCGCTGTCTTATGCACGGAATAGGCATCACGGTCGCAATAGTTCGGGGCAAAGCCTACGAAGCACAATCCCGCACAGCCAAGGAAGACAAGAAACTGAATGCCCCTGCCTGTATCGAGCAGGCAGATGAGCATGAGGAACGCCACCGCAACCATGATGAGTGAGAATAGCCAGCCCATGTTGCGGGGCTTCTTGAAGGGAGCGATTTCGCTGCCCGTAGTAGGCTGCAACTGATAATAGGTATCGCTCACCATATTAGGGATGCCGAAGCGCAAAGCCATCAACAGCAAATATCCTCCAAGCAAGAGGAACGAGATAAATGCAAGATACCACATAAGCCTACACCTCCATCTTCAGTTTCTCAGGATAACCTGACTTATAATCATAGGTCAGGACACCCTCAATGTTATCCAACTCGCTCACTGCCTTCTTATGCGCTGCGGTCACATTGAAGCATTCCAGAGCGTACATTTCCAATGCTGAGAGCAACTGTATAGCCTTGTCACAGTCTACCTCAAGCTGATAGCTGCCCAGCCAGAGCGTAGTCTTCTGTTGCCCCATAGCTTTGGCGATGGTGGTAGAGTTCATCAGTCCTACTCTGGTAGCCTTGTCGAGCCATACTTCCATGCCGTTCAGCAGGAAGGCGTTGACGGACGAAGAAGCATCGTACTTTTCAATGTAGGCAAGCATCGCCTTGCGCATATACTCCAAAGGTTCTGCGCCAAGACCTTCACTAATCTCTTTTATCTCTTCCATGCTTGCCTGCTCTCCACTCGCCAAGATGTCGTTCAACACCAAATCCATGCTAGGCTTGTAGTCATACCGCTCAAGCATGTAATCACACAGAGAGGACTCCTTTTCCTGCCCATCCTCTGTTTTATCAACCTGCATGGTCTTAGCCCATGCCACTCTGTAGATGTCTCCATCTATTACCTTAAAAGCCGTGAAATCGGCTGCTTCACCAAATGTCTTTACCATAATTCCAACAATAAGATTTTGTTAATAATTACATTCTCTCTTGTGTACCTCCTTCCTGCTTGCTTGCAGAAAGGAGTAAAGGGATGAAGTTTTAAATTGCTAATAAGCGCACACGGGAATGGTATAGCCGTAATCGTTCTTACTTGAATTCGACGATTGACCATCGTACCACCGATACCTCCAGCAGTTGTATTCGGATACCTGAGTTGAAGTATTATAGAAGAAGCCTTCTATTAAATGAATACCGCCAATTTTTGCCAATGCCGCATCTATTTCTTTCTTGTTATTATAAGCATCCTGCGCTTCGCCTAGTGACCATAAGTAGCCTTTCTTGCCGTTTTTGAATGTGTAGCTACGACAGTACTCTGCGGCATAAGATTCACCCGTACCGACTTGTGATATAATCTTATCGGTATTCGCTTCGCCAGCATAGTCTTTCTTTGCTGTTGTATCTATTTCGGTAGTAACAACTCCAAGTATATGTTTACCGTAACCGCCCCATTGCCATTGTTTTCTATCATTGTGTGTAGGCGCAATTACAAACTTACTATTTTCAGTTCCAACGTATACACCGACCGCCTTGCTATTGTTGTCAGTATCCCATTTTTCGGTCGTTATAAGGTTATTATCCGTATCAAGGATATATATACCCATGGGGTGATATTTGTATGTCAGAACAATATTTCTGCTTGTGCCCACGCCTGACGTATAAGACTGCGTTTCGGGTGTAATGTAGAACGTAATATCACTCACACTCACAGTATAGGTGTTAACCGCAGGAATCTTGAATACAAGTGGTGTTCCCTTCCAAGTCTGTGTCTGAGTTTCGTTAGTCATCGTATTCTTGACTGTCACAATAACACCGTTCAGCTTGCTATCTGATGAAGACAAGTTGCTTGTGAGCGTCACCGTCACGGTCTCGTCATAATCACCACCGCCAGCAATCTCTCCCCATACGGCATTATTGCCAGAGATGTCGTAGAGCTGATAGAACTTATATCCATGCTCGGCAGAAGAGTCCGCTACTCGGCACATATATCCTACCTTAAATGAGCGTGTAGCTCCGTTATCGGTGAAGGTCAGCGTGCTTGATGTAGGAGCGGATGAGAGCGTTGGAATCACATATTCCGTATCCGTAAATTTCGCATTCGATGGCACATTTGCATTGACGGTATGATTATTCACCCTTGCCGCATTGTCCGCATTTGATGCGCTTGCAGCCTTCTCCGTCTTGCCGAGATACTTTTTGTCTGCATCGGCAGTTTTCATGTATGCCGCCAAACTCTGATGAGATGTGAGGAATCCACTGTCGTTAGTGAGCTGTGATACCTTGGTTGGTATTTGCGAAGTCTTGGCGTATCCTGCGAGAGACTGATGTGAGGTGAGATAATTACCCTTAGGCTGATACTTGGCTGCTGCGTCAGCATCGGTGATATACTTCAAACCCTTGACCCAAGTCTCAGTTGCATATCCTGTGAGAGACTGATGGGAGGTGAGGAATCCACTGTCGTTAGTGAGCTGTGATACCTTGGTTGGTATTTGCGAAGTCTTGGCGTATCCTGCGAGAGACTGATGTGAGGTGAGATAATTACCCTTAGGCTGATACTTGGCTGCTGCGTCAGCATCGGTGATATACTTCAAACCCTTGACCCAAGTCTCAGTTGCATATCCTGTGAGAGACTGATGGGAGGTGAGGAATCCACTGTCGTTAGTGAGCTGTGATACCTTGGTTGGTATTTGCGAAGTCTTGGCGTATCCTGCGAGAGACTGATGTGAGGTGAGATAATTACCCTTAGGCTGATACTTGGCTGCTGCGTCAGCATCGGTGATATATTTCAGCCCCTTGACCCAAGTCTCCGTAGCATATCCTGTGAGAGACTGATGGGAGGTGAGGAATGTAGCACCTTTCACAAAAGATATTGTCTTTCCGCTCTTTGTGATTGCTGTCAACGCATTGCCCGAACCGCTTACGTTTATAGCATTCACGTATCCGTCAAGACTCTGATGTGAGGTGAGATAATTGCCTATCGGTTGGTAGGTCTGTCTTGCAACCTCAGTGGTAAGATACGCTGCGAGGATAGTTGCAACCTCCTCCTTAGTATAGGTATCGGTTATTCCATATCCTCTGAGCGTAGTTGACTTATCAGCCTTCTGGGCGATGGCTTTCTCGATTAATTTGTGAAGGTCATCATCCTTTGCCAACTTATCGGCAATCTCTTTTAACGTATCAAGTGATTCAGGCGCGCCACCGATGAGGTCAGCTATAGCCTTGCGGAATGAACCCTCAACTGTTGATGCACCGTTGATGATGTCAATGGTGGCTTGCAAAGATGCCTCTTTTGCGGTCGCACGCTGCATTTCTTCCGTAAGCGATGTTCCTAGTGCATACTTACTGTGAGAGTGTGATGTGATGTCGCCCGTAAGCACGTCTTCCACCTTTGCCTTTGTAAGCTGATAGGAAGAAGAGACGGACACACCGCTGTCAATAAACTCGCCCCGTGCGTCATCATATATCCACCAGTTTCCGTTCTGCACGTAAGGGGATTTTCCGTTTTCGCCCTTATCACCCTTTACACCTTGGAGACCCTGAATACCCTGCTCACCTTGGATTCCTTGCTCACCTTGAATACCCTGCTCGCCTTGAATACCTTGCTCTCCTTTATCACCTTTGTCGCCTTTATCGCCCTTTACATAGATATTGCTCTTTACGTAAGATTGCGAGTCCTTATTCCATGCGTACACGTAGTTGTCTTCCCCGATATATGTAGGATGATTGGCAGTATCATTAGCATTATCTGCGGCATCAATAGCAGCTTGCTTAGATGTTGCAAAATCAGTCTCTCGCTTTGATTCCGCTGCCACACGACCTTCCTCTGCCTTAACTCTCAATGTCTCGGCATTGGCGATGGAAGTATTTGTCTCGCTGGCTTTTCTTGCTTCACTGTTTGCGTTGTCGGCAGCTTGGTTTGCACTGTTTGCGGCATCAATGGCTGCTTGCTTCTGTTCGGTAATATCCGTGACGGAAGCATCTACTCTGTCAGCAGCTTCGTTGGCATTCTGCGCTGCGTCCTCCGCAGACTTCGCCTTTGCATCGGCATTGGCTGCGGATTTATTAGCCTTATCAGCCGCATTGTTGGCATTTGTCGTTGCGGTGTTAGCATTCTCAGTTGCAGTATTCGCATTCGCGGTTGCGGCATTGGCGTTATCGGTTGCGGTCTTGCATGCTTCGGTCTGCGTTCTGGATTCCGCAGCAGCATCGGTAGCAGGCTTCATCAGCTCTGCCTTGTCACTATCCGTGAGGTCGGCAAAGCGGAGACGGATTCCCTTTGGAATACCGAGATTCAACTTGTAGACAGGGTTTCCGTTTGTATCTGTGCCCGAAGAAGACACGGAAGCGGTGGCATTCGCATCCTCGGCTAGGGTAGTCACATTGCCGATAAGGAACTGAGGGGTCTTGCCCGTAAAACCTCGGAAACCGCTCATATCAACAAGATAGGAATAAAACTTCTGCCCTCGTTCGTTCAGAGCGACTACATAAAGTTTGGCGTTATCCTCGTCCTCCACATTAGCGGTATTGATGAGGATGAAATCATTCTCAGCAAAGGTGTTTACGTCCGTAGCATTCATCGCAGATACGGAAGCGAATACCTTTTTGATTTGGAAAGCCTTACCTGTAAGGTTCACGTCTGTCTTGCTATAAGCCTTAGTGGTCGTATCCCATCTGTAGAAATATCCGTCTGCGTCTACGTAAGGAGGATGCTGCGCAACACCGTTTGCATCCGCTGTTGCTTTATCGGCAGCCGCCTTTGATGTTGCAAAATCTGATTCACGCTGAGTCTCTGCTGCCACACGAGCCTTTTCCGCATCTACCCTTGATGTTTCAGCCTTAACACGACTGTTTTCCGCAGCCACACGACCGTTCTCCGCAGTTACTCTACCTTGCTCGGAATTGACGATGTTTTCATACGCTTCGATAAGGTCTGAGATAACAGGACTCATCGAAGTATAGAGTGCAAGCACACTCCATGTAGAGCCGTTGTCATAGCTCACTTCAATACCCTCATTTCCACCTCGGAACTTAGGTGTCACACCCTCGGCTTTCACGCCTGTAGATTCCCCACCTATCACCCAGTTTCCATCGCTGTTGATGGTAGGCTTAATGCCTTCGCTGAGATAAGCTCTTACAAACTCGGCAGGAATCTTGACCTGCAAGCCGCTAGCTGTGTAGACCCAGAAAAAGTCTGTGCTCAATACAAGGCGAGAAGCGGTACTGAGCTGGCTGGCTATGTCGTTGATTTTTGTTTCTGTTGCCATAATTATTCATTTTTAGAATTATCCAATAGAGCAATAAGAGCATCGCAAGCGGCAGGAGCAAGGAAAGTCTCCGCTACAGCACGGAGAATTTTCACTTCCTCCTCGCTAAACTCTATCTCTCCACGATGCTCATATATTCTATGTGCAAGGACTGAACACGCCAGTCCTGAACCTTTTTCGTATATGAGGTTAGCGATAAGCTCACGCATATCCACTACTGTGCTCCTTGACTTTGCAAGGTCGGCATAAACTTCAATTCTTTCCAAATTAATTTTCATATTGCATTTCTTTAAATTATCCGTTACTGTATGTTCCATACCACATTGAGCCTATGTAAACAAAGATGTTCAGCTGTCCCTGACTACCAGAATAGAACCCCCCACTGTCCTTAACCGTATTCTGAATAACGAGCCTCTTGCCAGGGTGATAGAATGTAATCTTTCCCGTACTTCCCTGAATCACTATAACAACCTGTCCATCGTGAGGATTAGCAGGTAAATAAAAACTGCGACCGCTAGCGTTGGTAAGGTAAGCTACTGTGCCTCTGTTTTTCTGAAAGAGATAGTCTGTACTGCCTATATTTAAATCTCCTGCGACCGCACTTAAAGCAAGACCACCCAAAACGTTATTTCCTAGGCTCGCAACACCTACACCTTTCGGTACATCGACGATGAGCGCAGCACCGTAATATTTATCTATATTATTCAATGTCATAGAATCAGGTGAATACTTGCGGATATACAGGGACGGAGAAGAAACACTTAGCGTGCCTAACGCCTTTTGGTCGTACATCTGTATTGTATTGCCGCTAGGGTCATCAGCAGCAAAGATACCCGCTCCAAAATAATTTGACTTGTAACCAGTGAAAATACCTTTACTCGATAAAATAGCCCCTTTAAAGGTCTTATTACCTACATCAGCGACACCTACGCCTAACTTTTCTTTAGAGATTTCTACGCCGCCGATGATTCCAGAAGTCGACTTAAGACTTCCGTTCTTGTCGACCGAGAACGGTGCAGAAGAAGCAGTAGAACCGCCTAACCAAAGTGCCGCCCCGTCCGAACCAGGAATGCGATAGGAAGCAAATATCTTACCGTTCTCTACGAGATTGAACTGCTGACCTTGCGTAAAATTCAGTACGGCATTTTTAGCAAGGATGAGCGGAGCATAGATAGGTCCTGTATCAGATAGCTGCGTCCAGTATTTACTGCCGCCCGAACTTGTCGGGGAGTTGCTTGAAGCGGAAGTATGGGTCAATGCGCACATGTATTGCCTCCATCCGTCATTAGCTCTAGCATCCTCCACATATACAAGGTCGATGTATTTCTCCTGCTTGTTGGTCAGCGCAGACTCATTGAGATATACAACACCGCTCTTCCATATTGACGGTCGTATAATACAACCAATCGCACCCATCACACCTGCCTCTGCGAAATTACCAATGACAACTGGAGTGGAACTTGTAATATCCCCATTCGAGAGCGTTGTCTTCACGTAAGACCAGAGGTAAGGCTTGGAAGACGTAGGGTTTACCATTTTGGTAGTCCAATCGCTTGATGATGTTGTGATTCCCGATGACAGCGAAGAGATGAGATAGTAGGTCTGTATCGAATCAATACCTACACCAGGTGCTCCTGATTCTCCAGGCGCTCCAGGTGCTCCATCTGTACCGTTTTTCGCTTTGTAACCCTCGCAAGAAACCACGTCAGACGTAGTACCATCAGTATAGGTTGTTCTGATTACCTTCCACAACCAAGGGTACGAGTCATTGAAATCTGTCGGCATTGACGTAGTTCCGTAGTTCCATATCTTCCAAGCTTCAGGCGCAGGAGATAAAGAACTGGTAGTATAGAACTTCGTTTCTTGTTTAGAGATACTTTTAGGGTAACGATTAAAGAGCTTCGGTGTGGAGAATGTTCCATTACTGCCCACAACTCCCTTCTTGTATGCTACATAGACGTATTGCTCATCCACCGTAGGAGGCATCGGGTCGTCCTGCCAATTATCTTGCAGGATACCATTTTGTCTTCTTGGTGTTGGAATCGAAGACGCAGAACTTGATGAAGAGCGATAGTAGATATACTCATATCCGTCACCATCCGCACCAGTCACGTTAGGAACGACCTTTACCGTTACATAGTCGGAATAGCCTGAGCCATCACTCAGTCTTCCCGCAACCCTAAAGACGATGGTCTGCGCTGTAGTGCCTAGATTAGCACCTTCTGCGCAGGAGATATTAGCTACATTACTGCTCATCGAGCAACTTACATCGCTGAGGGTAGAGCTATCCATAGTCACGGAAGTAAGAGTGCATGAAAGACCATCTACGAGTAGCTGAAACTGGATACTCTCTTCAAATCTAACCAATGCCATGCCCTTACTGTCTGTCGGAATCGTGACAATATCATCAGTAGATGTAGCCTTTGCCGCATGCTTTCCGAAGTGTGCATATTCCGCAGGCTCAGAAAACGCTCCCCAATGACCATTTGTAGATACTCGCTTGCTTACCCATTCGTATTGATTGACAGCATCCACGCCAGTAGGGTCATCCGTCCATCCGTCAGGAACAAACTCCTGGTCTGTGCGCTGGTAATCGGGGTCTGTAGCATAGCCGCTAGGTGTAGGGTTAGAAGGAGCTGTGTTTTGCAACTTAAAGATATACTCGATGCCCTTACCGTCCTTACCGTATGCAAGCACTGGAACAGATTCCTTGTCGAGCATGTTATTATTACTGTCATAGAGAGCGAAAGTAACCATCTTGTCTGATGCTGACACAGGTACATCTGTTCCGATACCTACGGAAGTCGTAGCATTCTCGCTCTTTCCGTATTTCAGCGACATTCCCGAAGGAAGGGTAGTGAGCTTGTATCGCTTGTCGTCTGATGATGTTGCATAGACATCACAGCTCACGGAATTGACCGTCTTGTTTCCGTCCTTATCTACTACGATACTGTCAGCAGAAGGTATCAGTTCATAGACTACGGTATCAGCCGATTTCAGGATGGTAAGCTCCCTTGTATACTCATAGTTTGCACCCGCGTATCTGCCAACAACCGTGATGTTCATCTTCGTAACCTGAGCGAGGGTATCGGCAGTAAGATTATCAGCATCAATGGTAATCACCTTTGCTTTGCCCTCAATGCTCATTGAGGTCTTTAAACCTGCCACCTTAGAGATATTGAGCGAGGTAATCGCCCATGGTTCATTGTGATACATCAATGAAACCTTAGTCTTGATAGGCAAGCCTATGTACTTAGCTGTCTTGGTATTCCATGCAATCGATGCGCTCTCATTGCTCAGGTCGCACACCATGAATGGCAGGGTATCGTGCTGAATGCGAATAGGCATCTGTACCGTCTTAGAGGTCTTGCCTTCAAGCTCTACCACAATCGTTACCATTGCATCCGTAGCCTTGCGCATTGCATCATAATCGAAGTTAGCATCGTCATTTGTTCCAGCCACTCCGTCCTTGATATTGCGGATAGCGGTGACAAAGATAGTAGAGTTCTGCACCATCACTTCGCAGTCCTCACTCACGGCATGCACACGATAATGACCTGCTGTCACGTCCTCAGTATTACCATCCTCTTCAAGCAATATATCCAATCCCTTGCGGACGAATACAGCCGTCGAAATGCGGTATTGCTTGGTAGTCTTCTCCTCGTCCTCGGTATAGAGACCGTTAATGACATTGCCCATATCATCTACCGTGATGACGCTTTGATATTGCGAGAGACTTACATCATAAGCCTTCGCCTCCTCACGCAAGTCATCCAGTCCCGAAAGTCCTTGCAGATAATTGATGTTACCTCCGAAGTAGATATTATCCTGAACGTAGATACCATTGCCCTCTGGTCGCACGGTAGAGCCATCCTTCTTGACAAGGAGCAGACCACCCAGCCAGCCGTATCTTGCGACTCGGTTCTGAGACTGCACTTCCCAAGTTTTGACTCCATCCAATACCTCTATAAAGCTGTTACCGCGAGACGAGAAATACATGCTGCTCTGTCGCTTTTCATCAGTGAAGCTACCGTATTGCGCAAAGTCCATATAGGCACAAGGGTCTGGAGTCACGGAACTTTTCTTGCCGTACTGGAAGACGAACTTACCCTTCTCATTCGTGATAATATGCATCACATAGAAATAGGTAGAGAAGAAGCCCTTGTGCTGAACGAAGTTGCAATCGTCCAAAGCTCCTTCCTCTATCTTGTCTGCTCCATGGGCGTTATCTATATCGGCATAGAGACCACGACAGATGTCACCAACCTGCAAAGAACCATAATCGTTATCCTCAAGATGAAGGGTAATGATACGATTCTTCACGTCAACACTCTCTATTGTACCAAAACCGTTCGTGTTCCATTGCTCTGCCTTTGTTACAGAAATCTCATTGAAGACGAACTTAGGAGCAGAAATGAACTGACGAGCATAGATGCTGTTCACCTCCATGTCACCCTTTTCATCTATCTGCGCACCATGACCGTAAGGACCTGAGTCAAAATTATTAGTAAGGAGTTTGAAGAGGCTCAGAGTACCATCTGAAGACCATGTTCCGTTACCTTCACCAATATTCAATCCTTGCAAGAACTTCTGTACCTTCTCCCAAGTTACTGTGCCCTTTGCGGTGTCGTCTTTTATCCTGTTTAATCTTTGCTCATCTATTGCCTTTGCTGAATACACGTTGTAATCAGTAGGTGCAGTCTTATCATAGCTCTTTATGATGTAAATTGATTTTCCACCGCCACCATTACCATTAAGATAACTCTGTCCGTTATAGACAAGTTCCTCAATTTTAGACTCCATTGCATTGAGCCGTGAATATGACGGTTTTTCTCCAACATAATATTTTGCTCCATCATAAGGAATATCTAGACAAAACTCATAACCGATAATTCTTGAAGCCCTATAACTGTCACCATAACCTTTATTATAAAGATTTATCCTGTCTCCTACTCCATGCAAGTTACCCCTACCCTGATTATAGGAATAGTTAGCCTCAGCGGTACATGTATGTGTCGTAGGGTCTATCATAGACTTCTTCAAATCCTTTATGGCATCCGTCAGCAACTCATTGGAAGCGGAAGAAACCAAAGTATCGCCCAATTTGGTAGAATCCCAATTATAGAGGACAAAAGTATCTCCATCCTTTGGGTGCAAAGTTATATCCGGCAAGAAACGACCATAATCCTCATTTGCAACAATCTCAAATACCTGCGACATAGGATTTATCTGTTCCTTTCCATCTTTCAATATCGGATTACCATCATCGTCTTTAAGTATTTCTTCAACTCCATCTGGATTAAACTCACATTCGAAGTCCATACCATTAAGAGAACCGCTTTGGAATACTATATGTAGGTTCTTACCACTAAGAATATATGACTTTCGAAAAGCCATATCACCTGTTTTTTCGCCATCTTCATTGATTATAGAAAGTGAGTTTACACGATAGAATGTCCTTTTGATAAAGTCACCTTCTTCAGGTGTACTTTCATCCTCTACATCTTTTTCGTATGATGTCACCTTAGACGTTTTGATAAGATTTCTTGGATAAATATCATCATTTGTAGTTACTCCCTCAACATACTGGTCTTCACGGAGTCCACTAACTTGTATATATCCATTTTTCAGTTCAAAGCCATTCTCTGCTAGCAATTGCTTGTTCTTGTCAGAGCATTCTGCTGAATTTGGTAGCATGAGACGTTTTTCAACAACACCATCCTTTGTTATATCCGCATCAGCATCATTCTTATATCCGCTAGGCAAGTTCCTTGCAGCTCCAAAAGCATATACCCTGTTTGCATAAGTGGATTGGCTTTGTGAGCTTGACATAGAAACGATATTGTCGTTAAGTCTGAAATCAGTAATAGCATTCGTATTCTCACAAGTTCCAAAATGCAGTATATTTCCCTCAAACCACCATTCACAACCAAACGTCTGGGCTATATTCGCAATAGCATCCAACATGCTAGAATTGGAATAGGTTATCAGCTTGGCTGCATTTGCATCCACACTTGCGTCTATAACATAAGTATAGTCCGTTCCTTCTCCATCAAATTTAGAATCATAAAGATAAGACTTGTCTAACTTCGCATAATAAGCTAGACTTTTCATTATCACCTCTACATGAGTACTTATTGTTGAAGTAAGAGAGAATGTCGCTTCTTGTGAACCTGTATTCGGACGATACTTCAATATCTTGTTCTTGAACTTACGATAATATGCATCAAATTGAATTTCATAGGAATATCCGATAGTATCATTATCTTTGGCCTTAGCTAAATCTATCAGTTCAAATCGACCATATGGCGTATCTATAAAATCACCAAGCAAGAAATATATCGGCTTAGAAAGCTTAAAGGAAAGCTTACAATAATGAGACTGCATCAGTTCATAATGAACCAATGCGTCCTGTGTGACGGGAACAGAACATCTTACCTGTATGTTTCCGTCATTATCGTAATACTTTATGTCAATTTCATTATAAGTTTTCATAATTATTCTATATCTTCAAATTCTTTTAAAGTGAATTTTTCTTTATCCGAATCCGTCAACACTCCCCTGTTCGTTGGATTATATTCTATGAACTTTAAGCTCTTCTTACCGATAGCACCACCTTTTCCCCTTGAATAAGTAGGAGATTTTCTCGCACAATACAAACGGTATACATCATCTTTCGATTTCGGAACCTGTATCGTAACAAAACCATTATCCATAAGCGCATCAAAGGCTTTTACCCTTTTGTTATAGTCGCTATGGTCTCTGCCGACAATAACAAACTCCAAGGTAACGCTTCTTTCTGCCTTTTTTGGACGGATAGGAACAACTCTAGTTCCATGCTCTGTCCTTACTTCATTGGTTATATAACTTTTATTGTCTGCGTCAGCTTCCAACGCATCCAAAAAGCCATATCCCATCCTGACCCGATAGGTAGTCCAAGCATCTTTTCCGTTTATGATAAGTTCATTCGTGTTCATACCGACAAAGTTAAAAACAAAATAGTAAATAACATTATATTTCTATTACAACGCTTTCACTTAAAATTTAAGTGAAAAAGGGCGCAAATCCTAACAGGAAATGCACCCAAAAAACAATAAGCCTTTGATATTATGAAGTTGTATTTTCGTTTCCCCTTACTTTTGCGGCTAACGCTACTTTATCTTCTGCATCCTTGCGTATCTTTTCAATTTCTTCAGCAGGAGCATCCGTAAGTGCCAACATCTGGACAGCGGTTTCTAGAGACAGAACACCTTGATTGTATAATTCCGCAATAGCTTTCCACTTATCTTTTTTATCATCCTCAAAAGGCTCTGCAAAATCGAATTCAACCTCCAATTTGTCCAATTTGCTTCTCTTCTCAGGATATAGTTCCTTCATAACGGCAATAATCACATGCGACAATCTACCGACAAGCTCTTCGTAAATTTCCATTCGGTTCGCCCTCTTGATATAGCCCAATACCAACGCTCGCTTTATACCTATACTGGTAAGCGTGCTCATGGCTTTCATAATTTCCGGTGACATATCCGGTGTAAATGTATCAAACAATATAGATTGAGCCAAGTCCTCTTTCTCTGCCTTGCGGATTTCTGAATTCTGAGGAGGGTTGATATATTCAAACCTAGAGTTCTTGCCAGTAAGTTGTATCAGTTTACCCGGCTTGTTCCGCTTAGGAATTGATTGTATCACGTCAGCAGTTGCAGCGGCAATAGGGTCTGCAAAGTAGTTATTGGTATCTCCTATCTTGGAATCCAACATCTCTTCACGTTCCATTCTTGGCTCTGCACCATCCCATGCTTTAGGTTGGTGAAAGTAGATGCCGTTAATTTTTCCTGTTGGATTAGGATACTTATACACTTTCCATCCAAAGCCACCACGCTCACAATGATAGTTGAAGACTGATGTAAGTATATCCCAACATTCAACTGTTCTTGAATCTCGCTTCAATGAATAACCTATTGCAAAAGCAAGCATGTTTCCGTACTGGTCGAACAACTCTCGCATCTTGTGTCCCTTGGAACGGGCAGCTACGTATACATCAACGTGCATATTTCCATCTTTTTGCGAGAAGTTAAAGACAAGTCCACTTTCGGTTTCAGCTCCGGCAAGACGTTTGCATTGTCGTAACTTGGTATTGAAGTATATATTCTTCAAGTATTTTTTGTATAACTCAAAGGCATCATCGTCACCTTCTACTTTCTTCCACATAATGGGATTACCCAACAAGAAGAACAACTCTACCTCGTTAATGTATCTCTGTCTTGTTCTAGCCAACTTCTCCGTCCTGTATGGTTTCTCTCCCTTTACCCATTTGTCCTCACGGCTCATCACCTTGTGAGTTTGCGGATTATATTCCGAAATGGCATTATCCACATCGAAATCATGTTGTTCCATCATGTTTACGACAGAATCAACATCATTATCTTCCAAACGTTCGAAGATATTTCTCTCCACACCCAATGCATTGAGCGTGAGGTTTCGAAAATATGTCTTTATCTGAATTATTGAATCTACAAACATCCTTATAACTTTTTGAAGCAAAGGTAATAATAAACAGGGTATCTACCTACCATATAGAGTAAACGCCTTTCACTTAGTTTTTAAGTGAATAAAAAAGACTATTTACTAAAGAATCTATCTTTATTTAGTAAATAATCTTTTTTATTTACACAGAACTTTTATCTACCCTTATAGAATACTAAAACTAACAATCTTATAGTTAAACACTTGTATTTTTATTACAAAAGTAATTATATTTGTCATTTAGTACACTCCTAAGTCTGATTTAGATGCTTTTCTTGGCTTCATCACTTTACCGAGCAATACGGCTAGAATATAATACCTAGCAGCATCTATCAAATGGTTATCATGGTCTTCGGGAACATTGATGTAATTACCATCCTTATCCTTTGACCACACATATTTACGGAACTCGCTCTGTAAATGGACTGATTGCCTAGTTGTGAAGATTTCGAATGTCTGCATCTTGTCAATACCAGCCAATATAGAGCCAGCACCCTTTTGTGCTCCATATATAACTATTCCACCAAGAGCTACCTCATCTATAAGTCTAGGGTCAGCACTATCCGCATACACAAACAAGCCTTCGTCCGCATAAGGGCGCAAGAATTTTATAATATCACTGGACAACATTTCCGTTCTATAGCAAAGTTCCTCTATGTATAGGCGATTGTCTACGATACCGCACTTTACAATAGCCGTATAATCTTTCGAATATCCCCAGTCTACCCCGATGGCTACTTTCCTTGCGTTGCTAGGGAACTTATCAACGATGCCTACATGCTTGAATATTGCACCCTCAGATACATCCGACCATCTACCAATCATTATATGAGCATATTTCTCCGGTTCATTCTCCTTCATCTCTAATACCTCGTTAAGGAACTCCGGTGAAAGATGCTTTATATTATCAAGATAGGTCGTATGTATATGAAGTACTCTAGGGTCTGTACTGATCTGGACGGGAACGCCATCAAAATACACCTCTTTATGTGTCTTTTCGATGAAACGCTTATATACCCAATGATTTGAATCACAAGGGTTCATAATGATTATTACTCGGTTGTGCAAGCCTTTCTGACGGATTGAAAGCATGATACGCTCAAAATCCTCCTCACTCGTCCATTCCTCAGCCTCATCAACGACAAACGTAGTCACACCATGAATAGACTTTAACTTAGCAGTCTGATTACCACTAGAAGTATTGATACCACGGAACATGATTTCGGCTCCTGTCATTTTGTTGACTATATCCGTCTTCGTGTTCTTGAAGTAATCCTGTGTGCCATCAATCTCTATCTTCTCTTTAACCTCTGGAATTACGGAAATAGCGGCACTCACCATCGTATAACGTGTATAAAGAATCTTATGCGCTATCTTCCTTTCCGCATTATATTCGAAGGTTAGTCTTTCGATAAACTGAGAAGCAGAGAAGCTTTTTCCTGACGCACGGCTTCCTGTAATAAGATAAATGAAATGCGTCTTGTCATTATATAACGGATAATAAACGGAATGTGTTTTTGTCATTATTCACCCTCCTCTTGCTCTTCTGCTTCCTGCTCAATCTCTCTTTCTATCCACTTGTTAACGGATATACCTTTCTTAGGGTCAAAAGGAATACCCTTTTCCTCTTCATCCTTCTTACCTCTCTGTATCTCTCTCCAAGTCATATCGTAATGGAATAGCCAAGTCGAAAGAGCTTGTATGTTAGGTGGAGTCTCCTGCTCGGTTTCTCTAGTTTCCACTACTATATCATCTGTCATAACTCCATCTACAACCATGTGTCTTTTGGTGGTTGTTTTGCCTTTTACTTTTACACCGCCAAGGGCACATTTGAGGTATCTACCACGCACGATTGCATTAATAAACTCTCTGCCACGCACGAGGGATTGAGTTATTCTTTCGCCTCTTTCCGCATTTTCGTCTTCATTCCAATTCTCGTATTTTCCGTTTTTCATTCGGTTGAAGACCTGTGGATTTAGGTCAACCCCAAACTTCAAACCAAGGGCGTAGGCAATTTCAGAGTCCTTCTGACCTTGCTTTGCAAGCTGTTCTATCTCATCGTAGAAAGCATCGCCATTGTAATCAAATTTCGGTTTTGCCATTTTCTTGTATTTATTATTGTTTCGCTATATATTGGGCAGATGGGATTTATACCTTGCCTCTTATCTTGTTATACATATAGAAAGGAATGGCTAGTATAAACATCGGTATAGCCAATGCCATAGCTATAGCCAAGTCCGCTATCTTAATTAATCTTTTTCTGTTTGCCTTCATAATCTTTCGTTATTTATGAGTTGACCAATTGCCCTACCTTGTTTATCAAAGGAGTAAAGAAACACGACACCCACATATTGAATGCGTTCTTTCTCCTCTTGCCAAGAAACATAGAAATAATCATAAATGGAATGAGCATACCTATTGTTATTGCCGCCATTATAAACCCTAACGAGAATCTTAAAATCTTTTTCATTGCTTTCATTTTGTTTTTGTTTATATGCGTTTTGCAACCTTCATAAGCATTTCTCCTTTTATTACCTTGTCGGTTTCGATAAAGCCAAAGGTGCTCATAAAGCGTTCCTTGTTCTCGATGTTATCAAAGGATAGCATGACGTAAGACTCGGCTTCCAATGCCTTTTCCGCTGCCTTGGTATTTACTTCTTTCTTCACCTGCTGCATACGTTCCTTATTCGCTTGGTATTGAGCCTCTTGCTGCTGATTGGCTATAATTTGATTTTGTTCTATCTGTCGTCTCTGCTCTTCTTGCACTTCCTTTGGTGCTTGTACTTTTCTGTTTTCGCTTTCTTGGGCAAATGGGTCTAGTAAGGAATTAAGTTCTTTACCTAACTCATCTTCGCCTTCAGTCTTTACCATTGCATCATAGCCGAACAGGGACAAGTCTTCTTCCGTTAATCCGGCATCCATATAGTTTATGTCCGGAAGTAACTCACGGACTTTCATGTCATCCCATTCTCCATGAGCATTCTCGGAATTAAGCATGAAATTCAGTTCAACTTCGGTCTTGTAATCCATATTTACAGCCTCAGCCAAAAGAGTATAATCCTTTTCGGGATAGCCCATAATCTCATCCACGATGGTTACTTTTTGGTTGCCGCCTACGATGGTCATTGTTTGCTTATTGACGGTTATACCACCAACAACGCCATATTTTCTTATGGAACGTTTCAATGTAGCTTTCTGCTGCGGTGAAATCTTCCTTGGATTATATGGTGCTATCTGCACTTCGGAGCGTTTAAACTCTTCTTGCTTGCCTGTGAAATAATCTCTTGGTTTCGTCATCTTATCAACTCATTGTTTCTTGCAAAGGTATGAATAATAATTGTTTAAGAGAAATGTTTACTTGCGTGTCTTTTCACTTTGTCTTTTAAGTGAAATAACATATCGTAACAATATATCAATTGGCTTGCATTTTGGTTAATTTTGCACAAAAAAGATATGGGAGACGTTGGTAATAATGGGGCATATGCTAGGCTGAGAGCACAAGCTACCTCTATGCGGAGAAAAGCCGAGTCGGTTGGTAACAAGCTACAAGCTATAGCTGAAGGTATAGCTAAGAATTATGGAGCAAGGGTCACTCCTATCAATTACAAGAGTGTTGACTCCATTGTACGCAAGGCTAAGGGCGAGGCTAATGGTATTAAAGACATTAAGGACTCGTACAGAACAACTATCATCGCAGATAAAGGGTCAATACCGAAAATAATAAAAGACCTTAAAGGCAAATACAAAGGCTTTGAATTCGTTAGACTCAAGGAACAGAAACTGGATACTGGCTATTCAGGAAACATCATCAATATCCGAAACAAGAAAACCGGACTTATTGGTGAGATACAGGTTAACACCGCCAAGATGATTTACGCCAAGGAGAATTACTCGATAGCCTATAAGCTGTTGGGTGGGAAGACCATGCGAGAAATCTACAAAGAGACCAAGAAACCATCCGGTTGGGGACATGCATTATACGAGCAAAGTAGAACCGCCAAGAGTAACGGAGGTAAGAAGCAAAGGTCGGTATCTATGCAACAAGCTTACTATGCTACGTTTCAATAATTAATATATTTAAATTTCAAATAATAAACATTAATTTATTTGCAAGATTAATGTATTTTTTATATCTTTGCAATGTAATAAGGAGATAAAGACTATGAACAATAAAGATAAGAACAAAATCAGCCACCTCCTTAAAAACGGAGAGTCGGTTTATGTTTACTATTGGGAGGATGACATCGTTGTCCGTTATCAATATGTAAATAAAGAACTTATGTGTTACCCAAAAGGTAAAGGGCATAAGCCAAAGGAGTTTAAGTTTAATGAAAACACCTATGCACAAGATGCTCTTGAGTTAGGTGAGTTAATAACGAAAGAAGAATATGAAAGATTCTGAAATGATAGAATTGTGCCTCGGTATTGCTTGCAAGGCACACAAAGGACAGATTGATAAGGTTGGATTACCTGTTATATTGCACCCTATCCGTGTTGGGGGAATGGGTAATAGTACCGAAGAGATTTGCGTCGGATTTCTCCATGATACGATTGAAGATACGGATATGACCTACGACAAGCTGTTATCACTAGGTGTTAGAAAAGACATTGCCGATAGTGTATGTGTCCTAACCCACAAGGACGGTGTTCCGTATTTCGACTACGTACAATCTATCATTGACTCAAAAGATATGGTTGCAATACAAGTCAAAATCAACGACCTGCATCACAACCAATCTAGAGCCAAGAAGTACGGATTCCAAAAACAATATGAGAAATGTACTACTGCGATTGCGATGATGGGAAGGTTCTTTCCACACGAGGATGGGCAATACTACCCATCGTTCGAATATATTCCTTAAGATGTACGTTTACGGGTATAATCCCAACCGTATTCCTTTGCGACTTCACGAAGAGCTTTATTAGTACTAACTACATCAGCTCTGTCCCAAACAATTGACAACTGTTCTCTACTCATTCTTCCGTGAGTGTAATCGGAACTTGGCTTTGCGACATAAGCATTAAAATACTTATTACGCTTTTCCTTTATTTTTCTAGCAACATTGACAGCTTGCCGTGGAGTACTGATTCCCCAACCATTCTTTGGTCTTTTCATAGAGTAGGTATAAGAGCTTGTGATAGCTCTTACTTCTGCTGCATTATGTGTGACCGCAATTGCTATATCTGCACTACTGAAGCTTCTTCCTATCCTACCTGCAATATTGTTAGTCAAACCTTTCCCTGGATGATTATGCGTCAATATTGCATCTTTGTAGCTATAACCATCCGGTAATCTCGTACTTGTAGAAGTACCTCTTGTGGAATGGCTTATCTCTTTTCCGTTTTGGTCGAAAGCATAAATACGCTCGGTCTTTAACTTTCTAATCTTAGCTTCGGTGTCGGACAAAGCCGCATCCAACCCACGGCTATGTCCGGCATTGATTTGCCTATCCGCTCTTTCGCCTCGTTGAGGTCTGCCTCTATATCCTCTATCTGCCATATATAAATCTTCTTTTTTATTTGCAAAGATACAAAATTTGCAAGGGAGTACCTACATATCAAAGGTTTACAACTTCACTTATCTATATTGTGCAATCATTCTTTATCTTTGTTATATTTAACCTCAACACCAATCATCGTTTGTTTCACAAAAACCGCCTTACAAGACAACAACTTTCCATTCTTAGAGAATTCTTTATCCTTGTACCTAATATCATATTTGCCAATATGGTAATCGTAGCAAGCATCAATACAACTCTCTACAAGCTTCTTCTCTGCTTCGAAGTATGGCATTTCCTTCTTGGTCACTTTCGCAAGCCACCCACCACCTTGTATTAGGTCGAATATTCTTGAATACCCATCACGCAAGCCATTGCAATATGCGGCATAAAACTGCACTTTCTGAAGAGGAACTTTTGTTCCTTGTTCCAACAACTTGACAGCCAACGCCCTAGCCTCTTCATCTTGGCTCTGCTCTAGTATCTTCATTGCATGGTTTACAACTCTTCTTTCCTGTTCCGTCATGTTATTTAGAATTTAAGTTTTTCAGAAAGTTCAATCTGCCATCTACTTGCGTAAAGGTGTCGTCCAACTCATCGTCACTCATAGAGGAATAGAAAGTATAACTGCATGGACGCATAGTAAATCCATCAATCAAAAAGACAGAGAACCACATAATGCGCTTTACACTACATTGTTCCAGATTAACTTCTAATGCTCCTTGCTCTACTTTTACGACAATATTATTGGTTGATTTAATGCTTAACGCCTTACCTAAAACATCATTATATACTTCATTCATTGCTCTTCTCTTTAAATCCTACATATCTCTTCATTTCACTATAAGCTCTCTTCATAGCCTCAGCCGGAGAAAGATTATACTTTTTCTCAATATCGCTTGTTATATCCGCAAGATGCTTTCCAAACAACTCTTCAATATAAGAGTCATCTTTCATCCGCTGAATACCTCTTGCGTATATCTTTGCTTTATCCATGCCCCATTCCAATCCCATTTCGTGAATGAATTCATCCAATTGCATAAGGCTTTTCTTTCCGAAGTTTCGGAATTTTACCATATCGAACTTGGAATATTGCACCAAGTCTCCAATAGTATCTATGTCGGCAGCCTTTGTCACATTAAGGACACGAACTGGTAAATTACAATTAACTAATCGGATGGAGAACACCGAAGGGGGAACATCTTCAGGTTGTTCTTCTTCTTTTTCACCCTCTTGCATAATCAACTGCATTTTTACATTCTTAATTTCTTCTTTCAAGGAATTGTTCTCCTGTTTCAAGTCTGCAAGTTCTTTAATCGCATAGTTGAACTTCCGGATAGCCTTAATAACAATCTGGCGCACCCTTTCTCTTGAAAGTTCAAAATGGTCGGCTATATCACTAATTCTGTCTCCATTAAAAAATGCTTGCATAATCTTTTTCTCTCGTAATCCGTATTGTGCCGTTAACTCCAATAACGTACAAAGTGAACTACCAATTTTGTCATAGCTGAAAGACGAAACGTTCAACGCATCATGCATTAACATTTGTATCTTAGCATTTACCTTTCGCTCACTTGCCAACAACTCTTTCTGCTCTCTATCAAGTAAATCCTCTGAAACAGATAACATCTTGTATTTCTCAGAATACTTCTTAACGTCATCGGCATTCACCCAAAAGCGTTTACTGCTTTTATCATTGTAGCCTCCAAGCAAGCCCTTGTTAACCCAGTTTGTAATCGTCTGAGGGTCAACGCCTAAAAAAGCTGCGGCATCATTTCGTGTCATTCTCTCCATACGAAACCCTTTCTTTTATCTTTTGTTCTTAAAATATTCACCATAGGCATTAACCAAATCTTTTTCAGTAATACCTCTACTCAAACAATCATTAGTAAAATCTACTAGTACATTATCATTCCTTTGAACTTTATTGTACCGCTCTGAATACTCTTTAATCAAGTCGGCAACTACCATATATGCTTTTATTTGGGAAGATTTAAGCATATCTACGCTAATAAAAGTCTTACAGATATTGATTCCTCGTTTATAGTCAATCTTTTGCAGGAAAAGACCCATGCTAGTAGCTACAACCTTACTTGCGTCATTCTTGTAAATAAGCACCGTGTAAGCTACTTCTCTTTCGATGTGGGCAAGCACTCTATTAATTGGCATGTTCTCTATTCCCAATGCTCGCTCGGCATATCTTCGCAAGAAATGGGGCGTATAGCTGAACTGCTCTGCGCTATTCTCTTCGTCCAATAAGGAGGCTACACAAACATAATCGTTAGTTTCCTTGCAATAGACAAACATATCAAAATAGAATTTTCTTATGTTCCCTCTATCTACAAACACACATACCTTGTATTCGGTAGCATCTTTCGTCTTGAAATCATAACACTGGGTTGTATATCGTCCCATTCCTTTTCGAAGCTCACGGATGAGTATCTTTGCTTTTTCGATAGCAAACTTTTCTAGCATAGGCTTATCTTTCTTGAATATCTCAAAAAGTTCACGCCCCGTCATAGAACCTATAATCATTCTTTTTCCTCCTCTTTCTTATTCAATTCGTTAGTAAAAAAACTTTTTAACCCATCGTATTGATTTACCACCTGTTCCAAAGCCTTATTCTTCTCACGCAACTCATCACGCTCTAAGAGTAACTTTCTGTACTTCTCTAACTCACATCTAACTTCTTTCGAGTGAAGCCTCTGTAGCTGATTGTTAAGTTCATTAAGTCTGTAGCCTTGTTCACGTGTTTTCTTACGAAGGCGACACAATTCTTCTTGCATTTTTGAATAATTCTTCAATACCCTAAGAGTTATTCGCTCTTCGGGTATATCCTTATTCACATCATTCTTTCTTGCCTTACTCATAACTAAAACTCCTTGTCCTTTAAAAATAAAACGCTCCCAACCAAACAACAAATACCTTTCCAGCCAAGCCTCTTCGCTTGTATTGTAGCCAAAGTATTTATAGGTTTATGTTTGAGAAGTCCTTCTTCATCGCACAATAATATGTTATTATCATCAAGATGAACCAACTCGACATAACCACCAACTAAAGCCTGAGCCTCCTCTAGAGTAATCTTTACTCCATTCTTTGGCTGCACCTCTTTGACGATGCAGCCTACCTCGTATAACTTCATGCTCTATAAATTTAAATAAGACATCATATCTCGAACGGCATCCTTATCACGCTCGACATACATTTCGAAGTCGCTTGTATAAGGGCGAGGATGATAAATACAAAAACTATACTCTTCTCCTTCAAAGAAAAACGTCAGTAAATACTGATTATCTTTGTCAGCGGTAATATTATAACGCTTCATATGCCTGCGTTTGAATTTGCACTTAAAACCACTTGTCTCATCCTCACAACGCTCTACAATTTTCTTGCGCCATTCTTCTATATGCGCACACAACTTTGCATAATCATCTGATACCTCTATGTAGAATGTAGTATTTTTTGCCCCTAAACAGAGTACGCTCATATTCTTTTTTAGCATATTTTTTAGCTCTAGCTCTGGGCTTAATGTTTCCAAGGCTATATCCAAAGCCTCAGAAAATTCACTATTTAAGCTAAAAACGTCCTTGTATCTGTTTATTATATCAAAAGCTGTATTCTTATCCATAATTCTAAGTTCTAAATTTCAACACCAAAATTCTCTGCAAATATCTGAAGCATTGTCAGCTCCAAAATAACTTTCTTTGCCTCGTCTTCACTCATACCATAGCATACTGCAAAACGCTGACGTAATATAGCGCAATCCATATCGTGACGCTCATTTAAGAAAGCTATCATATTTCTTACTAATTCTTTACTATTCATTCTCTTAAACAGTTTTTGTGGTGTGTCTCACCATTTTTATTATTTGTACTTTTCAATTGTATTAAAGACATTATCTAAAGCCTCATCGCAATATGCCGTACTAGTTACACATACGCCTCTAGAAATCGCCTTGTAACAATCCCTAAGACCAAGCAAACCACCAATAAGCTTAGATGCATCATAGCAAGTAAACTTATTCAAGTCCAATGCATCAATAGCATTAATACCATTTTCTGTAATAACACCTTTAATATCATTGATGAACTTCTTCTGCTTTTCGGTAATCATCTTCATAACAATTGTGCTAGTTTTTAACGTGCTCGCTCTGCACTATCTTGCAAGAAACTTGTCTTGCGGCAAATCTTCAAGTATCTCTTAAAGACATTGCAAAGATACAAAATAATTTTCTAACATGCAAGTGTTTTATGGTTTTTCTTCGTTTGTTTAACCATTCTTTACTTATAATGTTTCTATATTACATACATTAACAATATAGGCAGACTTTCACAAGCCTGCCTATATAAAAAGGAAATAATACATTATTATATATATAAATTAAAAAGAGTATTACTTGTTGTCATACCTATAAAGAATCACCCTACTTTGCGGAAACACCTTATATATACGCTCTAAGTCTTCAGGTGCATTATCCCTTAGCCATGCAAAACAATCCAAATCCAAAGACAAACCTCCTGATGCATTCCCCACCTCAGCGTTCTCTGAGCGCAATGCTCTGGAGTACATTATCGGCTTAGGTAGATGCCGATGCTTCATATATTGCAGGATTTGTTTTTGAGTAAAATCAGCAAGAGGATAACAATTCCCACCATGAATGTAATTTTCATCCTCATAAGACTTCAACATAAGGCTACGGTTCATCGAGTCTGCTTTCTTCATACCAAAGAATACGTATTCTATTCCGAAACGTATCTTTAAGGCTTTTACGACCATAGAAAGATTAAGTACCTTTACCTTTGGGTTCGGTACACAATACACCCCATAATGAAGATTGTATGTAGTATTCCAATGCGGAATTTGCTCGAACTCTATCTTCGGGTATCTTGCCCTCAGCCAGTTTATCCATCGCTGTATATGTTCCAAGTCTTTTACGAGATACATAAATACACACACTATCCGTTCAAACTTATCATACAATAAGTCCAATGTAACAATGGAATCCTTGCCAAGAGACATCATAACAATGCAATCTGGACTCTGTTCTCTAACCATATCAATTACCTTATTGGCAACTTCTATGGGATTCTTCCTCACTACAAGAGGCTTTACTCGCTTACGTCCCATATTACAATAAACCTAAGACCTGACTTCCGGAAACACGCATAGAGCTAGTGGCTACCATGTGCAGCATATCACAAAACAGCTGCTTCTGTTCCAAGCTTTCAAAGTCGATAAATATGAAGTTATCAATATCTTCCTGTCTTTTCATACCGACATCAGTACAATGTTGCTTCTGCTCTTTTACTTCTTCCTTTGTCATCTTCGGTTTGGCGGCATGCTCGGCTACAATCTCTTCTGATGTTTTTTCTATGTTTGGTAATTCCGTCATCGGTACTGGTGCAATAACAGAAGCCATCGGTTCATTCAGAAAATCCTCACTGAAGTCATCCATACCCGACTCTTTTAATGATGCTTCCAAATCATCCTGCAACATCTTGATTTGTTCTGTGTCCTGTTCAGTGAAACCAGCAGCCTTGAAATCTATTTCGTCTATACTGAAATTCTTGGCAACCAAATTGTAATCTATTGGGTCTTGCGACTTTGCCATAAACAACAACTGCTCCTTCTCGGTTTTCTCGTCAAAATCAACGGCTTCTACCTTGATGTCATAATCGGTTTCGGGAGTGCCATCATAACCTTGGATAAGGTCAACACTCATCACTCGCTTATGTCCGTCTATAAGATTACCTGTTGTCTCATTCCATTGAATACCACCAATGAGACCAACTTTCCTTATGTTAGCTTTCTGCTGTTTTATGTCTGCATCGGTATGTACCTTTGGATTACAAGGGTTCAGATTTATCTGAGACCTCTTTATTATCTTTGTTTCACTTCCTTTTTTCATTTCTGTTCCTCCTTTTTATTAGCTTTCAACATAACAATCCTAGCCATAGGAAATACCTTGTATATCTTCTCCAAGTCTGCCGGAAATAACTCTTTGAGATACTTCTGATATTCTATATCCTCAATGTCAACTCCCGAACTTTGCTTATTCGTTCCACATACCTCTGGGTTCTTCAAGCGATGATCAAGAATAAAATCCAAAATCTCCTTATTCTTATATGTAGATAATGGATAAAACTTCTTCGTTTTCCAATTAATGGCTTCCTTTCCATCCGTGTAACTTCTAAGCATTAGGCGTCTGTTCAAAGAATCCGATTGCTTGAATCCATAACAAGCCCACTCAACGCCTAGCTTCTCCCTAAGTTTCTCGGTAATGTCGGCTAGAGTCCATTGTTTTTGTTTTGTGTCCTGCTTTATTCCCATATACCCCGTCTTAATATAATTAAACAAAGCATAATGGGGTACTTGAACAAATTCTATGTTCGGGTATTTGGCTTTAGCGTAATTATAGTAACGCATGATATGTTCCAAGTCTTTCACAAGATACATGAATACTACAATAACTCGCTTGAACTTCTTGTAACATAAGTCAAGCAAAACGATAGAATCCTTTCCACTCAAAGAATGGAAAAGCAATATACTATCTGTCTCCTTGGAAACATCGTCAATGATTTCTCTTGCTCTTTTTAGTTCTTGCATACATTATTCTCCTTAAAAACAAGGGGTGAATGAAACTTAATTCATTCAACCCCTCTAAGACTTTTAACCTCTTCTAAGTCTGCGGTTTACACGCTCTGTGACGTTATTAGCTGCTGTACGAGCTGCCAATGTACGCATTGCGCCACCGTAAGTAGTTCCTTGTGCGCCAGTGTTACGATATTCGATATTTCTACCACGCTGTCGTCTCTCACCTGCACGAAGACCTGTTGTACGATTTGTTACCGCTCTCCATTGGGTGTAACGATAACCTCTTGATGCCTCTGACATAGTTGTAACGTTTTAAGTCCACGAATCATAAACTACTCCCCTTGAGGAATTATCTAGGGTCAGTGGACTTACGCCCACCTACTTTAGAGTCGTTTTAGTTACCTTGTCAACAACAAAGAAGAAAAACAAAGGACGCTCTTTCTCCTTTTTAAGCTCCAACGCCTCGTACATTTCATCCAAGTCATGGCTATCATACTCTTCATGAAGAAAATCCATATCTTCTTTCATTACGATGCATGTGTCGTTCACCAAAACATCGCAATCGAGATACCACGAGTTGTTATAATCATGGAAATGAATAGTCTTCACTACTCGCAATGGGTCAACAATACCCTCCTCCTGCGCTTTGATAACATCCTCTTCTTCACCATGCTTCTTAAGGAACTCCAAAACATCCTTGTCAAATAAACGACCAATATAATGGTCGGTATAGGCTCTGTACTCAACCTTCTTCTTGCCTTCAAGAATCTCCTTGGCATTCTTTCTTGTCATAATCAAGTTAAGAACCTCAATAGGTTTGGCTGGCTTGAAATCGGGATACTTCTCTTTAAATGCACTTACCTGCGCATCAAAATCTTCTTTGTTATTACTCATATTTAATTATTTCAAGGAACGCAATGCAAAGATAGTATAATTCTTTTATCCAAGCAAATACGTTCGGGTTGTTAAACTCACTTTTAATAAATAGTGAAATACTATTTCTTTTCGCCAAACTTCTCTTCAAACGACTTTCTAACTTCTTCAAACTCGCTGTCATCAATGACATTTGGGTCAAACTTTTCTTCTTTCTTCATATTTATTTCTCCTATATGTTTTAGATAATCATTTTTAATCTTTCTCCAGCAATGTTCGCACCTTGAAGAATCCATAAATTCTGTTGGCTCACAAGGGTCTACATCTTTCAGAGAATCGAACTCATGTGGCAGAACCTTAAACACGTTCTCAAAATGCTCTTTGTTGTATCTTAAAGCTTCGTCACGATAACGAAACCAAGTACAACATTCTTGAATGCTTGTGTTCTTGCTGAAAATCAAATATGCTTTATTCATATATTCAATACAGTTGTTTCGGTGTGTCTCACCTTTTATATTACGTTGCAAAGATAAGAAAAACACCTAAATCTTGCAAATTATTTAATACATTTCTTTTAAATATTAAATATAATTTATGTTCAGAAACACATTTTAATCTTTCATCACCTCAAAATGAGCATCCATAGCCTCAACAATATTGCATAACGTATCAATATCTGCGTTAAAACGCCCCATTTCAATGTTACGAATATTGTTAGGCTTATAGCCGGACTTTTCTGCCAGCTCCTCTAAGGTCATACCGCTAAGTTCACGAACCTCTTTAATCTTCTGCCCCATGATGTAGCGATAGAGATTTCGGTTACGATGTTTCTTGTCGTCTTCAGGATTACGTCTTTGCCCCAAATAAGCAATCTCAAAGTTTCTTATCTTCAGACAATTCACCATATTATCAAACACCTTGTGCTTAGGCGGAAGAGGAAAACCATCAGCATCCTCTTTAACCAGTTCAATCTCGCCACCTTCCGTAGCCTGTATGTACTGAGCGAAGCGCACTGCATCATCGTAGTACATTTCCGTAAATCTTTGTATCATATTTTAAGAATTTTCCGCAAAGGTACACAAAATAACTCACATTTGGTCAAACTTGAAACACACAAATAGGTTTTATTTGGTATTTTTAATACTTTGCGGTATCTTTGCACAATAGGAACACAAATAATTTAATTCATATAACTATGTGGGTATATAGCGAAAAACAAAAGACATGGGTTAACCTTGAACAAGTTCAGCGAATAGCTAGCGATGGACAAGGTGGGTATTTATTGATAAGTCAAGATGGCAAGAAAACATCCATCGACCAAACTTGGTATGACAAGGCAATGCGCTGGGTTGACCCCGACTGGTGGGAGAAACATCCTAATGGCGGTAAGGATTCCTTGAACTTCGAAGATGCTCTGAAGGCTATTATGAAAGCCACTGGTGCAAAGATGGATAAAAAAGAGGGGGACAACAAAAACAAGGAGGGGGAAGACTAAGCTTCCCCTATCTCTTTTAACCCCAAATCCATTAATAGCTTATCCAATATCTCATTCACGTCATTACGGAAACTTCGGTAAGTAACATAATAAAAACTGATATTTTTGTAATCATGGCTCACATTAGAGCATGTACACCCCAAAACCTTAGCGATTTTTTCTCTTAACCCTCTTCTCATCTTAGAACCGCCAAGGGCACTAGGAGAATAAAGGTAAAGAATAACAAAGATAAATTGCTTGCGTACCATTGTGGAATTCCGTCCAGCATGATAGCTCATAAACTTATCGTAAATATTGCCTACTTGCGATAAATCTTGCATCAATGGAATGGAAAGACTTATTTCTTCCTTGGATAAGATGGCCTTAGTTTCTCTAATCCATTTTATGCGTTCCATGATTTTCTTTAGATTCATTTCAATGTCTGGTTCTTTCATTCTTTTCTGTTTTTAGTTCAACATTTCATAAACAAAGTTAACCTCGTCTGCATCTATTTGTTTCCTAAACATTTCTATGTCGGAAACTACCAACGAGCAGTGCTCAAACGAACTCTGCCCATTGATAACTTTTTCTATTCTTGTTATTCGGTATCTCATTTTATTTCGATAAGTGTTAAAACACAATACCCCAATAAATCTTTATAGCTGTCTAGGACTGGCTCTTCTTTAGCTTCCTCGTTCAAAATCAGCAAAGAGCAAATACGATTAATCTTCTCTTGCAAATGACCGAAGGCATACGGATAACCATCCTTAGAGAAACATTCCGAGAAAGCGTTTCCATACCGCTTATTCTTGGTTTTGAAAAGCTCGATTTGCGACCCGATGATGTCGTTGTAATCTGAAACAATATACCAAGAGAGCGTAAGCAAGGCTTCCATCGCCATTACGCTGATATGGCTTCGTAATATATCTTTGTCTTCAGAAGATGCTCGTATCTCATACATAAGACGAAGGAAATTGGCTGCGCTTGAAAATAATCCGAGCTTTCCGAAGTCCTCCCTTAGAGATGACACGAAAGCGGCATTATCCTTGCATTCAATCATGTCTGCCAAATGTCTAATCACAAAGATATACTTGTTAGCATATTCGCAACATTCATTATTATTTTGTTCCACCATGTCCGTATCCTCCTCCACGATTATTTTCCATATTCAACTCTCCAAGTATGCAATCTGGATTTTCTACCTTGCGGAATGCACCCTGGCAAACACGAGTACCTTTCTTGACTACGAAAACATAATATTCGTAATCTGAATCTAGTTTGAATTTGCTATCCTTTGTCGGCATATAACGGTCTGAATTAACTCTATAAAGCGCACCAATATCGTCTCTATAGTCTTCATCGACCAGACCTAGACAAATATCAATGTCCGCTCTAACATTAGTCATGTAACCAACTTGTGTTTCGTTCTTGCCAATAAAGGCCACATCAACTTCCATACCTTTGTCAGTAAAGCCAGAACGTGAACGAATATCCAAGCCAACACCTTTAGGAAGTTCAATTCCTAAATGTAGGTTGATGTGACCTCTACCCATTTTCACCCAAGGCATATTCAACACTACATCTTGTGGACAGTAAAAATCAACTGCCGCTGCATTACCTTCCTTATAAGGAACACTACCACCTCGCAAGTCAAGTACATAAGCCTTGCCTTGTGCAACTAACTTTTTTATTAACTCCTTATCCATTGTATATAAAGCCTAAATCATTTAAAGTTCTACAATTCTTAACCAGTCCTTTTGCCCATAAATTGCGCAACTCAGGTAACGGGTCTTTTCCGTACCTATTCTTTATGGTTGCCAAGGGCAAGATTTCCGGTTTAATATGTTTATCTCTTTTCTGCTGCCTTAGCTCCTTCAGAATATTCTCTAAATCTTCCATTGACGAAATTCTCCATTGTTATATTGTCAACACCAAATTTATCAGCCAGATCATCGTTCCCAATAATCAGCCAATTAGATTTGTCTTTGAGAAACTCTATACTCTCGGTGCTTTTTGCAGCATCAACAAAAGTATCATCAATATTATCAGTAGAGCAATATGGAATTACCGCCTTATCAGCAAACATGGCAATTTCATATGTAATAACCGATACCATTTTCTTGAATGTTATATCGCTTGAATACATTACCTGGTTCTTGTCATATCCTAAGATATTGACACGGACTATATTATCATCTGCTTGCAACGCTCTAAAGAAATCGTGCTTTAGCTGAAAATCCGTAATATCTACAGAATGCTCATTACCCGATGGAATACTTATAACATCCAACAAGCTTACAAAAATAACTTTTTTAATCATTGTCTTCATCTGTTAATAATTTATCTATTGTTTTTTCTAATTCGTCTAATCTTAGAGTATAATCCTCTTCGTAAACGCATGTCAATGTAGAAACAAAGAACTTATCATTATCTGTTCTCAATTCAATCTCCATGTATTCCTCGTAATAGCTATCGTATTTAATCGCTATCGAAAAGGAGTTCATGCAATCTGGGTCAAACCTTCTCTGCAAAGCTTGTGCTCTCGTAAACGCATCATTGAATTCATTTGTCATGGTTCAGTCTTTTGAGTAAGCATTTCTCTGTTCTTTGCCATTGCATCATGGAAGCCTATATCGTATCTGTCGGTTTGCTCCAGCTCATAATTCCGCTTTATGAGTTCACTTGTCTGATACGAACTCTTTGCTAGCTGAAGTTTAAAATAGATAAACTCAACGAACATTAACATAAAACAAAGGATAAAACCGATAATTACCGCTACCTTTGTATTCTCTTTACAAAACCTTACAATACACTCAGCAAGCCAGCATGTTGTACTAACTATGCCTACAAGTACAAGGTAAGGAATTCGTAAAAGAACCTTGCATAACATACTCATAGTACTCTTCGTATAAGATGCGAAATCCGTACTCGTAAAAACTAACTTTAACTTCTTCATATTTTTAGGCTATTTAATGTTTATCAAAAGTCTCTTATTTACGAACCACAATAAATCTATACCATTCATCATGCAATATCCGCAAAGCATGCCAATCAAGATTATAATCTTCTTGAACACTCGGTAATGTGTCATTTCAATCTTCAGCATAGACATCATCAAATCCTCAAAGGAACGGTCTCTCATTGAATCAGGGTCTAGCCTCAACGATTTGACATTCATCTTGTACTTGTTGGCCATAGAGAATAATGTAATAGCAAATTCTGCTAATTTGTCCTCTAATGTTCCAGATACGAGTTTAGAATACACTTCTATCGTACCGCCCCCATTAACATTTTCATATTCCCAACGTTTGGCATTGAAACGACCTTTATATTTTCGCATTCCAACAATAGCGTCAATGACGTTGAATGTTTCTGCTCTTTGGGTCTGGCTGGCAACATCAAAGTTGCAAGCCTCTATAATCTGTTCTATTTCTGCTATCTCCATTTTACACTATTGAATCTAAGTCAAAATCATTAGAAGGAATGAAAGCCACATGGTCTTTCTCCCTTGTCATCGTTTTCTCTCCTGTTCGCACGCAATTAATCTGCTTGGGATTTTTATGCCGAACCACAAATGTTCCAAAGCTACGTATCATTACACGGTCTCTGTTGCGCAACGATTGCTTTGTGAGGTCTATGAAATAATTCACAATGGCTTGAACGTCATCCTTGCGAAACTTTTTGCCATTTACATCTCTAAGGTTCTTAATGATTGCCTTGACAATTTCTTCTTTCTTCATATTCTCTAAGTTTTTTATTCCCTAAACTTCTAATCAAGTCGTATGGGTCTATACCATATTTCTTAACGAAACATTCTCTTAGCTTACATATAGCCTTAAAATCGGCATTTGTTGTATTCTTGACTATCATATAAGCTGAGTCTAATCTTGCGTCTGCTTTTGGAGCTTTAACCCGAAAAAACTTGTTGCCTTTCTCGTCTTCGATAAGTTCTATATTAACTTCCTCGCCCTTAGCTTTTTTCCTTGCCGCCCATTCTTCATAAGTGATGGCATTTTGCTTGATAGCCTCATCTTCTTTAGCCTCCTTCTCTTTCTGCATATTTGCTTCCATAGCATTAACGGCATCCATCCGTTGAAAGCAGAAAGTGTACAAGCTCTTGGTAATGACTTGCGGATTTGGCTTTTTGTAGAATTTTTCGAACTTTCCGGCAATAAACATCTTGAAGAAAGTAATCAGCTCGTTCAGATTAAGGAAATAATACTCATCCTTTATGGCATTTGCAGTCATTATCTTAATATTGTCCGTAACCTCATTATTAACAAAGCCACAGATACCATATACGTCTGAAACCCATGCTACAAGCCATGTTATTGCACTTCCTTCTCCATAACACAGGTCAAGATAAGTTAGTGTCGGTGCGTTGCTCTTAAAAGCTTTCCCAATAGACATCTTACTACCTACTTGGCTTGATGGTGAGAAAGACATTAGAACGTCATCGAACGTTCCGTACTCATTGAATATTCGTTGCTTTTCTCTGCTGATTGAGACGCTGTACGAGGTTGGCTGACTCTTGATAATAGCCTTGCTCTGCGTCTTTATTAGTTCCTTGCTTTCTGTCATCATAATTTCCTTCCAATACTTTAACAAAATTATTCGGTCTCATAATCCAATCAAAACTTGCCATCCATCCGTGACTACCATTAAGAAATCCAGATGCGGCTGCTTTATCAATTACAAGTTTCATTTGTTCACTCCCATATTCTTTAAGCCGTGAATTAATCATTGACTTTCTCTTCGATGTCAGGGCATGAACTAGAGGCATTCCTCTTCCAACGATAACCTTATTGAAATATTCGCAAACCTTCTTTGCTTTATCATCCACTTGTGTTACACTAGGGACGTTATTTAGTGTTATACGTTCAGACTCTTTCTTATGCGGCTTAGGTTCTTCGCCTTCAGCAAATTCTATATTGTTTTCATGCTTCCAAATGAAGACTTTTCCGTTTCCAACTGAAAGCATCTGTTTCTCAAATAACCCCTCAATAGCTTTCTTGGTTTTTGCTACCGACATACCTATCTTTTCCGATAGTTCCTTGTTGCTCCCATACACATATCCGTCTTTGTCAGCATTAAATGACAGACGGACGAAAGCGACCAATTCATCTGCATCCAAGCTACATGCTTTTTCGTCTAATTTTACTACCATATCTTAAAAAAATGCATTTGTTAATTGTTTATTTCCACTCATTATTACCCACTTCCCTCTGCCGTTTTGGTCTAGCAATTTCAAGTCTTCAACTTTTCCGAATCTATCATAAGTACCGCAAAGGTCAACAAACCAAGGCTGTTTTCCTTTTGATAGCCTAAGAAGTCTTCCTACAACTTGATAGTATTGCGCTAAAGAGCGTGTTGGCTTTGCATACACTACAGTATCTAACTCCGGATAGTCAAAGCCTACGACCAAGATTTGGCTATTTACCAGAACCTTAGTCTGCCCATTGCGGAAACGCTCGATGATAGCCTCACGTTCTTTAGGTGGTGTCTCTCCACAGACCATTTCGCAGTTAGGTATGGAATAGGTCAGCATCTGAGCTTCTTTAACGAACTTGGTAAAAACCAAGATGCCTTTACGTTGTCCACCTCGTTTTGGACTAAGTAATCTTTTGACAACACTAACTAACCATCCGTACAAATCTACACGTTCATATTCTTGCTTGACACTTTGGTCAGTGTAATCACGGCAAGTTGAATTGAGTTGCAAGTTTCCTTCGTTCCATTGTGGCGGTGGACAAGAGTAATAGTTTGGCAGACAGATATATCCGTTCTTAGCCATATCCTCAACTTGAACATAGTAAATAAGCTCCTTGAAAATCTTGTCTCGACTTCTTGTCAGAAACTTCAGTATGCTACCATAGTTCTGATAGGAATACAAACGGAAAGGTGTTGCGGTTAAGCCTATGACCTTACTCTTTAATTTATCAAGAAACTCCTTATACATGCCGGATTCAGGTTTCACTAAATGAACCTCATCAATCAATATGTACTTGAAGTCAGTAAACAATTCGGGATGTCCTTTCACACTACCAATTGTAGCAAAAGTAACATCGCTGATTTCCTTTGATTTAAAGCTAGCGGAATAGATGCTGGCATTATCAAATCCATAAGAACAATACTTCTTGTAGTTTTGTTCCAAAATTTCCTTAGTAGGAGAGAACACAAGCACTTTATCCTTGAGTCTAGCAGCTATATCTGCCAAAATCAATGATTTGCCCGATGCAGTAGGAAGCACTTCTAGAGCGTTCCAATTTTTCTTTTCATCCAAGAAAAACTCAACAGCCTTCTTGCTTGCCTCTTCTTGATATGGTCTTAATTTAAACTTCATTTCACAAATAATATGAAATCACTTTTGTTACTATATAGGAATGCACAAGTCTTATGCATAACAAAAGCCCTTAGAGAAGACCTTACAGTTTTTATGGTGTGTCTCACCGAATACGATTGCAAAGATACAAAGAATAATTTATTAATGCAAACGTTTTAGTGTTTATTATTTATTGTATAACATACTTTAAACTTTATTCGTTATCTTTTTCTTCATTCATTTTCAGAATAAGAGCCGCATAGTATTTGTAGAGTTCTTGTAATTCAAACACAGACCAGTTCTTTGCTTGATGTTTCATTACCTCCAATAAATCAACTTGCTGCTCACCAAGTCGTTTTACTTCATCCATATCCAAAGGAATGTGAGGATGCTTTTGCAGATAAGACAATCTTCCTAGCTTCATTACTAAATTCTTCCTATAACCAATAAGATGGTCAGAAGAGAATCTGTTACATCGTTTGCATTCCGCATTCTGATTACGTGTATCAAAGCGCAAGCTCATATGAGTTCGTCCGCAATAATGCCCATTGTCGGCTTGGTCGATTGGCAATATTCGTCCACAACTGATACATCTGAAGTACTTATAGTGAAACTCTCTAGAGTCTCTCATGCGGATATAAACCGACATAAGCCTATCTAGCTTGTCAACCCACTTTTGCTTCTCGCTCCTTTGGTGTTTAGGCTTCTTTCCTCCTTTGTTAAATCTATCATAATATCCCATAATCTTTATCCTTTATCAAACCAAAAGTCATAGTTGCTGCTGTGGGGGTCGAACCCACAACCTTTTTCCGATTTGGGCGGACGTTCTACCATTGAACTAAGCAGCACCACCCCATAGGGGGATTTCAAACTAATTAAATATTAAGAAAAATGAAAAGCCTTACTCCTTCGGTTTACCCATATGCAAGAATACATCCATAATTGATGTTTCCTTAAGACTTGTAATATTGTAATCAATCATAGTCTTACCCATAATCTCATCAACATTCTTGCGAGCCTTTTCAATGGTATCACCCTGCACAAGATAACGAACCTTGGTCTTCCTCTCCTTGTTTGATTTTTCATCAATAGTAATCATGTTAATACTGCAATCGTAGTATTTATCCTCACTATCAACTTCTGAAAGGAACAACTCGAAGAAACCAGCTTTCTTCATCGTGACAATCTCCATGTCACCATTTGTGTAAACTGTCATTTCTTCTGTAGTCTTAGCCTCGCATTCTGACCATGACAAGGCATCTACAACATATTGCTCTGTAGTTTTAGCGTTCGTTCCGTCTTCTAGAGTCTTCTCGTAACGAACACCTACGATAAAATACTTTCCTGTTAATGATTTCATATCCTTTATTTTTATGTTAGAGAATGTGGTATCGGTGAGGCTTGAACTCACGACCTAATGTTTAGGGAACATTTGCTCTATCCAACTGAGCTACAACACCAAGCATTCTATAAAAACTCTTTATTTAATTCTGCTTGCCTCTCCACCTGCGTCTGCCATACCATATAAGCATGGTCTTGTGGAGTCGGTATGTATAATCCTCTTTCCATAGAGCAATGATGAAGCCATCGGTCTATACATAAAGACATTTCTTCTTTGTCAAGGTCTGGTATGTGCCTCCAATATTGGAAGGTCTTGCCTTGCTTATTCTCACGCTCCCTAAGAAAAACATCCTTATTTACACGTTTGAACTCTTGTTCGATATAGTCCTTAGTATATCCCTCTTCTATAGCTACATAAGTGATTGTTACCCACAAATAAGCATTCTGTTGGATTGTCCTAGACTGCTGTCTCTCTTTAAGGTCAACAACAAAGAACTTCTCATTATAATAATCACCTTGTAGTTTCTTGGCTTTGGTTATCATAGCCCTGGTTCGTTCCTCGAACTTTTCAAGCTCGACCGGATTCAACATATTATATACCATCTTTCTTTAATGAAAGGTGGAGAAAATTAATTCTCCACCATAATAAGTTTAAAATGGCGCATTAGATGCGTTAGTGCCACTCGGCTGCGCTGGTGGTATTGGGGCTGCACCTGCGGCTGGAGCTTGTGGAGGAAAAGGATTATTAGCAGCAGCTTGCATGCCACCTTGTGGCGCATTGTTCTGTGATTCAATCTTTTGCATCTTGTAGCCACGAACAGATGTAAACCAGTCTGTTGTGCCATCTTTCTTTGTTCCTTGATATGATTCAACGTCAAAGAACACTTCAGCCATATCCCCGACTTTAAATGTGTCCGGAACATGAACATTTTTACCGCTGAAATCAAAGATGATGCGCTTTTCGTAGCCACGTTCACCTGTCAAACCATCGAAACGTGTTGCGTCAAGCATCAAACGTCTCTTTTCAAATGGTTCTTTACCTTGTCTCGGAATAGACTGAATGCCTTCGATAGCGACAATCTTACCTTTATAACTATTTGCCATAACTTAAAATATTTAATAAAACAATAAATTATCCAACTCTTTTCAAAGTCAAACTAGGTTTTACCTTAGTTACCTTTTTATACTTTTTCAATAGATGGTTGTAAGCCTCTTCATCATCCGCATCAAAAGCCTTCGTGTCTAACGTAACCCTCTCAGAAGCTGACTTCAAGGAATAAGTATAATTGGAGGTCTTGTATGATGTAAGGTTGTCATTTGACATACCATCAAAGATAGCTGCCTTCAACTCCTTTTCCTGTTCTTGCAATTTAGCAATGCGCTCTTGAACGTCCATGAGTGCGATTTCGTTATCTATAATGTAATAAGGTGTTTTTGTATCATCACTATACAAACGACCTTCTTTCTCGCATCGGAACAATTCTTTAACATCACTCGCAGGTCTTGGCTTGCCTAATGGGATGAGTTTACAGATTGTTCCACGCTTCTCGTCATCACGCAACCACATACAACATATACGTGTAACCTTCAGATGAGGATTCAATGTTTCGAAACCGAACTTATACATCGAGTTCTGCCAACGCACATACTCCTTATTAACGGAATAAGTACCCTTAATATCCCAAATCTCAACCTCATCGTCCGGTGCATCATCCTTGTGCATCACCAAGTCGATTGCACTTGCATGGTCTTCTCCGATTCGAAGGACATATTCGCTACCTATAATCTCATATCCATTCTTTTTGATATAAGCGACAAAAGCCTTGACACTCTCTGAGGCTGGCTCAATACCCAATGAAGCAAACAACTCTACCTGCTCATGGATAATAGTGCCTTTTTCGGCAGCTTTCTTCAAGATCTCTTCGCTTACGTTAGAGTACATATTGGGGAATACATACTGATGAAGCATACCTGTAATACCACTCAACTCACGACCATTGTAAAAGTATTGATGTGTGGAGTCCTCATAATGGACTCCGCTGTTATTCAATTGTATCATACTAATCTTGATTTAAATTGTGTCAATTTTGCTAAGAACTCTGCATTCTTTTGGTATTCGGGATAAGCATCATAAACTGCTTTTAAATCCTCCTTGCTCTGTGCGAGTTCCATCTTTCGTAATGCACATTTGCGTTTAAACTCTTCGGACTTCTGAAGGTCAGGGAATCCGTTCCAAGTTCTATCCACATCTTCCCAAACCTGAGCTTGTTGCAATTGTGGATATGCATATTGTTTTTGCTCATTAAGATTTTCATCTTTTTCCTCCTCACTCTTTGGAGCTGGCTCTGAGCAACCATATACCTCTTTGTGTTCACCCATCCAATCTAGAACTTCTTGCTCGGTCATACCACAATACCAACGTACCATATTATTCTCATCTTGAATGATAAGTTTTGCAATACATCTGTTAGTATAACCTACATACCCTACATGGAAAATTGTCTTCAACTTTCCGCTTTGAGTATATTCGGTATTTCGGTTGAGGTTGACGAAAATCTTTTTGGGAGCGGTATACAATTCACGACCAATACCCAAACAAGAGCATGCACGCTTGAAAGAGTCGCTTGCTTGGCCTTTAACGGCTTCAGTATTACTTGGCGTACCAACATCTTGCTTATCAATCCAACCAATACCTTCTCTATAAACGGAAACCGTACAAAAGAGATTCTGACCGATAAGTTCATGCTTACGTTTCCAACCATAGATGCCGAACTTCTCATCTAATCGTCTCATGTCACATCTTGCGTCCTTGTAAAGCAACAAGGAACACCAGTCTGGTGACTTCTGATTGCCACCTTGACCAACACGGACTTCTATCTCATCCGCATCAAGGAGGCGAAACTCATAATCCTTAATTTCTACGCTCTGCCCTTCTACAGGCTTTGCTGCCTTATTCTCTGCCATAGTCGTATATTTTAAATAATCATTTTCTTGATCTGACAAGAAACAACAAGTTCATTGATTTCTTTAAGGGAATAATATCTAGGCGAGTTCTTACTATCACCTACATATTCTTTCATTAGTCTGTTCTTGACCCATTTGTCAATCATCTGCTTTTGAAATCCTTTTGATGCAAGATAGCATTCAGCATCCCTTCTGCGTATCCTGTCAGAACGCAACCCCATTTCAAATTGGGCATCCATCCGTCCCGCTTGAAATGCTACTGATACTAATTGCTTAATCTCGCTTAATGACATATTCTTTCTACAGTTTTTTATGGTGTGTCTCACCTTTTTATGTAATATTACAAAAAATATATTAAATTTCTTGCAAGTTACAATATTTTTATGTATATTTGCAACATCTTTAATGTTTTCGAGTGCAAAGATAAGAAATAATTCGCAAACATGCAAATTAATTAGTGTTTTCAAATACTATATTAACTTTTATTATCTTACATCTCTAAACATTTACATAAATTAAGTTACACATGCGCTTACTGCGTATTAAATTTTAGGTTATGAATAGTGCATACGAAAGACTGAAGGCTGTAATCACTGCTTTGGGTTACTCTTCAAATGAAAAATTTGAGGATACCGTAGGCTTAGGACATGGTTTTGTAAGCCGTATCACCAATCGTGTATCTTCAAAAAGCTTGCAAGCTATAACAAGCAAATTTCCGCAGGTAAATCCAAGTTATATTAGAACCGGAATGGGGGAAATGTTTATTTCTTCGCCTATTAAGGTAAGTGAGAACGAAAACGCAAAGACAAGACTGCGTGAATATCTTAAATATAAAGGGATTACCAAGCGTGAATTTTGCGATAAAGCTGATGTAGCTTCTAACTTTCCAATTATAGGGAAGAATGGCGTATTCACAGCAAGAGTATCTTATAGAGTAAATTCTAAATTCCCTGACCTTAATATGGATTGGCTAGCTAATGGAGCTGGTGAAATGTTGCAGCCGGAGGCTAATATTGAAAAATTCAACAATTACAAAAGCAGAATTGCACCATTCTGTACAGAGATGGGAATTAGTACTACATTCTTCTTACGGAAATGTAAGAGCTATACCAGTGCAATTAGCAGATTGCCGGATATGCCTAGCGAGACATTCTTGAAGAATATCTCTTTGGCTTACCCTCAGCTAAATTTGAATTGGCTTAAGACCGGAGAAGGAAAGATGTTTAACAATGACATCAAGTCGAATATCAATTCAAGCGTCAGCTTTGTTCCTCTTGTTCCACAAATGGCTTATGCTGGTTATCTCAGCGGATATGCAGATGATGTATATATATCATCGCTCCCTACAATCCCTATTGTAAAGGAAGATAAAGAAAAGTACGTAGCATTCGAGGTAAGCGGTGATTCTATGGATGATGGCTCGTCTAGAGCTTATCAGAATGGAGACATCGTTATATGTAAAGTCTGCCCTGATTACATGGTCAAGAACAATGGACTTCATATAGACGGAAAGGAATATATCATAGTTCATAAAGAAGGTATTCTGTTGAAGCGTATCATTGACTTGGATATGAATAATGGAAAACTTGTATTGCGCTCCTTTAATCCTACCTATCGTGATTTAGAGTTAGATTTAGCAGATGTGAAGCAGCTCTTAGTTGTGGAATATCAGCAGAAAAGAAAATGATAATGTAAAGTAAATTTATATATCCAATGGAGTAGGCTTGCATAAAATGTCGCAAAATTGCCGCAAAATGATTATTCACCTGTAGCGTAAATCGCTATTGTTTAGATACTTTATTGATATTCCGTATAACAGTCTTCTAAGCTGTGGGTCTTGGGTTCGAACCCCAACGGAATCACTCAGTTTTAGTTTTTTTAGGAGACTCTGTGAAGAGTCATGGTTGTTATTTACAGCCGCAAGTTTAATTACTTGCGGCTGTATTTTTTTATAAACAACTGTCTGGACCATTTACTCGCACTCAACGGCCGAAGGGAAAGGACGTATGGTGCCTAAGAGGGTATTCAGTATTCAGTTATTCAGTTTTTTTCGCGATAGTTACCCTTTCTGTGGTTATAAATTGTAAGTAATTATTTTATATTATATAT